CAAGGTGGAGTATTTGCCCATCATGTAGAAAGGAAAACTTATATTAAAAGTCTTGAAAATAGAACAGGCCAAGAAACTGCTAAAAAGGGTGACTGGATTCTGATGGGTATCGAAAAAGAACAACAGGTTATAAGTGATGAAGCTTTCAAAAAAAAGTACATCCCGGGAGAAACTAATAAAAAAGCTAGTGATAGCGAAAATAGAGAATTTACATGGTATAAGGTAAACCCAGGTTCTGCTGTTGCCGCACTTAAAATGCACGTCCCTTTTAAAGTTATATCCTCCTGGTCTGATGAACCGCTCCACGGTAAAAGCGGTGATTACATAGTTAAGAACTTTGCTGATATTAATAATCCAGATCCTAAGGATGTATGGTTGGTTGATGGGAAAATATTTAATAAAACTTATAAAAAAATTTTATAATTAAAGCATATTTTATGATAAAGACAAGATTTATATTTGAAGTAGATGATGACCATTATGATATAAATGATGATTTTGACTCATTTATAACTAATGGCGTGGCTGAACATGTTTACTCTGAGGAACCTAATGCAGATTTAATGCTGGACCATTTCAAACTCTTTCTAAACGGTTTAGGATATTCTCCTATTATAACAGAAAGAATTAGATTACTTAGTATAGACCAAATTGCGAAGTTTCAACTAACGGAGTGAGATATGAAACCTTATAAGGTTGGGATGTGTTTCAGATATAAAGCAAAACATTGGAGCCGTCATGATGGGAAGTTTGATTACTACAAACTCCTAAGACGCAAAAAGATTAAAAAGAAAAAGGGTGTATTATTTTTATATGATGTAGAAGGATGGGAATATATTGGCTGGAAAAAAGAATATAAAGCTGTAAATAAAACCATGACCATCCATCAAATAAGATCAGAACATATGAATAATATAACTTTTAAGAAAATGAATAGCAGCGACCTTGATGCAGCAATTGCACTCGAATATTTAAATACTTAACTTTGGACAATGGAGATTATATAGTATAATATGATCATGAAAACAAATAAATGGCAAACGTTAACACATTTAGGACCAGTTTTTCCTCCTTTATATCAGTATCAAAAGTATGAAATTAAGGTACAAGGTAAAACTGTAATTCTCTCAAAGGAAGCAGAAGAAGTAGCAGTATTTTGGGCTCAAAAGCATGCGACAGATTACGTAAAAGATCCTGTGTTCCAAAAGAATTTTTGGAGAGATTTTAAACCTTTTCTTTCTAAAGAATTAAAAACAACTTCATTTCCTAAAGATTGGGATTTTATTAATATAATCCGAGATCTTGAATATAAGAAAGAAGTTAAGAAAAATAGAAGTAAAGAAATTAAGAAAAAAGAGAAGGAAGAGGCTGCTGCTCGTAAAGAGAAATTTGGCTTTGCTACTCTTGATGGTAAAAGAATTGCTCTTGGCAATTATACTATTGAACCTCCAGGACTTTTTATGGGTAGGGGGAAGCATCCTCTTAGAGGTTCGCTTAAAGTTAGAACATTCCCTGAAGATATAACTATAAACTGTTCTGGTTCCGGTCCTAAGCCTCCTGAAGGTCACTCTTGGAAAGAAGTGGTAGAAAACAAAAATGCTCTTATGGTTGCGTCCTGGAAACAGGAATTAACTGGGGAATATAAAAAAGTTTTATTCAGCAATGACTCTATAGTTAAGCAGAAATCAGACCAGAGTAAATTTAATAAAGCAATTAAGTTGGCTAAAAATCTTGATTTTATCAATGCTGAAATTGATAAGAAATTGAATGATAAACTTAGTCAGACTCGGAAAGTTGCAACTGTTGCTAAACTAATTTCGCAGCTTGCTATAAGAGTTGGTGATGAAAAAAGTGAAGATACTGCAGATACATTCGGCGCAACCTCTTTGCTCTCAGAACATATTAAAATTGATGAGGTGGAAGGAACTATTGAATTTGATTTCCTTGGTAAAGATTCAATTAGATATAACAAAGTTGTATCATTCTCTCCATCTATGATTAGAAATTTTGTATGGCTTTGTAAGGGTAAAAAACCTTCAGCTCAACTCTTTCCTGGAATTACCTCTAAGGATGTTAATGAATTTCTATCTTCAATAGTTGAAGGTGTAACTGCTAAAGTATTCAGAACTGCTTATGGTTCAAAACTTCTTGCTGAAGAGTTAAGTAAGGGTAATCTTAAAGGTATGACTGTTGGCCAGAAAATGAAATTTTTCACAGATGCAAATCTTGAAGTTGCGATTAAGCTTAACCATCAAACTGCAGTCTCTCCTGCGTACAAAATTTCTCTTAAGAATATGAAAGATAAGCTTAAGAATATGAAAATTGAGCTTCGAGATAAAAAGGCTGAAGCATCAATTGAAATCGAAAAAGCTAAAAAAATAAAAGATGAAAGAGTCAAACTCGCTAAAAAGAAATATACTGGTGTGAAACAGAAAGATTCAATAAGAAGAGCTAAAGCAACTTTCAAAAAGAAAAAAACAACTTGGGAAGCAAGAGTCGAAAGATTGAAAATGAGAGTGGAAAATCTTGAGACTAAAATTGATATTAAGAAAAAGACTTCCGGGATAGCTACCGGAACTTCTAAAACTAATTACATTTCACCTAGAATTATATATTCTTTCTGTAAGGCTAATGATATTGAAGTGAAAAGAGTATTCACACCAACACTTCAAAAGAAATTTAAATGGGCGGAAGATACAGATAAAGATTACTACAAGCAGTATCCTAACGTGGATTATTAAATGCAAAAGTGTATGATATGCGGAAAAGATATACAAAAAACTGAAAGAGCTTATCAATTAAAACAAGGTGATTTTGATGGTGAGAAGTCTTATCGTTTTAAAGGTAGAGGTGGTGGGCCTCGTATGTATATTCACAGATCATGTGTTATGCAAATTCAGTGGGGGAGAGAACATCCTGAACTTGAATTAGATGCTATATATTATGACTATCTAAGAAAGGGTATTCATAAAGGTGAAACAGTATGGAAGTTTAATGATGTGGTATTGAAAAGTTTTACCCAAGAGGAGATTGATAGCCTTCTACCTAAATTGGCTAAAAAATTATTGAAGAAAGGATAATTATGTTTAAAAAATATTTCCAAAAAAAGAAAAAATTAAAACAAGAAGATGATGCTCAAAGAATTCAAATATTTTCCAACTTCCTATTAGTAGTTTATAATGCTTTAAGTGCTATGAACGTTACTGAAGATACCAAAAAGACTATGTTTACTTTATATGTAGATGTATTCTCTGTTTCTATGGATATACCAAATAGATTATTATTTACTAGAGCTCTAAAAGATATGTATTCCACTCTTAAAATGGTGGACAACAAAATATCTACAAATAGTATACAAATTGCAAGAGAACTTGAAACAATATTTAGAAGTGAAGGTTCAAACAGATAATGTTAAAATCTTATAATTTATATAAAAATCCTAGGAAAAAATTCATCTCTTTAGAACATAACAAGTACGAGAAAAAATGTAGAATATATTTACTTACTAAATCAGGGAAACATACATTTATAGGTTTTATAAATGTTGAAGATAAAGATGATTATATTAAGCGACTTAAGTTAAAAGAAGCAACTGAGCTAGAACAAGCAAAAGTTGCACTTTATAGAATAAATGATACTATGGTATTAGATTATAATGAAGCATATTTAGACATATAGGAGATGATATGAATAGAGGCGATGTTTTAGCATTTAAAAAGAATAAATTTTATCCAGATTGGAAATTTTTTAGAGCAATTGAGACTCTCACATCAGAGAACAGAAACGATGAGGAAGAGAAGGAACAAACTGGGGCTAAGTTATATATAGTGGGAAATGTGTTAAAGAAGGATGAAACGGTTGAAAAATTTCAAAAACTTTTTATCAGCGAATTTTTCGAATTAGCTCAAGCTGGAAAAGCAAATGTTGCAAATGAAGCAGATACCGCTCTCCTTTTTCTTACAAATAAGGACTTTTGATGAAAGACACTCAAATAATAGAAAAAACAATAGACAACCTAACTGGAACCAAATATATTAAAAAAGTTGAAATTGAAAGTTTTCATAGATATAACGAAGACGAACCCGAATACCCCAAAACATTTTGGGAGATTAAATACTTTAAAGCTCGTATCAAACCTAATGACATAAACCCTAATTGGTTTATAAAATATATATCTCATACAGATACTTTAGAGGAAGCTATAGCTTCTGCAATACTTGGAATTGAAACTGATATTTTTTATCATAAAATGCATGAAAAAGATATGCCCTCACGGTTAAGTAATTGGTTGAAAAGAGATAAATTTATTGTCAAAGAAAACTATTATACTAAGTTTAAATGGGATGAATTACAAGTGAGAAAAAGTTGTAGTACTACATTTTATATCCTTATAAATGGTAAATGGATTGAAGATTATAATACTAATGGTAACTTCCAATATGCTCTATCTGCTATACCAAAAAAATTCTACAGTATGCATGAAGGAGTAGTGCCTTATTATTTAGATTATAAAAATAATGATAATCCCTCCCATACTGATTATCCTTATTTCAAATATAAGGACGTAATATATAAATCTACATATTATATTCCAAATCAAAAATGTATGTGTGGTAATATAGGTGATGGTGGTGAAGGTATTAAAGTTAAAGTGTGGGATGCTGACAAATTCTACGATAGTAAGACTGTATATATTGAAGGACATAATCTTTTTTATAACGGTACATTGTATAATATGACAGATGAAGAATTTGATTGGTCGGAAGGATATAAATCAGAAAAACAATTTCATAATTTGATGAGGGAAAAATTCCCTGAGGCAAAAAATTATTCTTCTTGGATGAATAGTGGACGACTTTAAAAGGAGACAAAATGGCTGACAAATTTATCGAAGATAATAAAGAAGTTTTAATACAAGAAATGGCTACAACTATAACAAACTTAAACTCTATCATAGCTGAAGCTGTAGACGGACCTATATCACCTGATATGGATGGTTCTGCAATGAGAACATATTTTATAGCAATGGGTGTTCAAATAGGAAGTTTAACCTCTCTATTCAATCAGTATTACGTTATGACGCAAGGTATTGTCAATAAAGAAAAACCAACTGGCTTTGCTTCACTTATCAAAGGACCTGGAAAGATTGATGAATAACATCTCTTTGGGGGATATGTTTAAACCGTCCCCTAAAGTGTTAAATGGGCAGCGGATATCTATATGGAAAAGTTCTAAATATTTCATAGTAGATGAAGACGTAGATGGATCATATCATGTGCATAATGAGAAAAATATATCAGCATCTTTTGGTAAGAGTTTTTTAGAGAAAATATTTAATGATGGGTTGATAATACGTATCGAGAAGGATGAAGAGAAGGCGAAAATGCTTCTTTTAAAATGATGGATGAAGAAGATAAGACTCGATATTTTATGTCTTGCTGCAAGGCTATGGCTGATAAAGATGTTAAATACTCTGAATTAAATGATGATAATAAAAAAACTTTTGAAGTTTATTTTACATCTAATAAAGAGAAGTGGAATTCGATACATGAGATGATATCTGTAACTCAAGCTAAAATAAATCTTATAGGATGGAATATAGCAGATGCAATTAAAAAATCAAATGATGACTATAAAACAAAAAAATAAATAAAATTTCATTATTCCATGCATATTTAACAATATGAAAATAAAAGAAAATAAAACATCAAAACACATTCGTTCTCAATATTACAATTACAATTTTGACAAAGTTACTGGATATTTTGAGAGGTGGGGACAGACTAAAGAAGATGACCCTGCATTTGCCCCAGGGCCTGAAATATTAGATCTTGAAATATCCTCCGGAAAATGTAAAGGTAATTGTACCTTCTGCTATAAATCAAATGGAGTTGGTTCATCTTATAATATGACATTTGAAGAGTTTCGTACTATTTTTCACAAATTAGGACCTTTTATCACTCAAATTGCCTTTGGCATTACTGATATAGATGCTAACCCAGACTTTTTTAAGATGGCTGAATATTCAAGAGAACATGGTGTAATACCAAACTTTACAATGCATGGTCTTGATGATATAACGCCAGAAAGAGTTGCTGATATTAAACGTATTTTTGGTGCTTGCGCTATTTCAATTTATGACCAAAATAAATCATTCAACTGGATTAAAGCTTTAACCGATGCGGGTATGGACCAAATAAATATTCATTATATGGTTGCTGAAGAAACTTATGATTCTGCTTTTAAATTAGCTGATGATATAAAGAGTGATATAAGAACTGAAAAATTAAATGCTCTTGTTTTTCTCCAGTGTAAAGAGAAGGGCGCTGCTGAAGGTAGTTTCCATTCAATCTCCCACCCAGATAAATATAAGAAGTTGGTTGAGTACATGATAGAAAAGGAAGTTAACTTCGGCTTTGATTCATGTTCAGCTCCACTCTTTCTTAAGAGTATCGAGGGTGTAAAAAACGAGAAGGTGTATACCCAACTCGCGGAGCCTTGTGAGTCCGGAATTTTTTCAAGTTATATAAATGATAAAGGTGTTTATTTTCCATGTTCTTTTGCGGAAGATATAGTTGCTGGTATTGATGTTTTAGGTTGTAACGATTTTATAGCAGATGTTTGGAATCATAAACAAACTAAAGAATGGAGAGAAAAATTAATAAATTCTTCAAAAGGATGTAACTGCAAATTTTCTAATGGATTATGTAGAAGTTGCCCTATATATGAGGAATTAAATAGTTGTAAGAGGATTGTAAATGGCTGAACGAATAAAGATGGAAGGAAAATTACGTCAAGCAATTGATCATCTAAAAAAATATAAAGAGGAGAATGAAGATCATATTATAAGAATAAATCTTCATGACGCTCCAGATCCCGACGCAATTGGGGCTGGTTTAGGCCTTCAGTTAAAGTTTAAAGAAGAAGGCTTGGATTCTACCATTTATTATTCTGGGGAAGTATCACATCCTCAAAATAAAACTATTGTTAATGTATTAAATGTTGCGATGGAAAGAAGAAATGGACATCCTATACCTAATGGAATTGATGTTTGTATAGACTGTACAGAAAATAACAGCAGGGGCGAAAATCCTATACTTGTTATAGATCATCATAAATCTATCTCCAAAGCTAAATTTAAAATTATTGAGCCTTCATACGGTTCGTGTGCAGCTTTAATGTGGCGGATGATGAAGGAATTAAACCATGAAGTTAATAATGAAAATATATCTATATATACAGCTCTTCTTCTCGGCATAAGAACTGATACTAATGATTTAGTTAGTGAAAATATAAGTGAAGACGACTTTATTGGATATCAAGAACTTTTAAAAATATCTGATAAAGAAGCTTTACAGAAGGTTATGAATTATCCCTTTCCACGTTATCTCTATGACACACGTTTAACTCTTCATAAAGAAGGCAATTTTGTAGAGAAAAATGGTGTATTTGTTGGTGGTATTGGTTATATACCGGCAGAGCAAAGGGACGCAATTTCTATTCTCTCAGAAGAGTATACAAGAATGGAGAGTGTTACAACCGCCGTTATATTTGCTGTAGTCGGCAAAAAAGAATTACATGTAAGTGTACGTTCTTCCCTGGTATCTGTTGACGTAAATCAAATGATGAAAGACCTATTTGGGGATTTCGGCGGTGGAAAATCTGGGGCAGGAGCTGCTAAAATACCTCTCAATTTTTATGAGGATTTAGACAAAGAAGATGTGGAATCTTTTTGGAAATTAACATGTAAAAATATGTTTAAGAAAGTTTTAAAAGAAAGTTGGAAGGGTGAGGAAGAAAAATGAAAGTAAGAACAGGATTTGTATCTAATTCATCGTCATCATCATTTATGATTGGGATCGGTGTAGTGACAGATTGGAAGAAATTTAATAAGTGGAAAGAAGGTGTCTCAGGAGAATGGGATGTATATGTATATAATCCGGAAGATGAACTAAAAAAAGAATATTCAGATATCGAATATCATGCTGAGAGTGGAAGATATGCAGCTCTTGCATCTACTAATAGTCCGACTTATGTTTATTTAAAAAAGGAAGATTATTATAAAGCACAAATAAAACCTAGTGACGATATCAAAGCTAAGAATCTCCTTACTGGAAAAGGTCATAAAGATTTAGTCGTTTATAGTGTTGCTAATGACGAAGGAGACTCAGCTTTTTCTCAATCAGATGGTTGGGATATGGATTATGATATTGATTTAGACTGGTTTAATAAAGAGCAACAAGAATCATATAATTCTTTCGGTGAAAAAAGTGGGATTTCATATGCTGATAAAATATTTGGTGCAGGGAGGAACGGATGAAAATTAGAACAGGCTTTGTATCTAATTCATCAAGCTCATCCTTTATAATGGGTATCGGTGTTATTAAGGATATGGTTAAATTTAATAATTGGATTGAGAGGGAAGGAATTAAAGATATTAAAACAATGCCCATTAGCAAGTGGGGAAGTGATAACAGTGATGCTTTTATAGAATCATTTATGGGCACTACTGTCTCTGTTAATAGTGAGGACGCTATGAATGCTCTCCTTGATAATGAAAGTGAAGACATCCAAGCTAAGAAATATCTTGCTGAAGACGCAGATCCTGTAGTTTGTTATTTTGATGAGTGTGGTGACCATGATGATAGTGATTTTTGGGATGGAGATTATTACGATTATGATATTGAACTCGATAGTTTTGAGCAAGAACAAGTAGTTATGTACAAAGGTTTCAACGAAAGTAACGGTATTATAATGGCTGATCGTCAATTTGGTGCCGGTAGAGACGGTTGACAAAAAGGAGCTAAAAAGCTCCTTTTTTTATTTCTATGTAAAGATATAATATGGAATTGTTTCAACTATATGCAGAAAGAGAATATTATTTTATCCCGTATAAACTTGAATCTGACAATATTTATTATTTTGTCGCACAAGGTATTGAGTTTGATTGGAGTCCAATATCAACAAATAGTTCTGACGACTGGGAGATAGCTCAAAAACTAAAATGTCGTACAATAAACTACCTCAAAAATTAAAATATATGTTAATAAAACAAATAGTTGAACTTCGGAGAGGTTGGAGACCATAATTTTTATTTTTTTTATTACAGTGTGAAAATGGGTATTTTTGCAATTTTCACCCAAGATAATCTTAAATAAATAAAATGGAGTATATCTGTGGGAGAATATTTTCTTAAAAATCCAACCGGTGCTTTAATTACTATTAACGATTTAGGTAGAGTAATTGATTCAAATGAATCCATAACAATTGATGAAAACGATTTTGATGGATTTTTAACACCTGACATGGTTACAGCGCTTAATAGCGGACTTGTTTTATCAACTACTGATATTGGGACGACAAGTGGTGATTTCCCAACAGCAATAGCAATTGAAAGATTAACACTTAAAAGTAGATGGAAACCATCTGTAGAAACATTTAACAATCTCCCTCTTATTGGCAATGAAGATGGTGATATACGTTTAGTAGAAGATATAGGGATGTTATTTTGGTGGAATCTTCAAGCTACTGAGTGGACGCAATTAACATCTACATTCTCGTTAACTGTTGAAGAATATGATGCTAATCCATCTGGAACAGATATACAAAAATTAGTTTTTGTTGAAGCTGAAGATGACGTATATATTGATGCAGATAATAACATCGCTTATATTGGTCCTCCAGACCCACCTCTTTCCCTTCACGGGCAAGATTTAACTATTGAAGGTACAACTTTCTACATAGGTAATTTATCTCAAAATAATATAAACTATAAAACAGGAGATATTGAAGGTTCTACAATCTCTTATATAGTTAAAGATGGAACTTTTACGTTAAAAACTCCTATAGGTAATTATAGTGATCAAGGCGAAAAAGGTATAATAAGCATCTTTCATAATGGAATAGCTATCGCGACAATTGATTTAGAAGCTAACTTTAATGTCTTGAATAACGATTCAGCTCAAGATTTATCAACGTATGATATTCAAGGAAACGGTGATGCGATAATTAATGCTACTGTATCTTTAACATATGGCTATTTTGAAGTCCTTCATGTTGGAAAATTTAATAATTTTAAATTTTACCAAAGTTGGCATGCACAATTTGTTTTAACCGATGCTACAGCATTGAGACAAGGATGGAATGAATTTTATATAACACATGAAGATTTAGCTTCTGGTACGCAAATATCAAATACTGTAGATATTTTTTATGATACAGACGCTGGTTCTAACCCATCAAATAACGTACCTACTGTTGTAGAAAACGTGCCTGTTATCAATTGGCTTTCTGGTGTTCAGTTTTATGATACAGGAAGTACTTGGAATATAAGTACAATAGTTTTAGATGCTTTTGATAATGTTTATCATTCATCAAATGCACCAATAATATTGAACTCGTGGCCTGGAATGGTTGCAACTCCTTTAGCTTATACTGATTCATCAGTTGTAGGTGTATCATCTCCTCCAAATATAGATGAGATTATGACAGTTACAGATTGGCAATTAGTACAAGCAGCAAATTATATGAACCTTGATGCGCAGCTGGACGTTACGCCTCGTGATCCTTACGGTTCTTATACACCACAAACATCATTATCAGAGAATATTATGGTTTATTCTTTTGGATCTTACTCTACACCTTTAAAAGAATATTTTAGAGATGAAGATTATAGAATGTTGAGTGGTGATTACGACACAATTCCAGCAAATATAGTAGCGCAATGGGACTCAACACAAAGTCTTGATACATACGATGCAGGGAATCAATTGCAAGTTTTTATGGATGAGTTGATATTCCCGCACGAAGATTTCACAAACACTCTCCCTGGAGGTAATCCAAATTATTCACCCCTTGGCGTTGAAACTAATAAATATTATTTCCGTGCATTCAAAGATACCACTCTATCTAGAGCTCAAGGTACTTTAAGAATAACCGGTGTGACAAAACAACAAATGTTAGACGAAGATATTAAAGTATGGATTAAAGTTCCATCACAAACTGGTTGGTTGTCACTAAATACAGATTACAACTATGCTACATTTACAGGAATTGATGAAGACGGATGTTGGATGCACCGAGACATGCAGACAAATTCTGACTTCACATTTGGCCTTGATAGATTTAGAACAGAATTTGGTGGATATATGATAATAGTAAAAGTAATGATTCCTTCTAATACAGGAATAAAAATTAGTCATATGGAAGTAATAGATTGGTGAGCAATAAACGTTTAACAACTGAAGAATTTATAGAAAAAGCTAAAGCTGTACATAGTGAAAAGTATGACTATTCTTTAGTTGAATATATTAATGCTAAGACTAAAGTTAAAATAATATGTCCTGAACACGGAGTCTTTGAACAAAGGCCTAACTTACATGTTTCACAAAAACAAGGTTGTTCAAAATGTAGATATATCAAAATAAAACAGCAAAGAAGCATGTCTAAATACGAATTTATAGAGAAAGCTAAACAAATACATGGTAATAAATATGATTATTCCCTTGTTAATTATGTAAATAATTATACTAAGGTTAAAATAATATGTCCAGAACATGGCATATTCAAACAGTTTCCGAATAACCATTTAATAGGAAGAAATTGTAATAAATGTGGTAATAAAATAAGTAGATTAAAACAAATTAAAAATACGCAATATTTTATACAAAAAGCCAAAGCTGTACATGGTGACAGATATGATTATTCTTTAGTTGATTATCAAGGTATTAATAAAAATATAAAAGTAATATGTCTAAAACATGGCGTTTTTACACAAAGAGCAGACCACCATTTAAACGGACATGGTTGCCCTGCCTGTAATGAACCTAAAGGCGAAGAAGCTACTGCTAAATATTTAGACGATAAAAATATTGATTATTTAAAACAATATAGATTTAATGATTGTATAAATAAAAGACCTTTACCTTTTGATTTTTATTTACCTAATAATAATGTATTAATTGAATATGACGGTAGGCAACATTATAAACCAATTGATTTTTTTGGTGGAGAAAAAGGTTTAAAATATAGACGGCAAAATGATGCAATAAAAAATAAATATTGTAAAGATAATAACATAAAATTAATAAGAATAAAATATAATGAAAATATTGAAGATAAATTAACGGAGATATTATTGTGAAAATGGAAAAATTTAATAAAAAATTAGTAAAAGAAAATAAAAAATCTTATTCAATAGAAGAAAAAGTTAATAAAGATTTAGCAAGAGAAGACAGTCTCGCTCTTATAGCCGAATTCGTTAAAGACGTTAAAAAGAAATTTGACCGAGAAGATGTTTTAAATATTTTAAAAGATGCAAGTAAAACTTTAAATTTTTATATTTCAGAAATTGAAAATACATCTTCTAGTCTTGATGTAGGTCCTATGTTTACACATAGTATGGAACTAGATACAATCGGTTCAAGTGATTCTGATTTTAATGATGATAACGATTCAGAAGATAGTTTTTCTAATTCAGATGATGATGATTCTGCATTAAGTAGAATACTTAGAAGAAGGAGTGAATAAATGAAAGGTTCAGATATTTCAAAATTAACAGAAATTAACTTGCTTGCAGAAGCAATTAATAATGCAGACAGCATAACGTTTGTAGATAGTACAGAAAAAGATGCTTTTCTCATAAGAGCGAAGTCAAAATTAGAGAAAATGTTGGCTGAGTTTACAGCTAATTAAAATAATGGAGGAAAATTATGTCATTTGACCCTAACGATTTAAATACTGAAAATACACCAGCAAGATGGAGAATACAAGGTAAAAGACTTGCTGAAGGCGGGGCAGAGGGTGCAGCAGAAGCTGCTAAACTCAATTCCGTTTACGGAGCTGTTTTAACTAAAGCAGCAACTTTTACATCTGATGGAGAAATGGGAGTTGGGAATCAGCCTAATGTTGGTTCTGAACCAGATCCTGATCCAATACTAGTTACAGGAATTACTTTAACAGGAGCTGAATCAACATATGAATTTGATGATTTTAATGCTGCTAATAACGACTTAAATTTTGGTGCTACAGTATCACCAGCTAATGCTGATGATCCAAGTTTTACATTTACAACAAGTGATGCTAGCAGAATTGCTATTACTGAAACATATGGTCTTGTTGAAATTTTAGACAATCCTGGTGATGTAACTATTACTGTTACCGCTAACGATGGCAGTGGTGCAAGTGATTCAAAATTAATTACTGTTACTAACAATGTTACAGAAACAGAATAAGGTTAGTTTATGAAAATTAAAATAGAAAAAAAAGGGGAAAGATATCTTGTTTACTTCTCAAATGATGAGACTGAAGTGAAGGGTGTCTTTCTTACTCGCTCTGAATTACGTAAACTAGAATCTAATATAAATGAAATCATCGAGTATGGTAATGAACAAGCTGGAGATGACATCTAATTAAGGGGATAATGAAACGTGGCTGATTTAACTCAAGTTGAAAAAATTAATTTATCTCTAAAAGCAGTCTTTGGTATTCAAGGATTATGGAATCCAGATCCACCTAATGGTTTACACTGGTCTCAAGAGGAATATGCTACCAAAACTTGGTCGCTAAATAGTGAAATTCTTATGAACACAGTACCTGCAGCACTAACAATTCCAGATGCTGTTGCAGCCGCGACTGCTAATCCTACTATATTGGTGGAAGAAGAGATTAAACTATCTGTTGTACCAGGAACTAATGGCAGAGCATGGGCAGCGTTTCAAACTTATAATGATCCAAGCTCTGGTGTTATAGGAGATTGGCTGCAACCACAGTTGTTTGGTAGAGGTTATGCTTTAAGATTTTATCAAGATAATGGTACACATAATGATGCGATACCGTCTTCCGGAGCTCCGGGTGATGAAATATCGACTACAGAGGGTGCTTGGATTCCTAATTACAAATTAGGTTTTATTATTTTAGGAGATGCACAAACGGCACCAGTTCAAGGTTGGACTATTCCACTTTGGGTTAAAGTGTTTAGATATGTTGGTGAAAAAGGAGTTGATGGCGGAAGTGCTGGGGTTAGTTTAGATGATGCTTATAATCATGGTGTATTTATTAACGCAGACGAAAGTGCTGTTGTTGTTAACGCATCTAATGGATATGCACCTCTCCAACTAACACCTATGACATCTGCGCCTACACAAAACTTAGCTGCTGGTCAACTTTGTATTGTAGGAAATATACAATATGCATATGATGGTACGTTAGCTAAATGGCTCTCAACTAATAAAGAATCGCCAACATTTGTTGGGAGGTTCGGTTGCGGAAATTACCTTTCAGCTGATAAACATGGTGCTCAATATGTCGGTTTTACTGCTATACGTCAAGGTACTATAGTAGGTATAACTGCTATTGTTGGATGGGGTACTCAAAATAAAACATTTCATATTATGAAAAATGGAACACATACATCAATTCAAAGTTTTACTATGGCTGCTGGAAAATTAATAGATAGTACATTAAATATAGACTTTGATGCTGGAGATACAATTCAAATTTATTTTGAACCAGGACCTCAAGCGTTTTCACCGAGAATAAATTTAGAAATAGCTTGGAGGTTATAACATGAAATTTAACAAATTAAAAAAAGAATTGAACGAAATAAATTATAGTTCTAATAGTCAAATGAGACGAAATACTAATAAATTGGGCGATATAGATGGAAGTCCAACAAGTTTAAAACTTACTATGTTAAAAAAAGCAGGGGCCAATTCTGAAGAAATAGCTAAATGGAGAAGTGCTGAAAAGAAGGGTGTATCATTTGAATCTTTTCTTCTTGGTTTGATTCAAGATATAAAAGGTCGTCCGTATGAAGAAGACGGTGCTGATTTTGATAGAGCTGTCATGGGTGATGTTAGAGAAAGTAAAATAAATTAATAATATATTAGTTAAGGAGAACAGATAAGAATGGCAACCTATTATCTTAAAAATACATCAGGAGCTCTAGTAAATCTCAGAGATCTAGGTATCGTATTGGCAGACAATATGTCTCTACCTATTGATAGTAATGATATTACTGGGTGGCTCACACCTGATATGGCAGATGCTATTAATACACCTTCAGACTTAGTTGTATCTACTACAGATATAGGTGATAATTCTGGGGATTTAACGCCAGAAGACGGTATATTAGCTTTAACTCTTGTATCTCGATATGATGATGATAACCCAACTAATGTTACCTTCACTCAAACAGTTACAGCGGACCCTAATACTGATATTACCGCTGCTGAAACTGAAGAATTAACAGACGGTTCAGACACTTCTCTTCATATTCATGATAATAGATATTATACTGAAACAGAACTCTCAACTTCAAATCCAACTACTGTATTAGTGCATTGGGATAATATTACTAATACACCAAATGTTGGTGCACCTAATTGGCAACTACCAGTATTAGCAATAGCGGTACAAGTTTCTTCTGCTCCTCCAGCAGGAAATACCGGTGATTTTTATATGGATACTGATGATAGTCATCTTTATAAATATGATGGTTCTACTTGGGTTGATCAAGGTGCTCCTGTTATAGATGATAGATTTATAGATTATAATACTGATGAGGTATATACATGGAACGGAAGTCAATGGATTGGAGAAACTCCAGAAGATAACTGGTCTATATTAGTTTCTGATGATGGTGATAATAAAGGCGCTCAATATATTTACGACGGAGTAAATTGGACTAAAATTGCAGATGTAGATTGGGGAACACATAATAGTATAGGCGGAAGAGAAGTCGCTGATACTCACCCTGCTACTGCTATTTCATACAACAATTCACTTTCTGGCTTAACAGCTGTTGAAGTTCAAGCTGCTATAGATGAAATTGCCCTTGAAGGCGGAATTGATTTAGATAATCTTCATGTTGTTGCTAAAAATGGAGATGATAATAAAATTGGTGTTACTGTTGGAACATTTGCTAACCCATTTTCAACTATCCAAGCAGCTATCAATGCTGTGCCCACATCTGGTTTAAACGCTGCAACTGCAAATAATCCTTATTTAATTTTAATTATGCCTGGTGAATACGAAGAAAATGTAAACACTTCAAAAGAGTTTACTTACATTTCAGGTTGGGATAAAAAGAGTACTATAATTACATCATCATCTAATGATACTTTAACTATTGCAACTACAGGATTTAATTCAACAGGATTAAAAAATATAACAATTGAATCAACATCAGCAACAGCTTCTGATAATGCATTAGTTTTAACCGGTAATGATCCCATCCTCACTGATGTTATTGTAAAAGCTGGACTTGGTGCTAGAACTACATTTATAAATGGTTCATATAATTATACTTTTAATAGAGTTAAAATGTATGATGGAGAGTTCAGAGCTGATAATGGTTCAACAGATTTCTTCTTATCCTCTGTAGAAGGAGGACAAACAAATATTACCAATGGTTCAATATTAATTCGTGAAGGTTTTTTCCAATTTGCTAATGGTGATGTTATTACTCAATCCGGTGGAAGTGTAAGATTCGTTGGTGGAAAAATTATTTCTAATGGTACATTCAAAGATTACAACCAAACATCGGGTAGTGTTGCATGGGGCTGGATTGATTGTGACGAAAGTAAACTTGTTTTTAATGGAACATATGAATTAATATTTAAAGCTATAAGAAATTTTTATGATAATTCTACTTCTGGTTTAACTGCTGTTAATGTACAAGACGCTATTGATGAAATCGACACTGCTCTCGATTTAACCATAGTTAATATGAATAATCATGAAGGTGATATAACTAATCCTCACTCGGTTACTTTTACTCAAGCAGTAGCGGCTGATACTGGAACCGATATATTAGCTTCTGAAGCTGAAGTACTTACTGATGGTTCAGATGCGGATCTTCTTCATTATCATAATGCTATTAACATCCTTTATAATAAAAATATTGTTAATGAATTAGACGTTACAGATGTTCAAGCTGCTATAGATTATATAGCTGAAAATTATAAAGTTCAACCTGATAATGTAATTTTTGTAGCTAAAAATGGTAATGATACTACCCTCCCTAATGATCACAGAGGAAGTTTTGGTGCTCCATATTTAACTATTCAAGCTGCAGTAAATAAAATAGAATATAATAATGATAATACGATGGATAATCCTTATGTGATATGGGTTGCTCCAGGTCTTTATGAAGAAACTATTCTATTTAATGATAATAGATTAGATAATGTTACTTTTGTAGGAAATAACGCTATAGTGAGACCAACGTCAGGCGATGCTTTTAGATCTTCACTTTTAAACGGTGGATTATCAAAACTTAAATTTGAGGATATAGTTCTTGACGGACCTGTATACTTTGAAGGTGCTGTTGATGCTGGTAATACTTTCGAATCTACATGTTTAATTAAAAATTCTAAGATTACAGGAGATATAACTGGTAAAAATCTTATATCTCTAGAATTAGAAGACATTACATTTGATGGTAATTTAACATTAGAAAATGTTAGCGAAGCTGCATATAATAATGTTTATCAAATTAGTAGTAATACAATTAGTTTAACTTATAATTCTACCAATGCTAAACCTGTTAACTCTGTTCAAACAAAACTAACGTTAAGAGATTCTAAGGTTGATGCTAATATTAATATTGGTACTGGTTCTGTAGTCGAGACATTTAACACCAATGTTGGTGGTTCCTCGTCTACAACAACTATAAGTGGTTCAATGACAACTTATGCTGGCTGGTTGGGTGCCAATTCTACAATAGTTAATTCAGTTGGAGAATTGACCACTCGTGGAACATTTTTTGATAAAACAAAACTTACAGTAAATGCTTCTGGTGAATGGTATAATGAAACTAAATCAGACGTTGTTTATTACGATAATACCGTAACTCTTATTCCTGCTGATAATGTTCAAGATGCTATTGATAATCTTAAATTTGAAATAGATGCGTTCAAGGTTCCTAAAGGTACTGTGTTCCCTACTCCTGCAGAAGATGCAGACCTCTTCTACAGAACAGATTTAAGTATAATGTTTCAATATGACGATTCACGTAGTAAATGGCTTTCTACCACACAAATGACTTATGACTTTGGTGCTAATAATGCTGATGGAAAATATTTGAATATACATGGAGCCACGGCAACAATGACGGGCTATCTAATGCCTCGGTCTGGAACTATAATAGCTATTACAGCTAAAATTGCTTCAGGTAATCAAACTAAAACAATAGAAGTTAGAAGGAATAATGATTCGGCTTCGCCGTTAACAACGTTTAGTCTTACTGCAGGGAGCTATTCATCTGTAACAACTAATATTGATTTTACAACATTAGATTACTTACAAGCGTTTGTAACGTCAACGGGTATTCCGGCTAGAGATATTGTTGTTGTCTATACTATAGCATGGTCTGGGGTAGCCTAGATAAAACTGTAACAAAAGTATAATTAAATATATGAAGAAGTTAACTACTGAAGAATTTATAAAAAAAGCTAAAGCTGTACATGGGAATAAATATGATTATTCTTTAGTTGATTATAAAGATAGTAAAACTAAAGTTAAAATAATATGTCCAGAGCATGGTATATTTTGGCAATTAATATCAAACCATTTGCGTGGTAGAGGCTGTTCAAAATGTAACGTGAATAAACATAAATTGATTACAGGAGAATTCATAAAAAAAGCTTCTAAAATTCACAACAACAAATATGATTATTCTTTAGTTGATTATATAAATAATAGTACTAAAATTAAAATAATATGTCCAGAACATGGTATATTTGAACAAACCCCAAATAATCATTATACACATGGATGTTTTAAATGTAGTACAACATATAAATTAACTACAAAAGAATTTATTAAAAAAGCTAAATTAAAACATAATAATAAATATAATTATTCATTAATCGATTATGAAGATAGTAAAACTAAAGTTAAAATAATATGTCCAGAACACGGTATATTTAAACAGCAACCATATGCACATTTAAACGGGCAAGGCTGTAAAATATGTTCTGGAAAATATAAATATAGTAATAGTGAATTTATACAAAAAGTTAAATTAAAACATAATAATAAATATGATTATTCTTTAGTAAAATATATAAACAATAAAACTAAAATTAAAATAATATGTCCAAAACATGGCTTATTCGAACAAAATCCGAAAAGTCATTTACAAGGTAAAGGCTGTTTTAAGTGTAATGAATCTAAAGGTGAAAAAGCTGTAGCTGAATATTTAGATAATAAAAATATACAATATATAAGACAATATAAATTTAATGATTGTAAAAATGTCAAACCGTTGCCTTTTGACTTTTATCTTCCTGAAACAAATATATTAGTAGAATATGATGGTGAACAACATTTTGTTATCAAAGAAATTTGGGATGGTAAAAAAGGTTTAAAATATCGACAACAAAATGATGCAATAAAAAATAAATATTGTAAAGATAATAACATACAATTAATAAGAATAAAATATAATGAAAATATTGAAGAAAAATTAAGTGAGGTATTAATATGAATTTTAAAAAAATAGTTAATGAAATAAAAGGTGATCTTAAGGTGGGCGACGAAGTAACTATTCCTAACAGTCTTGATACCTGGACTATTAAAGATATGAAGGATGATGAGGAATATTTTACTCTTAAGAATCCTGATGGTGAAGAAACTACCATAAGTCTTTATAATATAGATGGTATTAAAAAAAACCCCATCCTAGAAAAAGTTGATTCTAGACAGAAAAAAGAATTAATTGAACAATACGAAAATAAGATATCATCTATTAAAAATAAAATGAGTAAATTTGGTAACAATTCTAAAAAAGGTAAAAAGTATCTAGAATTAGAAAAAGAATTACATAAGACCAAAACGGTCCTTAAAATAGTTAAATAAATTATAACCTTCATGAAAATGAAGGTTTTTTATACATAAATTTTATTTGTAAAGCATATTTATTTATATGGAAAACTTAGAAGTATGGGATGAAGCACTTCTACTGCTTAAATTTCCTACCAATCTATATGTAAATACCCAAGATGGACATTATAAGTTCTGGTGTATTCAACCTGAAGATGATGGTTATACAACTTATTGGGCTAGAATTGGTAAAAAAATACAATCTAAACATGTCTCCTCCTATGACGTAGATTGGGAGATTAAAAAGAAAATTCGTAATAAAATGGCTAAAGGATATGCCAAATTACAATGATTGTTGAAGAAGCTAAAATTCTCCTCCTGAGAGACGAATATTATGAATACTATCTTACTGGGATGTTTTTGTTATAGATAAAATGTTTGATGGTGTGCCCAATGTATGGAGAGTTGATTCTTCATACTATGTTTATTGAAGATGAAGAGGTATAAATGTTGGATGAGCAAGCACATACAGATATAATAAATGAATTTATCTCTAATTTCCCCAAAAAAGATTATATATTAGATTATACCCCGTTTTCATCTCTCTTCACTTCAACAGGGAAGCGTGATGCTAGGAAAAAGAATTATACAATTAAAGTAGCTATACGTTCTTTAAGGAAGTATGACACAACTACAAATTGTAGAATTATGAGCGAAGCATATATGAATTGTCACAAAGCTATGGTAGCTGTAGAAGATAATTATGATGACATTACTTTTATGAGTATTGATTTAAATATTGATGGTATAATGACTATTAAATTTGCTTCAGCTTCAGAAATTGCCCTTAATCAATTGACATCTAAGTTAACCAATAATTATTAGGAGTTTATTATGAGAAAGTATTTTATAGTATTTTTATTCTTTTTTATATCCTTTTTTCACTTCATGCTAAAGATGAATGTACTTTTTTAGAAGGTGACTGGATTGTTACTCTCTCATTTGAAAACAAAGAAGATGTGATGAAACCGTTTCAGATGCCTCCCGCTATGAATATGCCATTTTTGAATTGGTTAAATTATTTAAGACAATTGATTTAGAGAATAAAACGTTAGTATATATGGGATATTAGAGTTTTGGACATTTCCTAATATATGGTATAATAGAAGTATGAGAAAGATTAAACTAAACAAAAATATAAAAGACTCAAGTATGTTTCAGGCTGCTACTGAAGTTATTTCCATCCTTAAAGATAACGGTTTTGCTGGCGTTATTGCGGGAGGCGCAGTCCGTGATATTCTTCTTGGTCATGAGCCGCATGATGTGGATATTGCTACAGATGCACGTCCCGAGGAGATAGAATTTCTTTTTCCAAGAACTGTACCTGTCGGTAAACAGTTTGGAATTATTGTTGTTCTCCATAAAAATGAAGAATTTGAGTGTGCTACTTTTCAAGCCAGAACTCATGATTATTCTTGTAAAAATTTTGAACCTAAAAAAAGATAATTTTTAATATCTAATAGAAACAAAAATTCTTTATTTACAGAAGCAGCATATTCTTGTGCTGCTTTGTTTTTGGCTTCTATTTTACCTGACGCTAAATTCTTTTTATACCAGCCATGACTTCCTTTTATCTCTATTATGTATTCATCAGTTTCAAAATCTACATGATAGATATGTTTTTTATTTTCAAATATGTAAGGTATAGAAGGACCATCCCATATATTTGTATTATTAAATTGGCAATATTCAATACATTCTAATTCAGGAATAGTTTGATAATGTAAATCTTCATTTATTTGTTTTAATGTATTAGTTTTACCAAACCGTGACATCTGTCTTCTATGAATTTCTGGATTTTGAGCTGGATATTCAACACCATAATTCTTTAAACAAGTTTGTTTAGACTTTTCTTTCATTATATCAGTTTGTGTCGTGTATTCTACTCCATACTTTTTGAGACACGTTTCTTTACGTTTATTTTTTACCTTGGTATTATAATCATCATTTTTTAAATTATTCCAATATATGTTTAATTTTCCTTTAATTACTGGGTCAGACATAGGACTATTACCGCCATATCTTTTTATGCATGTTTGTTTTGTTTTTTCTTTATTATTATAATTTTCAGTTCCGTAACGACTTAATTTTGTTTGTTTAGTTTTATTTTTAGCCTCTTGTGTTGATCTATTTATCCGTGCTTTTTTATGTATTTCTTTTTTTTGAAAGAAATTTTCAACGCCATATTTTTCTAATCTTGATTTCTTTTTTAAACATTCACCACACAATACTTCATTTTGGTGATATTTATTATAATTATAAGCATATTCTTTAGTTTCATCATTACCACACCCATCACAAGTATACTGGATAAAATCTTTTGTTTTAAGATAATAGACATTATTTATATATAGAGTAATTTTTTCTTTACCATATTTATGAGAATGTATAATTTCATTATAATTTTTAACTATAATTTCTTTATTGTTTATTATTACTTTCTCTATCATTCACCATTTCCTTTATAACTTGTTTCATTGATTTATTTTCTTTAACAGACATTATTTTCAATGTCTCCCATGTCTCCTTATCCAATCTAACTTGTTTTTCACTTTCCATATTAGCTCCTTCATTGTTATATAGTTATCTTGTCATCTTTCCACAAAAGGTTGTGTTTTTAGCATATTTAATTTTGGACATTTCAAAGAACGTGGTATAATATAGATATGAACAAAACAATGTGTAATAAATGTAAATGGTTTGAGGGGCACTGCATCCATCCAGAAGGTGAATGTATAACTTTGGAAAGTGACGGTCGTAGGCCTGATAGTGTTGAGTTCTCTTCAATGAAGGAAGATGCTATGAGAAGAGACCTTACTATGAATGCACTTTTCTTTGATCCTATTAGTGAAGAGATTTTTGATTTTACTCATGGTGAAAAAGACCTTATGAACGGACTGGTTAAATTTGTTGGTTCCCCTAAGAGAAGAATCGAAGAAGATAAACTTCGTATGCTTAGGGCGATCCGCTTCACTTCGAAGTTTGATTTCAAACTTGATGAGGCTTCTTGGGGAGCAATTAAGAAACATGCTGGTGAAATTGATTCTGTATCTCAGGAGAGAATTCACGATGAAATGAATAAAATGCTTATGGCTCCTAAACCATCTATTGGTATTGAAATGCTTAGAGCATCTGGTCTGCTTGAACCAATCCTTCCTGAAGTTGAGAAACTTTGGAGATGTGAACAAGCACCTAAATGGCACAGTGAAGGTTCGGTAGGTGTACATTCTATGATGACTCTTGATGCTGTTAGGAAGGAGACTGATAATGTTATTCTTCTTTGGGCTGCGCTGCTTCATGACATTGGAAAACCTGCCACTTTTACTATCGAAGATGGTATGATTAAAGCTCATGGTCATGATAAAGCTGGTGCTGAAATTGCAAGGGACATACTTAACAGGCTGAGATTCTCAAGTAAGGAAACTAATGATATTGTTTGGCTCGTTGAAAATCATATGAGAATTAAATATGCTAAGGAAATGAAGAAATCAACTCTGCGTAGACTTGTTGCAGATGAGAGACTTGATAGTCTTGTTATTGTTTCTAAAGCAGATACTGAAAGTGCAATTTGTGCTGAGCCTTGTCTGACTAAACTTGATTGGGTTGAGAAAGTTAAATCCTTTGTTGGGACTCTTGAAGATCAGATTGAACTGCCAGAACCACTTATTTCTGGCCGGCATCTTATCGATATGGGTTTCAAGCCAGGACCTCTTTTCAAAGAGATTCTTAATCACATCAGTGAACTTCAGCTTGGTGAAGAGATTACCACTTTTGAAGAAGCACTGACAATCGCAAAAAACTGGTAAGAGGGGCTTCGGTCCCTTTTACCAATTATTTTAAATAGGAGTGAAGATGAAAATTATATTTAGTAAGAGATATAAGAGACTGATCCATAAGGAACAAGAATTAAAAAGATTGAGAAGTGATTTAGCTAAATTAGAATCCCTCTCCTATTTTGATAAATTAGTCAAAAAATATAATGAAATGATTTCGTGTCAATGTAGTTTGTCGGAATTGTCTGGAGAGTTGAATGATTATGAAAATGATCCTTCTTTTATGTATTGGGCAGACGAAGCTGACAAAATCAAACAAGAGTATAATAAATTAGTTGAAGAGTTGAAAGTATAAGGAGTGCAAAGTGGAAGAAGCTGAATTGGTGGAGAGAGTAGCATTCTGGACAACTGGTGAAAATATGAATACAATCATGAGAGCCTTCTGGGAGGAAGGTAATATAGTGCATGCACTAAGGACAACCAAAGAAGGTCTTAATATGCCTACCGAATTGGCTGTTAAACTATTTGAAGGTGATATGCATCTTGTTGGTGATACTCGTGAAGGTGATCATACTCTCAACCTTACAGATGATGAAGATGATTATCAAGGTACAACAGTTGAGGAATGGTTTTACAAATTAAAAGATAGATATATTGAACTCCAAGTTGATAAAATGGAATATGATTATTATCTTAGAAAGAATATGATTCGAAGTCTTGATAAAGGTGATTCGGAAGACATCTATGATATTGAAAGAGAAGTTAGAAGTAGTGCTATCTCTCTCGAGAAAAAGAAATTTGACTATCTCAAACAATTAACCATCATCTGTGAACTTTCAGATCATACTTTCGATGAAATTGAGAAAGAAATGTATGAGAAATTTGATTCAAATAAATTTACTTCCACCTCCGCTATTGATACTTTTCGGGGATATGTTGAGAAAAATAATGTAGAAGTAGATATAGACGAATTCATTGAAAGGATGGATAGGATTGATAATGCTGTTGTTACAGAAGGAGAAGCTGGGGAAAGTGCTCATGGGTGGATTAACCCTAAAGGTACCTTCTACCCATGCGAATATATGGGTCATATAAATCTTGCTCAACACTTGGCTGAATTAGGTCTCTCACCTGGTGATGAGGACGATTTAGAAAATAGTGGTTGGATTAAACTTACTAGCGACAACTTCATTATGAGGAAGCAACACAAAATTACTACAAAACAAAGAAACTTCATTTTTGACCATTTTATTGAAGCTGGACTAAAAATTATAGAGTTCAATGGTTCCAGATATAAAACCATAGATGAACTTTTTGAGATGTTAGATAGGAGGAGTGGTCGATGGTAAATATATATAACAAATTTTTTTCTGGTATTCCAAGTAGACGAGTAAACACTTTAATGGGCATACCTGATCCAAATCCTCTTCGTACAAAAGATATGTCTCTTTATATTAAACAAATATATGATAAAAAGAGAGTAGCTGAATATGCTGGTGGTACACTAGTATTTGAGTTCGACAATGAACCAGTTATGATTAATATTGGAAGAGGATTAAATAAAGAAGAAGACTTTTGGTCAGCTATGGTTTACTGTAAACATAAAAGTACAACCACCTTCCACTATGCTGAGGCTTTAAGTATAATTGAAAGTAGAGTGGACATGCAGGCAGAAGTTACAAAAATGCTATTAGCAAGGGATTAACATGAGAGTACCCATAGAAACATTAATGTTAGTTGAGATGGAAGGATACGAGGAGTTTTACTCTTTTAAAACTAAAGGCCCCGGTTATGATAAAAGACCTACAATAAACATTGGCTCCCAAGAAATACCTAACACCAAAACTCTTTATTTTGATTCCAATTTAGTTGAAAATGAAGAGTTTAGAGTATTTATGCGAGATGCATATCGACAAGACCGATTTATAAAAATTAACAGAACTGTTGTTACAGACAATATTATATTAGCCAAGTTTGAACTAGTCTATGCACTCTTTACAGAGAAATCTATTGCGTCAATAACACTTGAGAAACTTATTAAGTTGATAGAGAGTAATACAGATGTTTCTAAAGTTCAAGCAGTTACGGATAAATTAAATGAATTGGTGGAAGAGCTTGCATAAATATAATAAACATGATTTTTCATCTCTTGGCCTCAAAAACACTTGCAGTCTCCTACTTAATGAAAGAATGTTTCAATGGCAAGTGGAGTGGAGTGACGGTCGTGCAATCAATATTATTACTATTATACACAGTATTAGGGATGATGAAGTTAACTTCTCTATCTATAATATGGATAATAAAACGGTAAGACATGGTAATGATCTTATACATATAGATACATTTATAGAGGAATGGCTTGGCCTTTGTATTGGGGGTGAAGTACATACAATTGATGATATGCTTAAAGCTAAGATTTCTCTCCTGGAGGTTAAATGTATATAGTTGAAAATGGTGTGGAAAGAAAAGTGCTTAATATGTTTGATATCATAAGTTTTTTTGATGAAGAGAAAATTTTATATGGTAAATTTAAAAACATGGATGCATATTTATATATAGATAAAGTACACAAAGATGATGACGTAACTGTATTAGAATATTCTATTTATCAACCAGATACAGGGAAATTTATTAGTGGTTATATTTCTGATTTTAAAAAGTTTGCCGAAATAAATAGGGAGAATACTTTTCACGTAGTTGATGGAGATATAAAAGCTAAAGCAATATTATTGAAAGGAGATGACGGACGGTGGATGTAAAAGTTAAAGTTGTTAACAAAAGTAAAGTTGGTGTTACGTTTAAATATCTTGGTGTTAAGTCTTTTATAGGACAACTTAAAGATGAGGCAACTTGGGAAGAATTTAACAATATGTTTGAGAAGACTGACGAAAAATTTATCTTTCGTGTGAAAGATGAACATGTCAAAACTGCTAAAGAGAAAAATGATTTCTTTGTTAAATTAATGCCTCATCTAATGGCTCTCCGTGTTAAAGACGGGCAGGACCTAACTGGCCTAATGCATCTTACTAGTGCCCACGAAGAATATCAAGAGAAGTTTGGTGGTTCGCCCCTCGATTTCATTACTGAGTATAAACAGTTTGAAAAAGCTGCACTTCAAAGTATGATGAGCAAAGGCGTAGGAGTCGGCAACGTTCATAGGAAAGCTCATGGTTGGGATGAGAAACCTGAATTTGATTATAAGAAAAAGAAAAAAGAAGAAAAATATGATGAAGGTTGCTCTATAGGAGATATGCTAAAGGCTAAAAATGGAAAGTAGTAATATTGTTGCAAAAAATCTCTTGGAGGGGAAGACTTGTGATAATTGTATGGGTTATAATGACAGTCCTTATGATGGGGCTATATGTTTATGGTTTAATACCCAATTCCCTAATGAGAGAATATGTTGGGACTGGTCAAGTGATAAAAATAGATATGGACGCGTGAATCCTGATATAGGATATAATAAGGATAAAAAACCACATGAATTCTACGGATATTGAAGGCATAAAGTTTCTCCTAGCCGGTAAAGAATGTATCTCCTGTGCTTGGAGATTAGCTTGTAGCAGAAATCACTATATAGATTGGTCTAAAGATTCTTTAATAGATGACAATGAAGCAAAGAAGCTAAAACTTCGTAGAGACCTTTTCCATGGCGATTTTGGATGTTCAGCTCCAGGTAGAAGGTGGAAAATACCAGATATTGGCGGTTGCAGCCATTGGATGGGAAAAGAAGAAAAGAGTGTATTTTTAATGAAAAGAAGAAATGAACAGAATAAATGAAAGAAACGCCAGATGTAGAAGCAAAAAGATATCTTTTAGATGATCTAACTCTTCAAGAGCAATTACAGCTAAATATTCAAGAAATATATAGCAATATGATTGGAGAAGTAAATGACGTAATAACACATAATATTTTAACAAATAGAATAATAAAAAGATTAACTCAGCTAAAAGAACAAAACGAAATTCGTAATTTTAATATAATTGATGATGACAATGTTATTACAACACAAGTACAACAAATAGCATCATCAGAAATAATAGTAATAGATTTGAAAATAGGAGAATAAAATGGTAAGAATAGTATACCACTCAGCAGATTTAGACGGAGCTGCTAGCGGTGCAATAGCAAGAGAATATTTTGAATATACAGCAGGGGAAGCATATACAATGCACCCATATAATTATGGGCAAGAATTCCCTTTCGAAGAGTTTGAGAGGGGCGATAAGGTATACTTCCTTGATGTTACCTACCAACCTAATGAAGACATGAAAGAGTTTGAAAAGAAGTATGGTTGGGAAGTTTATATTATTGACCATCATAAGACGGTAATAGATTCAGATATGTTGAAGTACGTAACTGGCGGTGTTCTTGACGCTGCTCTTGCAGGTTGCGAATTGGCCTGGCAATATTTTTATCCTGGTATAAAAGTGCCCACACATATTAGAATGCTCGGTAGATATGATGTATGGGATCAATCTGATAGATCAAAATGGTTTAATAAAATTATCCCCTTCCAGTATGGAATGAAGGTGCATAGTACAAGCCCTAAGTTTGATGATAATTGGCAGATGTTTTGGTCTCATTTACATAATCTTTGGATGGTTAGTCAGGATAGGGATAATCCTAAGAGTGGTAGATATTTCGCCCTCTATAATGATTTTATAGATGAGACTATCTATAAAGGTAAACTTCTCTATAGATATCAAAAGGAACAGAATAAATTTGGATTAAGTGTTACTGCTTTCGATGCTGAGCTTATGGGACATAAAGTTTTAGTTGCCAACACCTTTATTAAGAATAGCCAATTCTTTGATGCTGAGTGGAATGAGGAGGAATATGACTTTATGCTTGCTTATACATATAATGGGAAATATGAGGAGTATGGTTGTTCAATTTATACCACAAGAGAGGATATAGACCTCTCTATAATTGCTAAATCATTCGGTGGTGGTGGACACAAGCAGGCTGCTGGTTTTGCCGTTAAAGATTTTAAAGTTTCAAATGGGAAGCTTATTTTAACTAAGTAATAAACATAAATAATATATTAAAAGATTTCACATGTTTTAATTGCTTCCACTACTATCATAATGATACTGAGATAGTATGGCAAGATAGTATAGGTAACTTATTAAGTATAGAATGGTATTCCAAGACACACTGAGTATAAGATATACTAGAGATTAAAACATGTGGAGACTTTATTAAAAAATGAATATAGGTGATATAGCTAAAAACCTTCTACTTGAAAATACATGCCTTGATTGTAATCATGTGAGAGAAGAAATAGAAATTGAACGAATTAAATCTCTTCCCTATATACTTTCTTATGCTTCCTCAGTTATAGAGATAGAGAAGAGTGAAAATGGTATAAGACGGATGATTATGGCTTATATTTATGATGATAAAGTTTACGTCTCTGCTGAAGAGTATAATACGAGTGCTGAATATTATATTCATTTAATATATCAGCGTTGTGAGATTACAAACTCCCCTATAAGTAAAAATTCTCTGTGTAGATATTTTACACATATTAAAGGAACAAATGAAATTAAATAATTTAGCTAAATTGTTGTTAATAAACGATAATGTATATAATGGTCCGGGTGGAGCAAAACATTCAGGTAGATATATATTTGAAGACGAAAAAAGAAAAATTACGTTAGAATTTGTTAATAATAAAAAAAATAAAATTAGTATATATTTAAACTATTATGGAAAAATTGAAAAATTAACAATTGATGAGTTTTTAAATGAATTAAATTTTAGTAGAAAACCATTCATTGAAAAGATAATAAATATTGTAAAGCAATTATCAATAAAATATTATCAAGTTGATATTGGTTTTAAAAAAACTGTTGAAGCATTATTTAATAAAAAGAGACCACAATCTGATATTTCTCTTATTGCTAATTTTTTTATAGATAGTGATATATTTATATCTGCAAATGGAAAAGTTATATATGATAATGAAGAATTAAATTTAAGAAAAAACAAACAAAATAATAATATTGCGAAAGACTTATTATCTAAATAGTATAATTTTCCCCTTCTTCTAAAGATAATTTTAATGGATACTCTTGTTTTTAAAAATACACATGCATCAAATATACTCATAATATCAGATATAGGAGTTGAGGTAACTCCTGGTGAAGATTTAGACCTTATACCTAATTTTAGAACTGAAGATCTATTAGAATCTACAGATATAGAGGCTACACTATCTTTAGGTGGTGAAATTTGGCTTAATGCTACTTACAATCTCACCTATACTGAATTTATAGATTACCTAACCGCCCTAACCAGATGGGATAAAGTTGATTATTCCTATATTACCGGTAAAGATGATATTACTGATATAACCAATGTGGAGTTGGAAGAATTAACTGATGGAAGTGATACTTCTCTCCATATACATGACGGAAGGTATTATACTGAAACAGAATTGCAAACTCCCGGTAGCGCGCAAGTTGATTGGGCAAATATAATTAATCCTCCTGTCGCTGGTAATATTGTTATAATTAATGGTGACGCTTATATTTATGATAATGTAAGGGGTAAAACATTAAGCATATCTGAAACGGGCTATTTGTGGTCTGAGAATGTGTCAGACGGAAGATATATGAAAATAGGCGATATCACATCTACAGGTGCTGGATATATTATGCCTATTAATGCTACTATTGTAAAAATTGCTGCATATGCTGATCGCGGTAATTTGTCTAAAAACTTTAATGTGAGAGTAAACAGCTCTAATGTTTATTCTTTTCAATTAGTTGGTGGAATATATACTAACAATCAACTCAATATAGATTTAAATGTTGAAGATATATTACAGATATTCACATCTGGTTCTGGTGCACCAGTTAAGGATATAGTTATAAACGTTTTCGTGAAGTGGAGATCTTAATGAACTTAAATGAAGCTAAAAAAGATACTATAAATAAAGCAGAATTTAATGATGCTATAAGTGATTTTAGTACTGTAGAAATAATGCGTATATTTATCCAAATATTAGACAAATACGACCTTGTTGATGTTAAAATAAAACAAAATCTGATGAATGATGCTCATAATATGGATGCAGGTAACTCTTCATATAGCATATACTTTACAAATGACACGCCAATAGATATACGGTTAAGTGGTAAGAGCGGTACAGTCTTACGTTTAGAATTTAAACCTGAATTGAATAAATTATATTATAAACCTACATTCATATATAATAGAAATGGTAAAAGTGAAAAACAAGAATTAGATTATATTATGAATATTAAACCCATCCATACAACAAATAAAACTACATATGATGTATTTGATGAAGTTTTTAAATTTCTTGCTCCTATAATTGAGGTTGACCCTGATAATTTATATGATTATTTTAAAGATGCAAGAATAAAAAGCTATAATGATCCTTACATAAATAAAAGACCAAAATTAAAAGGTGTAAATTTAATAATGAAAACATTATTAAAAATACATCCTATATTTAAAAAAAATTATAGTAGTAATAATATTATAGAAATTAAATCGAATGACGAATTTTTTCGCGAACGTATAGAGAAACCAATACGAGATGCTGGATTAGAAATAGGTGTATATTTAGATGAATTTAGATTCTCATTCCAGAGAAAAGAATTTCAAAAATTATTTGATACTTTAGTTGAGAAAATGAAAAATATAGATTACTATGTTGACTTTATAGAAATTACAAAACGTAGAGTAAGAATAACATACAACTACTTTGAAGGTGGTAAAAATGCTTACTATACTCGAGTTGAGAGAAAGAAAAACGACTATGGTGAAATAGGTCTATATCATACTAAAACTTACGGGAAGGGTTATCACTATCACAAACAACAAATAATTAAAGATTTTAATAAATTGAAAAAGGATAATCATTACAACACTGAAATAAATGATCTAGGAGATTTAGAAGCTCATTATATGTTAACAGCTTGGAAAATGATGGAAAGGTGGAATACTAAATGATAATTTGGGGTGATATGGATGATCTTTATTGGAGTGTATATATTATGGATAAAGATTTACATATATATGAGGGAATAATTGAAATTTCTGTTTTAAACGTAAAAAGAGGAGCTACTTCTTTAAAAGAAGCTGGCTATAAATTATTAAGTGTAGAAGACGAAATATATTTTAAAGAATGGATATTTGAATCTATATTTAGTAATAAGCAATTTCGATTTGGGAGAAAAAATGCTTGAATTAGTTAATGAAACATCCAACACCATAACTATAAATGATTTAGGAATTGAGTTGGAAACAGGAGAAAGCTTAGATATTGAAATGTTTACTGATAAACAAATAATAAATTCTATAGATCTTGAATCGACTCTATTAACTATAAAATTAGATGGTGTAAATATAACTTATAAGGTGCTAATTAGATATATAAAGAAGTTGAATGACTTTACACACCGTCAAGTTGACGCCCATGCACATAATGTAGCAGACGATTCAATATTTGATACAGAGAAAATTGCTGGCAAAACATCAAAAATTACATACTTTAAAGATGCTGCTAAAACGAGAATATTACGCGAAGAAAGTATAATAAGAAATATAAATGGCGCAGTTGTAGAAATCGTATCCGAAATATATGATGATGACGATGAACTGATAGAAACTGAAACGCAAACTTTAACGAGAGGTATTGATGGTACAGTTGAAGGCATAGAAATTGATATTCACTAAATGAACGTATATTCATATAGTGAAGAGTGTCTTCATACTATGAACGCTAGTGTTCACGAGATGAACTGATAAATATATAATAAATAGATCTTATATAAACATAATACTACTATAGGAATAAACATGATTTATAAATTTAAAAAAGATGGTAAAAAAATAGAGTTTGAAAAAGGGAAAACCTATTATATTGCTGATAGATTCCCTACAGATGTAAAAGGAAAACAATATCTTTGGCCTATTATAATTAAATGTATATGTATAGAAACAGATTCAGATGATTGGGATTATAATTTCCAGCTTAAAGGATTAGAGAATTTAATACCATCAGATATTCTTGCTAATCAATATCATCATCCTAGTGATATAGACCCGCTAGACTGGGATGAATATTTTCAATCCTCTCTTGAAGAAGCTTACGAGAAATTTTATAAAGAATATAAACGTAATCCAGTTGAATTTTTCAATCTTTTATTTGAGAATGTATAAAGATAAATATATGGAATTTAGTGATAAAATAAAATGGATTGGTGGTTTTACATATACATATAAATCTAGAAAAATGGGTAACACCGGAGTTGCTAAGATGTTAAATGATAATAAGTATAGAATTGTAATGAGAATATTTAAATAACAAGGAGAATTAATATGAAATTAGATATGTTTGATTTTCAGTTAAACGAAGACAAAGTAAATAATAAAATTAAAGATTTAAAAACACGCGTTAAAGAATTAAGAGCTTTAAATAATTCAGGTGATGAAATTAGTAAAAAAATTGCTAATGAATTTAATAAGGGTTATGATCAGGTAAGAGCTCTCCTTCTTCCACAAGATTTAAAAAGATATGCTAAAATGGATGGTAATCAACTTAGAAAAGTTGGGGAAGAACACATTAAAGCAATACAGAGGAAGTATTCTAAAATAGCACCTCAAGGTAAAGTATCTTCCAGATCAGCATTTCTTAATAAAGTTATGAATGATTGGATTCGTGGTGCTGGTAAATAATGAAACTTGAAGTTGGTACCTGGTATCTCTATGACGATAAGCAAGGAGATTCTCTTAAAATTTTAGTATATGAGAAGTCTGGCGAATGGGATGATTATAATTATTTCAACCAATGGGGCTGGATTATTAAAGGCGAAAGGATGATAAACTATAGCAAGCATATAAGATATGGTATAATTAAAGGGAAGGAAGATGAACTTGTTCCTATAGAGAGAAATTATAAAATAACGAAAGAGAGATTATATTTTGACTTCATTTTCAAATACAGCCTCTCTGAACAGATAGTGGATTAATTATGGAACAAACATATGTAATAAACATATGTAATAACATATTATAAGAGTGATGAATCTTTTACTGTTGGCAAGAGAAAACAAAGGGAACAGGAACCAAATCAGACTACAATAGTGAATTATATTGATTTAATCTATGATGGAAGAACGCAAGAACATAAAGATAGAATAGCAAATTATAGAAAGACTGCTAGGATAAGAATACCTTCTCCACCAACGGCAGACTTTGAATTTACCCTCTCTGATGATGATGTTGAGGGAATAGAGGATGATGTAGATGCAGTACGATCTTTGGTATATTTCATATTTGAAGAACCAGAGAATTTTAAATTTTAAGGAGTAAATAATGGCAAGTCCAAAAGATATACATAAATTACAACAAAATCACTTCGCTCAGCCAGATAAAACCTGGACAGATCACTACTCCATAGATGATAAAGAGTTGGATAAATATTTAGATAAGGTGGGAAAGGAATTTATGAAGATGGAGAGGGAGAATGCTTCTAAAAATAGAAAAGCTTATGTTGCCTCCAAGCTGAATAAGAAGAGAGATGAATTATTTGTAATACATAAGGAGAAGGGCGAAAAATAATGGATGAATGGTATTATCACTATAACCATATAGCTAAACAATTTGAATTCTATCGCTTTGTGGCTGAGAAGGATGACGACGAATTTTACTATGATATGAGTGTGTTTGCTAGTGATGTTCATGTTAAAGAACCTGAGTGTGTAATACATTATTTAAAAGATTTAGATGTTATGAATTATACTACACCTTTATCTAAAGCTTATCCAAATGCATTTGAGAGTATTTTTAGAGGAATATTTATATGATGTACATTATACAAGGTAATTTTCGCCATCGTACTAGCAAGAGGTTAGAAGTAATAGGTGTTATGCACGCTGCTATATTACAAATTCGTTTTTTTGATGGCGTCATAAAATTTCAACAAGGAATAAACAGTGTTGTGAAAAATTTACTTGATGGTGATGAATTATTTATCGATTCCCCTACTAAAGAAGAATTAGATATAGGAAAACAACTTTTATATACATTATTCAAATTCAATAAATAACTTTCCCAGCTATAAAGATAATTGTAAATATAGTAGAGGAGAATATACGTGCCTTTTAATATAAACGAACTTGACGGCATCCCACCAATCAATCACCGTTTACCGGTTGATATTATGTCCTCACCCCATGAATTAGGTGGAGAACAACATACTGGGCAATTAGTAGACGCGCAAATACCAATATTTATTATGCGTGATGATGAACATCAATTAGATCCTCATACAATGATAATAGATGGCCGAGATGTATCTGTAGACGGAGATAAATTAGATACAATAGAAGAAGGTGCTGAAGTAAATAATCTTACAGACATGCAAGCTCTTTCTTTAACGTCGGGTACTCAATGTAATTGGCATCATCATGATGATTGGTATTACAGGAAAGCGGAACTTTTATCCCCGGGACAATCACAAGTTGATTGGACTAATATAGTAAATACTCCTGCAACATTTCCTGCAACGCCTCATATACATGACGACAGATATTATACAGAAACAGAAGTTGATACTCTCTTAAATAATTACTCTCTTACAACTCATGTTCATGATGATAGATATTTTACTGAAAGTGAAATAGTATCAAATTATTATTCTAAAGTAGAATTAAATGATGGACAACTGAATACTCTATATTACACAGAAACAGAAGTTGATACTCTCCTAAATAACTACTCTCTTACATCTCACATACACGATGATAGGTATTATACAGAAACAGAAGTTGATACTTTATTAAGTAATTATTCTTTGACATCTCATATACATGACGATAGATATTATACAGAAAATGAAATTGATTTAATAATTGCAGCTGCTTCATTTGGAATTAAAGGATATGTAGATACTTATAGTAATCTTCCTATAACGCAAAACATAGGAACTATATATATAGTCAAAACAACTGTAGGCATAAATGAAGAAGGTTTTTATAGATGGGACGGAAGTGGCTGGACTTTTCTTGCTAATAATATAGGTACTTCAGATCATAATTCATTAAATAATTTAAATATTGGAGATTATCTACATTTAACAGCTCTAGAATACACTGAACTTACAGGTGGAAATAATACTGTTTTACATACTCACGATGATAGATATTTTACAGAAAGTGAAATATCTACTAATTATTATTCTAAAATTGAGTTGGATAGCGGACAGTTAAATACTCTTTATTACACAGAAACAGAAATTGTAAACAATTATTATGATAAGCCGACGATTGATTCAATGCTTGTTGGTCTAGAGTCTAAAGGAATTAAAGGTTCACATGATCAATTTAGAGATTTACCTTTAACTGGAAATACCGAAGGAGATGTCTACATTGTAAGGGAAAGAAATGGAATTCCTGAACCACCAAACTATGGTGGAGCATATGTACAAAATAGTAATACTGCTTTTTTTATGAAATTTGATAATAATATTAATGATGAGATAGGCCACCCAACTAGTTACCACGGTGGTGGAATAACTTATCAAGCAGGCAGAAACGGCCAGTCAGGTGATTTAAATGATGGATATGTAAGAGTTCCGAACTCTCCTGATTTTAATGTTGGTGGGGCATTTACTGCTGGTTGTTGGCTTAAACCTAACTCATATGATCAGGTTATGTCTATATTTGATGCTTGGGGCAATGGTTCTTCTGCTAATGCTTGGGCTTTGTTAATTAGAGATGGTAGAGTTGAAGTGTGGTTAAAAAGCGAAACAACTCCTTTAATAAAAGTAATATCATATTCAAGAATAAAATTAAACGAATGGACGCATGTAGCAATAACATTTGATGGAACAACAATAAAATTATGGAAGAATGCAATAGTAATAGGACAAGGTGTCTTTGATGGTCCTTTAGGGAATATTCCTAATGTACTTGATATCGGTAAATATTATAGTCATAGAATAGATGGTGAAATAGATGAATTGTTTTTAGAAAAATCAACTTATTCTGATATTCAATTACAAGAGCTTGTTAACAATGAACAATTTACTGGATATAGAGAAGAAGGTTTTTATAGATGGGATGGAACAGAGTGGGTTTGGTTGGATTTTAATAATGGAGGAATTTTTCATAATTCATTATTAGGATTAGACACAGAAGATTATAGACATATAAATAGATATGAAAAATCTGATTTAGTTGATGGTAATGATGCATCCAGCAGACATCACCATGATAGTTTATATTATACAGAAACAGAAGTTGATACTCTCCTAAATAACTACTCTCTTACATCTCATATACATGATGACAGATATTATACAGAAACAGAAGTTGATACTCTCCTAAATAACTACTCTCTTACATCTCATATACATGATGACAGATATTATACAGAAACAGAAGTTGATACTTTATTAAGTAATTATTCTTTAACATCTCATATACATGATGATAGGTATTATACAGAAACAGAAGTTGATACCCTCTTAGATAACTATTCTTTGACATCTCATACACATGATGATAGGTATTATACAGAAACAGAAGTTGATACTTTATTAAGTAATTATTCTTTAACTTCCCATACACACGATGATAGGTATTATACAGAAACAGAAGTTGATACCCTCTTAGATAACTATTCTTTAACTTCCCATACACATGATGATAGATATTATACAGAAAGTGAAATAGTATCAAATTATTATTCTAAAGTAGAATTAAATGGTGGACAACTGAATACTCTATATTATACAGAAACAGAAGTTGATACTATTCTTTTAGGATATGCCACTTTAGTACACAACCATGATAATTTATATTATACAGAAAGTGAAATAGATACTTTTTTAAGTAATTATTCACTTACAACTCACTTACATGACGATAGATATTATACAGAAAATGAAATAAATAGTCTTCTAGCTGGAAAAGCTAATTTAGTTCATATACACGACGATAGATATTATACTGAGAGTGAGCTAAACTCAGATTCCGGAATATCGGGAGCAGCATTGATCGGTGTATCTCTTATTGGTGGTATAACATCTAATAACGTACAAGACGCTTTACAAGAATTAAGAAATCAGGTAAGTTTAACCTCCTCGACATTAGATGAAGCATATGATAATGGAAAAGAAATTACAGTTGATGATGGACCGGTAAAATTAAATGCTTCGACCTCAACAGACGCACCATTAGAATTAACTAGTTTAGCAGCTACTCCAACTACTAATCTTGGTGCAGGACAGATATCAATTATAGATAATATACTTTATATATATGATGGCAATAGGAATAAATGGTTGAGTCCTTCAAAGTTGGTAGTATACGCAAAAAATAATAATTCTGATGGTACAACGTTATCTTTACCTGGAGGGATGAAGGATTGGAGATCAGGAATTAAAATGTTGCATGATGCATGTATATTAGGAGTATCAGTAGAAACCTCTAATTCAATAAATAATAAAGAAATACAGGTAGAAGTAAATGGTAATTTAGCCTTCTCTTTAAATACAGATTCAAACGGTAAAGTATTAAATAATTCCTTAAATTATGATTTAAATGAAGGTGATTATATTAGTGTATATGTTACTAATCAAGGAGCTGCATTACATGATGCTGTCTTTACAATAGAATTGGCATGGAGAAAATAATATGATTAAATATACTGGGTACGTTTTAAAGCCAGATGGAATAGAATATGCTGATATATTTATTATTAACTATGATACTATAAGTAACAGGGTTATTACTAATAATATAATTGATGTATATACATATATGAGTGATGAAGAAGATGACTTATTATATTGGCTTAATAATGATTTTGATGAAAAAATTAAAGCCAAAGATAGATGTAATACTATGGAAGATGCTCAAAAACAAATAATACAAGAAGTTTTTAATGGAGTTTAAATTGTGAATATAGTAATTTTAAAAAATACAACTGCATCAGAAATAAAACTAGCCAATTTAGGAATAAGAGTTGGAGTAGGAGAAGAAATTACTCTTAATTGGACTGATATATTAGAGTTTGAAGATTCTACCGAGTTAATTTCTTTAATAAACGATAATTCAATTGTTGTAAATAATGGTTCTAACGATTTAATTCCGGAAGAAGCCATAATATATTTAAGTTTAAATACAGATTTATCTGGTTACTATAATATTACTGAAACTGATAATTTGTTAAGTGAAAAAGCGCCTTTGATACATGATCATAGTTCGGCATATTATACACAAGCACAAATTGATGGGATGATTTCTAATGCTGCTGCATTTGGTATAAAGGGTGCTGTTGATTATAAGGATAATTTACCAGCAACTGGAGTTGAAGGTGAAATATGGATTGTTAGAGGTACAAGTGGTGACGGTAATAATGATGGTCAATACACCATAAATGATGATACTATTCTTTTCACTAAATTAGATGGTAATTTCGATGATGAAGTTGGGAATTATACTGAAACTATTAATAGTAATATTGCAGTTTGGTCTGAAGGTAGAGTAAATCAAGCCGTTTCATTTCGTGGCTGGGATGGTGATGGAACAGATGATGAGAGGGCTAGATATTCGCCGACAGTTAAGTCATTTACACCAGGAGAAATATCAGGTGGAATGTGGATTTATAGTACTGTAGATCATTATGAGAAGTATAATCCTTTATTTCATATGTGGAAAAAAGGTCCTAAAAAAGGAATGTATCTTTTGCTAAAAGATGGAAGACCTAAATTTTGGGTTGGTACGGATGAAGGTCACAAAGAACCTCATGCACCAACAAAAATATCTAAAGATACATGGACACATATAGGTTTTTCTTATTCAAATGTATCTAAAATGGTAAAGATTTATATAAATGGTATCTTAAATAAAGAAGAATCTCTTAATGATGGTGGAACAATTGTGCAGGAAAGTGATTATCTTTATTTTGGATATAATATAGAAGAACAACATGGCCCTGATGATTCAATTAAAATAGATGAATTTTTCTTACAAGAAGGTGAATTATCTGAAAATGATTTTCAAACTATAATCAATGGATCTTTTTATGGTATAACGTACGATGAAGGTTTTTATACTTGGAATGATGAAGTTAACGGATGGATATGGTTGGCAAATAATACTTCCCCACCAGTTACTAATGTATCACATCCGATATCACAAGATAGTGCAGATGAATTAACATCTGGACAAGATACCGATCTTCATAACCATGATGGGAGATATTATACAGAAGATGAAACTGATGATTTACTAGATACTTATGCTAATGTATTTCATAATCATGATGAAAGGTATTATTCAAAAACACAAACCGATAATTTATTAAATGGGATAGATTATAATAGAATTAGCTCTAATGATTCTACAACTAACGTGACAGGAGTTGAATTGGAGACCCTAACAAATGGAAGCGATGCTGCTGGGCTCCATACACATAGCGATTTAGGTGGTGGATTGATTAGTCTAGATGATGCTTATGATAATAACAATATGTATAGTAATGGTGAAGGTAGAATAATAAGTGTAGATGCAGGAAGTGTAGAATTTAATGCGTCTAGAGGATTTGCACCTATTAAACTTCCACCTCTTGGATACACTCCTAATCGATGGTTAAGTGGTGGAGAGTTATGTATAAGAGATGGTGAATTATATTTATACGATGCTACAAGAAGTAGTTGGGTATCTACATTCAGTATGACAATTGGTGGTGGATATAACGCTAATAATGTTAAAGATAAATATTTAAAAATGTTTAATGGAACATCAATGAATAATCATATTGGGTGGTGTGCTCCATGGGATGGTGTTATAGTAGCCATGAGTATTGTGAGTAATGATGATAATTGTTCAAATTCAATTGTTATTAGAAAAAATGGTAATAATACTAGTGCACGAGTATATTATAATAATGATTATAAAAATAGTGTTAATAATTTAAATGTAAATTTTAATGAAAATGATATATTAAGTTTTTATATGGATGGTCATGATAATGATGCTGATAGACCACAAGCCTGGGCAATAGTTAAGAGGCGAATATGATTAAACTTATTCAGTATGATTACTAATTTTACCTATATTATAAGAGAATACGAGTTATTATTTGGCGAGAAGATAGCGAAAGTTGCTCATACAAAAATAAAAGAAGAAATTGAAGAAGTATTGGAAGGGGAGTTAGAAGATAACCTAAATAAAGGGGCATTAATTAAGATGTTATTTAAAGAGCAGCTGGAGTTAGTATGATTGAATTGTATAGAATTTATACGTTTGATGGTTTGGTAGTTCCTATAGAAATATTGGAGGATAAAATAATTAAATGTTTGTTGTTTTATCCTGAAACCAATGAAGTATATGAAAAAAAAGAATATCATTTTAAGTTTGAAGATCCTATAACGGGTGATTCAGATTTAAATCGGCAAATAATTAAATTATTATTAAGCGAAAAAATAAAGTCTTGGACATTGTAAAAAAGTAATGGAGTATTAAATGGCACAAAGAATTATAAAAAACCATACAGATGAAGAATTTATTATATCAGACTTAGGAGACGTTAAAATCCTTGCTAATGGTGCTATAGATCTGGGCGGCAATGAAAGCAGATTAATAGAATTAGCATCATCTGACGATTTATTAGAACTTTTAATAATGGGTACAGATAAAATTCAGGTAAGTGATGGGTTGAGAGACCTTTCACTTTCCGAAGGCCTTGATCTCATTAGAAAAATACAACGTGCTACAGAAGTTGACGAGTTAGGGCGATGGGTTGTTAGATCTGATTCTAGACGTAACAATTGGGATGTAGTATTTTCTGGCGCTGGTGATGACATGATAACTGGTAAAATGGGTAGTGGTGTAGATTTTGTTTATGATTTTGCAGCTCCCGGAAATGATACAAGATGGATTGATGCTCCTGCTGGTTTTAAAAGACAAAGAATAGATTGGACTTATTCAAGTTATGTTTATATTAAAGAAGGAACATTCTATTTCTTCAACATGCCTAAAGGTTCATATATTGATCTTTGGCTTGTATCTCCTGGTGGTTCATACTTCCCTAAAAAAGTATTAGACTCCAAACAAAATATTGTTAAATCATATCAATTAGCTGGTCCTCTTCCTGTACCATTTATGCATTGGGTGGTAAAATATCATATGGAAGGCTCGTGTCCAATGGGAGATGAGTTAAATACTGAGAGTGCAGCAGAAAATCCTGCCCCTCCTGGGACTATTTTTCGTGCAGAAGTAACAATACCGGATGTTGTAGGTGTAGAAAACGCACATGGACATTGGGCGTTAGAAGTATATAGAGCATCATATGACCCCAATGATGATCCAAATTGAAGCATAGTTATTTATATGGGTAAATATAAGTTGAGCAAAGAAGAGAAAACGGTTCATAAAGCTGAGATGCGAAGCGATGATAATAAAACAATTATATCTTATGAATTTGAACAAGAAAAGAATGGCTGGGTTGTTGAGAAAAGTGTGTGGAACGTTGAAACAGTTTTTCCTAAAAAAGAAAGTATATGGCTCCCGTCTGAACTTATAGAACAAATCCTTTTAATAGAGACGACTAAAAATAATCTTTTGTAAATTTATAATTACCACAATCATATATTCTACCCCATCCGGCTTCGTTCATTATTTCTTTCTCAGTCTTTTCTGGTGTATAATTATCAAACTTGGTAAGTTCTGATTTTCTAAATTTATATCTATGCCATCGTTTTAAATTTTTAAAATAATAATAATTAGGATTAGTTTGACTTGCAAGTTCAAAACCTAATTTTTTATATAAATTACCTTGGCTCCATCTTCTATCTGCAAATGATTCTATCAGCTTAGGATTCCAACCTCTCTCAAAATATTTAAGCATTTTAGAAGCTAATCCTGGTGTATATGTATCCGGTATAGTAGCAAATCTACTAAGTTCCCAACTTCCATCTTTAGCTTTTTTGCTCATAAATATTCTAGGTTTAGAAAAAGTCATAACACCAATTAATTCGTTCCTATAATAAGCACCCAACTTAATATTACTTTTATCTTCTCCTTGTATATGATGTTTTTCTAAGAAAGCATTTTTAACTTTAGGGCTAATTTCTTTTATTATAGTTTTTCTGGCTCCAATTCTTTTAGAGTTTAAACCTAAAAGATTTTTTAACCGAGCTTCAATTATTCCTCTCTTGTTAGCCCACTCATCTTCAAAGATGTGTATAAGATGAATGTTTTTAGCCTCACACTGAAGGGTTTTATTGATATGATAGTTTTTCTCTTTAAACTTATCAGAGTGCCAGTAAAGACCATCAAATTCAATAGCGATATTATGATCAGGCAAATAAATATCTAGTTCCATAGGAGATATAATTTTTCTATTATTTATTTTAATATTTGTTATATTAAAACTTTTAATAAATGAAATTATTTCATAATGAGTTTTAGATGTATTAGTATTAATTCCCATAGCAATATATCTATTTGATGTTAAAAATGTTTTAGATCCATAACGCGTAATCATGGTATTTTCTATTTTTTCTTTAATTTCGGGATTTTGTATAATATAATCTACACCATATCTTTCTTGTATTGTTTTTTTAGATTTTTTTTTAAAATAAATAGATTTATATATTATTTCGTTTCCATATCGTTTTTTCATTGTAGATTTGGTTTTATTTTTAATAATATCAGATTTCATTGGATTTTCAACGCCATAATTTTTTAATAAAGTTTTTTTTGTTTTTTCTTTAAAGTGTTGCGTTTTAAATATTACTTCATTACCATATTTTTTTTTTAAGGTTTTTTTTTGTTTATCTGAATTGAAGGCTAGAACACCATTATTATTATCTTTTTGTTTTTGTTGTGCTTTTTTTAATATCTCTTTATTTTGCATTGAATTTTTAACGTTATAACGTTTTAAATTTGTATTTTTGATCTTTTCTTTAACATCATTTCTTTTAAATGGATTATTTATACTTCTATTGCATGAATCACATATTATATCATCTTCTATAAATTTGGGTTTAAATCTAAATTTTTGATTTTTTTCTTTATTGCATATACAACATTTAAATATTATATTATCATTTTTTTTTAATATATAATTTCCATTTATTTTAATGGAATTAGCACCTCTAACAGTTGTATATTTTATTTTCGTTTCAACTGTTATACCATTTACTTTTAATATCATATATTTAATTATGCTATGATAACTTCACGTTTGAGGATTTCGCTGTAGATATAGATGTATATGGTGCTATGGGCGGAGATGATGGCCCTGATGGTGTTCCGTGTGTATGACTATTAAATGCATTATTTATAAAATCACGTATTCCTTCATAAAATACTCCAGTGCCATCAGTACCATTAAGATGTATTTTTTCAGCATTAATTTCAACCTTACCATCGTTATATACTGTAATATCTGCTTCGCCATTTTTAATAATAGTTTTATCTTCAGTTACAGTCATAGTTTGATCGCTTCCCCACTCAAGACGTAATTCGTCACCGTTAACCACAAAAACCCTGTCAGCATCATCGCCATCTGTTCTGACCTTCAAGCGTATTTCATCATCTTTTATCGTTATTGTATTAGCTGGAAATTCTTCGTTAGAATCATAACCTTCAACTTGGTATTCATAATTTCCACCTTGCTGTATTTTGGAAAGAGTTATGGCTTCTTCATTCATTTTTATAACATTTTCAACCTTATTGTTCCCATCTAGTTCTTGATCGTCAATAGAGGTGTATTGTGTTTTAATTACAAAATCTGTGGGGTCCTCGGCTTCAACAGGGTGCGCTGTATTATCATTTAGTTCTTCACCCCAATACCGCATTAAACTTCCCATCCATATAGGATTTTGATCTCTCTCCCTCTCAAATAGAACTAAACCATATGCACCAATTGGTGGAAGAGCTTGCATACCCATGTTCGGGAGACCACCAAATGGAGTCATTACAGCGGCCATTTCATATGCTTCTGGAGTATTAACACCTTTTACATGTATTTTAATACGACCTGATTCTTTAAACATTGATGTATCTAAAACTTCTGCCCGGAAAATTCCAGCCATTTCTACCGACATTTTAACTCCTTTATATTAAACCAAATAAACGTGATTTAGACATAAATCTTAATTTAGTGCCTATTTTTACATCCTTAATAGGATCTTTTATATTATTTATTTCTTCGATAATCCAATCATATTTCGCTGTACCATAAAATTTATTAGATATCAAATCTGTTCTATATTCAAATCCAGGTTCAACTGTCCAAATAAAATCATCCTTTTGAACATTGGTATTTATTTTATATAACGTTTTATCAAAAAAGCCAGCTCTTACCTGTTGCACATTATTATCAAAAATTAAGTTATATCTTCCCATTTTACTCTCTCTACCAAAACTAGGCATAGCAGACGAATTTTTTTTAGCCATTATTGTCCTCCAGACGATATAAGTTGTTTATGAGTTTGAAAACTTCTAAAATTACCATATACTTCTTTTAATGTCATTGTAATATCGTAAACTCTAGGATTTCTTTTTGCAGTATATCCAGCTTCAATACGTGCATCGATATTAACATCAGTAGCAATCCACTTAGATTTAACAAGTCCTTCAACTCCTGAATATCTTGTTTGTGTTATATCTTCTCCAAATGTAAATGATAAAACTGGAGGAGATATAATATTACTACTTGTGTCTGCTCTATCTGTTGAATAATCTACTGGTAAAACTAGACCGCGATACGCATTTAATACTTTATACATATTTGTTTCATTCCAACTCTGTCCCCAACCATCATAAATTGGATTCATACGCCCATTACTACCATTATACGTATCTTTAAAGGATATATCTGCAGATCCTGTTTTGCTATCTTTACCACTCTCTGGGGCAATAATTGCAATAGTCGTTTTAAACTGAAGAGAACGAGCTGATGTATTACCCCATACAAGAAATTCATTAGTTCGGCCAATAGCGGTATGTGTTGCCCAAGCTGCAGAACGTGTTTCACCAGATAATTCGGGATTAAATTGAAATGGGATCGTAAATAACATATTATTGTTAATATCATATTCTTTTGAAGAATCTGGATAAACGAGTATATATCCTAGGTCGTCAACATAGTTTTCTATAATACATTTTTCTTTTAAAGTTTGTTTCCTGTTATCTTTTAGAAAAAAATCAAGTTTATTTTTTATTTTCATATGAAAATCAGATTTTGTTTCTGCTTGTATTTTTTGAGTATCTGTATATACAAGTTGAGAGTTAGAGTCATTATATGCCACAAATCTGGTATTGTTATCGTCGACGTCAGCACCGAATGCAACCATTGCACCATGCAAAGCTGTTTTTGTTATTTCTCCTGTTACTACATTTACATTTGTACCATCAGCATTTTTCGTTACCCCTTTGCCATAATTGACAACTTCTTTATCAACATAATATTGTGGTTTAATTTCTTTCTTTAATGGCCGTTTGGCGGAATCATTTCTTGTGGAGGGCGTTGTGCCATCAGTTGTACTATATTTCGATGCATAAAAATCAACTTCTCCACCCTTTCTTATTAAACCGATATCTGTTTCAATAAAACTATTATCATTAATTCCATTTTTATCTGTATTACCAGGAGGTGTCATGTCAATTGCAATAGTATTAAGTAATGCGTTATTTTTTGTTTCTGCTGTTATCGTTGGATATTTACCCGGTTGAGGTTGTGTTCCTCCAAATGCAGATTGAGCGAAAGGAGCTGATTCTATTAATTTATCTGTTATCCCATCTCTACTACCAGTTTCATCTGTTCCAAATGTAAATTTATCATATTCAACAATAGTAGGAACATTAACAGCAAGAGCAGACAGAGCATAATTATCATCATTAAAAAACGCTAAATCTTCACCAAGATTGCTGTTAGTAATTGCTCCATTTTCATCTAATATATTTATAGTTTTAGTAATTTGATTACTACTATCCATAAATCTAAAATCATCGTATGAAAATCTATTATTAGCAGACTTATTTGTTAATCCTGAACCTGATAACTTACCTCGATATTTAAAATTAACAATATTTATACTATTTTTTATTGTTTTAATATTTTGAAATTCTCCACCAGCCAATCTATTTTCGTTATTAATAATACCCATCATATTCCAATAATTATAATCGGTATCTTGTTCACTCAAAGAGCCAATACGTGACCATGAAAATAAATCTTCTTCTTTACCAAAAGTTTGTGTTGCCATATTATAAGCAAATAAATCTTTGCCTTGCGCATGAGCTATACCAGTATTATATATAGGTGTTTCTGTACCACCAGTAGTAGTATAATCAATTTGAAATTGTCCGAGATGAGGATCACCTAAATTACCTTCTGCATCTTGATATTCAGGGTGATAATTATTTTCTGTAATATTAGTTTTATTAGTCATCAACTCGTCATAGAAGATGTTTATAGTTTCGTATCTTTTAATATTAGAGATAGCCATACGTTCATTAACCGCTTCATTACCCTCGGCCATAGTATCTATATTCCAAAGCCCTTGAAATATATTATGCTTATCTTGACTGTTTTTCCAATTTGTCCAATTAAAATGTTTAAAACCCTCTAAATTTTCGTTTTTATCATCTTTAATCAATTCTTTATAAAACAAATCTTTACCTGTAAGATTTTCAACACCAGTTAATGGTATCAATATATCATTAAGTCCAGCATCGATAAAGTGAGGATCTATATCAAGTTCATTATCTACAGTCGGATTTAATGATTTTCCTTTATAATCTGTATAAATTACTTTACCGGCACCAAGTGATGCATTAGCCATTAACTCACCGTAGAAGGTTTGATCAGATTTAACATGAAACATTCCATCAAATATTTTTGTCGATTTATCATTTATTTTGGTTAAAACATCTTTATTAATATAATAAGTGGTATTATTTGCGTGCCATCCTTTTTCAACATCTGGAAATAAAATTTTATAACTTCCAAGCGTACCTTTGGTATCACCATCTTCAGCCATATAGATACTATTTGTTGTAAACGGAGCTGGAAAATTATTAATATTATCATCTTTAGCGGAATTGAAATTACTTTCTATATTAGTATTAAGATCCTGTCTATAAATTCCATCAGCATTTGGTGTAAAAAATTCACTTGCCAAACCCCACAACTTACTAGTATAAGCACCTTTTCTATGTTTGGTACGATCTTTGTTGATGTTCCATAATTTTTCAACATCAATTTTATCTTTTCCATTAACATGTTGACTAAAATTATAAATAGCTTGATATTCTGTTGGTTGTAACCAACTAGCGGTTATATTAACATTTCCAGTCCACTCATTTATAAAAGTCATACCATCAATTTCTGTCCATTGACCGTCCCACTCATCATAAGACATAGCGTCTTTGCCTTCTGTACCAGAACTAGGCCGTATTTTTCTATCACTATTAAATATATTTAACTGGCCAGCTTTTCCTTCTATAACAGCATCCCGAAAATTTGCCATAGAAGAATATTTAGCTGCGAATGAATTTTCTATATCCCACTCTTCACCATCAAGCCATCCATTCCAATTTCCACTAGCATCTCCCTTTACTTCTCCTCGTGAGCCTTGGATAGCAACATTTGTCGCTGGTAATACATCACGTTCATTTTTAGGATTAATAGCTCTTAGGCGAGACATTGTCCATGCAGCAGGGTGGTTTTGTAATGCTCCAAATGAAGTTGCAACTTCTGAAACTGAATCAACATAACCAAGAACACCTGAACCTGCACTACCTTCTAATGTGATATTACTTTTAACATTATAAACTATAGACGCTGCATTTACGAAAGTTAACCGTCTCAACACATTTTGTGTATCATCATTTATACTGAAATCACTAAAACCTTGAGGATTACTAAGATCTTCAATAGTATCCACTAAATTAGACGCTGTACTTAAAGCACTCGTAACACCCATTCCAGCAGCAACCAATGTAAACCAATCTACTTCTGATAAATCACTCATTATTATATCACGTGATGTAGTTTCTTGCCATCTATCTGAATTTATATCAACATTATTATTAATAGCAATAGCTGTAGGGAAGGCATAATCATTTTCACCAAATTCATTATTACCTTCTAATGTTTTATAGAAACTATTTTTTGATGCGATATCACCTTCTTTAATATTGAAGATAGTTATTTCACTACCATCGGAAGCTAACGTACTATATGTAAAATTTGTTGTTTCTTGAATGGACGAATAATCACCATTGTTGTCTTCTCTATATAGATTAAAATCCACTTCACCAATTTTATTACGTACGTTTTCTAAATAAACACCTTGAGTTTTCCACTCCTCAATAGTTTCCAACCCAAATTCTGCAAGAAAAGCTTCTTCCACTTTAGCAGAACCATAATCTATGTTTTTTGTATCTAAGAGATCAGCATATTTCTGATTTGAAGTTGTCGCAATACTTCCAGGTACTTTTGATGCACCAATATATCTGAAATCTTTTGCTCCTCTAACACTTGGAGTACCAGAAATCTTACCTGAAGACTTAACTAATATATCTGTATAGTCAAAATTATCAACTTGTTGTTTCTGGAATATAGCAGCATCAGCCATCTCATTTACATCTTCTGTCGCCGGGTCGTCTATGACATAATTTATAGCGTCTCTGTTGGGGATATATTCGTTAGCATTTCCGTCATCAAAATCACCAGGTTGTTGATTATAATTATTAAAATCAATATCTGTAATATCACCTTCGCTATTAACTGTAGTTGCATCTATTTTTAATTTTGTCTTATCTATATCGTTAAGTGTATATTCAACGTTTCTATCTAATCGAGTTACAGTAAGAACATCTTGGACATTAACTTGCCCAGTATATCCATCAGTATCATCGTCTTGGTATACAACATTTGTTTCATCAGTTTGAGTAACACCGTGGACAAATGATTCTGAATTTATTGTACTCTCTGATAATTTTGAATACGGTCTCTTAATTTGTACAGAATCATAATTAAAATTACTCTTGTCTTGACCTGAAATAACATCATCTGTAGTCACAGCATTAAACTGAGCTGCTTCATTTATTTTATATTCAGATTCATAATTTGAGTGAATAATATTTTCATTTGTTATGCCATCTAGTTTATTATCTCTTACACCTTTTATTCTATCGTTTATATCGTTGTCACCCACGTATTCCGAACGGTCTTGTAATTGGGTTAAAGGTTCAGTGTTGCCAATTATATTATTAGGAGGTACAACTGTTTTACGAGGTGTGTTTTGTTCATGTACAGTAGTATCTATAAAATCGTTTTCTACATTTCTGCTACTTATATAATTACTATAATCATGATTAGTATTTTCTTGACCACTTTCTCTTTCTTCACCAGCATTTAATACTGCATTATCAATTTTTATAGAAGCTTCATAATTTGAGTGAATGATATTTTCATTTGTTATACCATTTAATTTATTATCTCTTATACCTTTTATTTCATCATTTGTATTATTATCACCTACGTATTCTGGCCTATTTTGAAGTTGATCATTAGGTTTTTCTAAATTTAGTTGATTTGTTGGATCTGTTACTTCTTTTTTTGGAGTTTCACTATCGAATAAACCAACATTAGATTCTGAACTTATATCAGTGTTTCTTTCATTACCAAAATCATCATATATAAAATTTTCATGATATATATTAGATATATTTTTATCAATGACATTAGCACTTTCAGGTATATTAACAGGATCATTAGGATATAATTCTTGATTTATTATTCCATCACTACTTACGTCTATAGATTTAAAATCTCTTGCACCGATAGCATCGCCGCTTCCTTTTATTACCTGCCCATCATTTTCCAACTCTGTATAATCGTATCTCTCGTTTCTTTGATCGGGATCTGATAACACATCTCCTATTTTAGAATGGGTATCAGTTGTTGTTTCCTGTTTTAATGTTTCTTTTTCAAGTAAACCTTCATTAGATTCTATTTCTCTATTAGCTTTTATGTTAGTATTTAATTCATATTCATAATTTTTATTAGCATTATTATTTGTACTATAATTACTAGATAATACATTGTCCTCATATAGTACCTTAACAGCATTGTCATACAATTCTGTATCAATTTCGCCATTAGTTGTTGTAGGATTAAAACCAGCAGAAGCTAACGCCGATACAGTATTTGTTGAATCTTTAATTTTTCTAATTGTTGTATTTACATTCCCATTTTCATCAATAAAAGTAACGTTACCTTCAGAATCTGCACGAGAGGCGCTATTGTCAGCTACATCTTTATTTCTTAATACCGAGGTAGTATCATAATCGTTCTCTATTATTTGTTCTGAAGCAGGAGTGTTTACGTTATAAGATAAAGCACTTCCACCTGTTTCTGCTTCTAATATAGTTATAGGTGAAGCATTAACAGAGCTGGATGCTTCTGTTGTTATTTGAACATCAGTTGGTTTACCCTGAGACGCTGTAGCTTCTTCAATTTCTTGTAAATCTTTTTCAGTAGATATAGTGTCTGCAATTTCTTGTAAATCTTTTTCAGTAGATATAGTGTCTGCAATTTCTTGTAAATCTTTTTCAGTAGATGTAGTGTCTGCAATTTCTTCTTCAGTCTTTTCAGTAGATGTAGTGTCTGCAATTTCTTCTTCAGTCTTTTCAGTAGATGTAGTGTCTGCAATTTCTTCTTCAGTCTTTTCAGTAGGTATAGTACCAGCAATTTCTTCTTCAGTTTTATTAACTGAAATTGTTGAAGGTATATCCATCTCAAACTTGAGAGTGTGATCTTCTTCTGGACCCAAATCTGATTCGGACTTTTTCCCAGTTGAGTCGTGTACATTTACAACTTCGTCTTTTTTAGAATTTTTAAATATATCAACTACATTTAAATCCTTCTCATTAAAAAATTTATCATTTACAACAGGAGCAGTTGTATTTATATCATTTTCTACTTTTACTTGATTTCCGTTAGCTCCGCTAACTTCCATAGATGGAGAATCTTTTTTCTCATGAGTATTAGTATCTTCCACCACTTCATCTTTTTTAAAATTTTTTTCACCTGTTATAGTAATAGAAGAATCTTTAATCTGTCTACTACTTACCAAATCTATTTGATCACCTATTTTTATATCTCTATTTTCACTTTCTAATACTTCTTGCTCATCTTTTTTAGAATCAGATTTAATGTTTATTGAATTTAATTCTTTTAATTTAGAATCTGAAGAAATGGATATTTCATTTAAATTTTTATTTGGTCGAGTTTCTGTGCTAGCAATATCAACAGATTTTTTAGTTTCAGAATCTTTTATTTGAGTGATTTTTTCATCTATTTTACTTGTAGAAGATATAGGCATTTGAGGTTCAGCTTCGTCCTTACCTCTTCTTTCTATAGCTTGCTGTATTTCTTGTTCATTTTTTATTCTCTGACCAGTTGGAAGTGTTAAGTCATTTTCATTTTTATTTTTTTGAGTACCGAAAGAACCTAAAGTACGTATACCTTTCTGAGCTTTATTATCAGGTTCTAAAAAATTTTCACCCAATTTATAACTTTCTCGAGGGGGGATATTTTGTTCTGGTTTTAAAATCTCAGAATCAATATTAGGATTTGGAACACCTGGTCCCACGCCAAGGTTACCACTATCATTAGAAGTGTTATCACAATTAGCCATTTTTACCTCTCAACTTATTACTTACTATTATCTTAAGATAAATTGAGAAATTAGGCTATTTATTGAGTTGGTTTGTTTCTTTGTTCATATTTTTAATTAAATAGTATAATACTGAAAGAAATAACTTAGTATTATTATAATCAATAAATCCTTCATAATTACTAATCATTGCCTTACTTTTATATATCAAGTAATACCATGTACGTCTATTAATATCTTTCTGTTTCATCTCATCATAAAATCTATAGCCAAGAGTAAAAAATTGAATTATATTTTTTCCATTACTTTCGTGAGCTTCAATAGATAAAACAATATCATTTCCATTAAATATAATTTGTTCTGCCCATCCATCTTTATCATATTCTATAGTTGGAAAATTGTCCCAACTTTCTATTTCTTCTACATCCTTTAAAGTTATAGTTTCATACTTTAAAAGTTTGTCTATTAAGATTGGGTACATTTCTCTAATTTGTGTAATATCAAGAGTTATACCGTTATATGTTTGTTCTTTCCCATTTATATATTTTTTCCAATTCTTCCTATAATGAAAAAAAGTCTTTAATCTCTCAAAAAAACCAGGAGTATATTCGCTTATTAAATCAACGTATAAAGCTTCATGATTTTCATCGTTTTTAAAATCTTTACAAATATCAAAACGCATGGTGTGCTCTTCCATACATGTAGAACATTGAAGTTCAAGTATGGGTTCATATAAATATTTTATTATTTTCATATTATTAATTATGCTCCTTAAAGACCAGTTTCCATGGTCGCTACAAAAGAATTATTACCGCCACCCTTAACAGTATCTGCTAACTTCTCAACTGCAAGAGCTGTTCTAGAAGTAAACCCGGATATTTTATTTAAATGTTCATTAGCTGTATCCATTTGAGCTGCAGCTTTATCAACATCACCGCTTTTTTTAACTTCAACTTGAATATCATGAACAATCTTCTTGTATGCTTTTAATCCTTTAAGTCCTTTATCTTGAACCTGGCCCAATTTAATAAATGATGTTGTTATATCATCTATAGAACTGATATAATCTTTGGCTACATCTTTCATACCACCTAATTCCGACTTAATTCCTTTTATGCCTTCTATTGCTCCAACAGCATTTTTAGCTAATAATTGTGTTCCAGTACCCATCATTTTAAATGCAGCACCTATGCTTAAAGCAACGAGAGCAAATAAACCAAGAGTAATAGCAGCGGCTCCAAAAGTACCAACAAAAGGCATCATAATCGCGGCAGCAATACCCATACCAACAGCTAATGCGACTAAAGATTTTGCTAGTTCTATTGATGTATTCAACATAGTCTTAGAATGTTCAGTAAGAGATGCAAATCCTTTAGCCATAAGTTGCATGCCAAGGCCGGAAAGAGCCATACCTGCTCCAAGAATTATTGTAGCTACACCTAATGCGGCAATAGCAATAATAGCAGTTGCTATCGGTACAATAAAGAAATTTATAGCCGTCACAAAAGCAGTAAAAGCAGCTATCGTAAGAATTAATCCTAAAGCAAGAGTACCGATATTACCTGAAAGTTTAGCAATACCTTCACTGAAGAATTTAAACCCTAAACCAACCAAAGCCATACCTGCTCCCATCATAACAAAAGCAAGCCCAACCCCTAATAAGGCGGGAATAACTGGTGTGACTTGAATACCAAGTAATAAAAGCCCGGCTCCTAATACTGCAAGGCCTGCTACAACAACTCCGGCATTTTCACTTATATATCTTAATCCGTCTACAAATCCTGTGATAGAATCTTTTATTACATTAAACATCATAACTAGAGCCATAGCGGCTAAGCCAATAACTGCCATAGCAATAGCAAACAATGACAAGCCAAGAGCTGCCGCTCCACCAACAATACCTAATAAGCCCAATGGTATAAGTAGAGAAAAAATTCCAGCAGCCATATTTTTAGCACCTTCTGCAAACTCTTTACCAGTCTTAGATATAGCTTGAATTATTTTATCTAAACCCCAACCTATTAAAAATAAACCAGCACCAAGTATCGCTATTGATCCTGCAATCATTAACATAGCTCCACCAAGTGTAATTAATGGTACGGCAGCAGCAGTCCCAGCAGCTGCCAGAGCCAATACAGCTACAACTAATATGGCCATCATTGCAGCCATTATACCAAATGTTTTCCATCCACCGTCATTCTGTATTACTTCATTTAAAAGCCAGAAAGCTCCAGCTAATATAGCGACGGATCCCGCAACCATTAACATCGCTCCGCCGAGTAACATTATTTCTGGACCAGCAACTGCGGATATTTTACCTAAGGCAAAAGCTGCTGCTCCTAATCCGACCATCATTAAAGCCATGATAAGGCCAGCTTTAATCATATCTGGTCCAGATGCATTTTGAACAACATCAACTAAAACTTTAAATGCAAGAGCTAATAAAAAAACAGCAGCAGCAATCGCAGCTAAACCAATGCCGACTTGCATTAAACCTTTACCATTTATTTTACTTAATTTGCTTGTAGCATCAGTCCCATTGTCCATAGATTTATCACCTATTGCATTTGATGCACCACCTTTTATAGTTTTACTATTATCACCACCTGCAACACTCTGCATACTTGAACCAAGTTTGCCTAATCCTTCACTCAATGCTTTATTTTTTAACTTTCCAGCAGCTAACGTAACAAATTTACCTAAAGCTGCAATACCCTTTTTAGCGCCTGAAGCTATACCACCAAACATACCACCAAAACCTTCACCTAATTTCCCAATTGGCATTAACAGTTTAAGTAAATTTGTTTTAGTTAAAGCAGTGAATAATATAATTAAACCCATAGTACCACGAATGGCTCCGCCAAAAGGTCCCAACTTCTTAGTAAATTCTGTAAAACCTTGGGCAACTTTTGCTATCTTTGACGCAATAGGTGTAAGGATATCTATAAGAGGCATAAGGAATGTTTGCATCAACACATTACCTATAAACGCCAAACGTGTTAATGATTCTTTCATAGATTGACGTGCTTGTTCTGCTTGAGATTCTAATGTTGCTTGCTCTTCCATCTTTTTAATTTCTTCAGCAGACATATTTTTTTGTCTTTCTTGGGCATTAGTTAGTTGATTAATTTGTTGTATAGTCATACCATGAGCTTCTGCCATAGCTTGAAGAGCGAGAGCATTCCCACCATATTGTTCTTTTAATTGAACTGCGGTTGCTGTTAACTTTTCTGTCATACCTTCCATAGCAGACGCATCACCAGTCATCATAGCTAAACCGTCAGCAACTGATATACCCATACTATGCCATAGAAGAACATTATCTTCTAATTTAGTTGGATCCATAAAACGATCAATCATACCACTAGCATCTTGAGCACTTAGACCAGCTTTAGTAAATGATGTAGTCATTTTAGCAACTTCTTTCGCTACAATTTTTGCATTCTTAATAGAGTTGGCTCCCATCGCAGTCATTCTATTTATCACTTTCCCTACTTGTGCCGTAACTTCAGTCGCTTCCTCTGCTGTGAGTCCGAATACCGCTTGAACATCTGCCATTTCCTCTGCCATTGCATTTACACTATCCACGTCTAAACCACCAACGAGAACAAGCTGCCTCATTAAATCTGCAGCCGCTCCTTCAGATATACCAAAAGCCTGTGACATTCTAATTGATGTAATAGCCAGTTCATTCAAATCGTCTATATTATCTGAAACTCTAGCTGCAGCTAAAGAATTCATGGCTTCAGCAGCTCTTGTCATTGATACACCTGTTTGAGTGCCAACATCACGAACGGCTTTATTCATATCCATAACTGTTTTAGTAAAACTTTTTGCATTCTCTCCTGCACCTTCAAATACAGTAGCATTAGCAAGAGCTAATCTATGAGTTGTTTCTACTGTTTGAGCTTGAGCACTTACAGCATCATCCATGATACGTAAAGCACCTAAAGCAGTAGTCATTGTAGATAGAGTACCACCAGCTAAACCTGCTAGTTGACCTTTTAATTTAGGGAGAGTCTGATTTAAAAACGTAGTTCTATGGTTTAATTGTTCTAATTGTTTGGTATATGCTTTAGCACTAATTGTACCGTGTGCGAATTCTTCTGCTAGTTTCATAGTTAATGTGCTATATTGTACCAGCTGTTTACCATTAAGGTTTTTCTTAAATTCAGCCGCAGCACTATTTACTTCTCTAAACTCTTTAGCAAGTTTTTCATTACTTCCTTCCAATTCAATTATTTGTTCAGTTAATTGATCACCAAAATTAAATCTATCACCTTTAGGATCAAATCCTTTAAGTATTTCATGGAGTTGATTAGCACTGCTACCTGCATTAATATAAGCTCGGTCTAGAACATTAACTGCTCCTGTTAAAATATCTATTTGTCCTGCTGTTTTAATAGATTGACCTACTTTTATTTGTGCTTCATATAATCTCTCCATCCCTCCAGCTAATCCATCAATACTATTTCCACTCTTAATATAGTTGTTTAAAACATCACCGTATTCTTTACCTGATTCAACAGCGTTTTTCAAATTTTCACTAATTTGATTAATTGATCCAGTCATATTATCATGAACAGGTATAAAATTTTTCATTATATCAAGAGTATTACCAAAATTGTTAAAACCTTTAGTCAGGGAGGCAACACCTTGAACTGCTTCTTTAGTATTAAAGAGAAAATCTAAACGCATTTTTAAGGCATTCATTGTGCCCATAAAATATTACTCCTATTTCACGTTACCGTGAGCATATTTTGGCGGTTCTATTGGTAGAGCCATTATTTCTAATTCAGTAAAATAACTTCCTTCTTCTATCTTGTGAGAAACCTTCGTCAAAAGCCATTTCCTAGTGAAGAATGCAGCAAAAGATCCTGCCCCATTAAAATCACTATCAAAGTAGACATTAAACATTGTATAATCAGTACCAAAACTAGGATCACCCATTATTTTAGCTTTAGCTTTAAAGACGTTATTGTGTATAATAGCGCCTATAGCTTTAGTTACATTACTACTAGAATTTCTAAGTACCTCATTAAATTCATCTATTATTTGGGTTCTGGCTTTGTCATCTTCACTTATTCCCCACCCAAAAATATGTGCGCCAACGTCGTAACTTAAACCAAAAGATTTACCTTCAGATGTAGCTTTTTCACTTAATTGTTGGGGATTCATAGTTAATAACGCTTTGGCATCAGTATCACCTTTTTCTTGTATTTGTTGTACTACTTCAGCGATTTTGCCCCAATCTTCTTCATTAAACTGTGAAAGTTTTGTATCTAATTCACTCTTAATCATGGACGTTGCATAATCTAACATTTTTAAATCTACATCAAAAGTAAGAAGCGTTTTCTCAGAATAATTCATTGACTGTTTTTTCCATAGCAGTGTTGGACCTTTTAATTCTTCTATATCGGACTCAGACTCAACTCCCATGGTATATTTTTCTATTTGCCATTTTTTTAAATTTCCGGCCCTACCTTCATCTGTAACAGCGTAACGCCAACCAAACAATATATAAGAATGATAGTGTGTTTTCCCATTTACTGTTTTATATTTTATTTCTTTATCTTTCATAACGTATGAAGCTAATAACCAACCTTTATCAGAAAAATCTTTTTCAGTTGTATCTGGAGTAGCTTTAGAAATTATTTCATTTATTTTAGAACCAAGTGTATCACCTAATCTTATTTTTATATCTACACCCGTTTCACCAAATTTATCATCATTCATTTCAAACGTATCATCAAAACTTAGATGGATATCAAAAGTCTCTAATTGAGCTTTAATGCCATCTGTTGCTATTACAAATTCTAAAATTTCTTTAACACTCATTTTTTTAAGGTCTCCATTAACCTCAGAGTTTAATAAAGTTAAATCTTCCAACTTATTAAATTTAACAATATCTAATATTCTTTCTGTATTTTCTATAAATTCCAATGTTATAGTCACAATACCATTTTCATTCATGTTAAATCCAGTTTTTAAGAGTATAGCAGGAATTGTTTGAACCATATCTCCTCTCTCAGCACCTGCCTTTAAATCAACCCATCCAAATTGAATGCTCATGTTTGGTCTTCCAGCGTTTTTATTCTTCCAATACCCTATATAATCGAAAGCACGAGACCACGTGTTCTCTGGATCAATAATTGTTATAGAACCCTTTCTTGCTCCAATTTGAACACCATCAAACTCTGCATTTTGTATATAATACCGTGGAATAGTTAACTTTCCATATTCGCGATGACTCATTGTATTATAAAAATTTTTAAGTAACTCGTCATCACCAGCTCCTGTTTCTACAAAGAAATCAACTTGAATCCAAGTCTGCGTTGTTGGAAGAATCCTACTCTCATCCAGCCAACTATCTTTTTCTGGAGCCCGTTTACTGAAATCATGACGACGATTGGAAATACCCATACTAGCTCCAGCACCTCCAGCTTTTAATGCCTCTATCTCTTTTTTTGTCATCTATTACGCTCCTGGTGGTCGATATTGGACGACTGTTTTCTGTGTTCTGTTGGCAAAAGGACGTTGCGAATCAGATGCATAGCTTGATTGTGTTATTTGACTTCTTATTCCGGCCAATTCTTCACTTCCTGGTCCTGCCGCTCTAGCTATTGAACCATTTATTTTTTTATTTAAACGTCTTACAAATGGATCCATAGCTAATTGCATCGCAGCCATTTCAGGACCTGTATACAGACCTTGACTTATTAGTCTTCCTCTTAACATAGAAGTGAAGTATTTCCTGTAAGCAATTTTAGGAACCATGGGTATTCGCATTTTCATAACATCATATATTATTTTCCCTGTTAAAACTTTTTTACTCTTTCTCATCATCATAATCCATGCTTCTATGTTGTGGTAAAAAGCTGATACATAATGTAAATTAATACCAACTGTATAAAAATTATTACTGCCTAAAATTAAAACTAAGGGAGCTGGATCTTGCTTGAAATTCCTGTATCTACATTGATATATTCTGCCAACAGCAAAAGGTATTATATTACTTTGCTGTTGTTTTGTTACTGTGTTGACCAATTTGTTAAATAATGAATTCATATAATTATCTTTACGTATATTATAAAATATCATTAAAAAAAAGCTACCCCTTAAGGTAGCTTTATTATGTTAATATACAAAAATACTATTCTGAGTCTTTAGAACCTTTAATTTTAATTTTAGCGGGTTTATCCTTTTTTAATTCATCTTTTAATTTATCATTAAAAGAACCCAATTCAGAAAACATATCTGCAAATTCTTTTTCCTCTTTTGAAGTATCGTTATAATCGTAATAATAAGGACGCTTTTTTACAGGGATTTTTGTATAATTTGTAAATACACCCTTTTTTTTATCTTCTTTTTTATCAGCCATATCTATCTCCTTATTTATTAATCTAATTCATTTGCCATATATATAAACTTTTTAATCTTATCACCAATAATTGTAAGTGTGCCCCACCCACCATCTGTTATATCGTCTTCCATCATAACTGCAGCATAGAATATTACCTGTATAGTATTAGAAACAATTTCAAATTTTATTAGTGTTCCAGGGTCTATAGTAAAATAACTACTTTTATCTTTAAACTTTGTAAAAAATTCATCGCTTGACATCCAGCTCTCAACAATGGTTAAGGCATTATCATTATATTCTACTTCCCCAACAAAATTTAATTTTACTAAATCATGTAAATTTATTTGTTGATTTAGAGTATATTCATACACTATCTTCTCCTGTTATTATTATCTTTTATTGCTTGTGTTTGAATTGATAATAATAATTCTACTGCTTCAACAAGATATGAAACATTTTCTTTAACTTCTTTCATGTCCTTCATAAGTTTAAGCAAAGCTTTTTTCTCAGTATCTCCCATATTAACTCCTTTAATCTATAAAGTTATCTTACTGAGTATCCTTAATATTATCTATTTTTGTAAATTTATTTTAAGACTTCAGAAATGAAATACTTTATACTTTTTTTGCAGTGTATCGAATCTTTCAACTGAAAATAGTGAGATAATTGAACCAGGCTCAAAGTCACCAACACCATAAAGATTAATAATTTCTTTATGGACGATATATGAAGATTGTGAGTACCTATCACCACTATGTATTGAATACCAATTATTTGCAGGATCAATTGTTACTAGGTACATCTTTCCCTTCTTCTAATCTCTTTTTAGCTATAAGTTTTCTTTCCTTCTCTTTCCTCTTCTGTTTAGCTTCCATAATCATTGTTAGTTCTACTCGTCTAACATCTGATTGATGACCGCCATTTCTAAGGATTGCGAAGCCTACTTCTTCTAATCTCTTATGACATCTATCACACACACTGACTAAATTTGTAAGAGAGTTATTATGAGAGATACGAACAGGAACAATATGATGAGCTGATATCTTACCCTTTTTGCCACACATTACACATCTATAGCCATCACGACGATAACACTGTTTTCTTATTGAGTCCCAACTCTCAGTATATAAACCTCTTCTCTTTTTTATATCCTGAACCCTATTCCCAGCATTTCTTTTCGTATTAGGTTTAAACTTTTTTCTGTAATTGAACATTGATGATTTATATTTTTTGTTTGCCAGGTTCAACTCCTTAAAGATTATTCATAATTATATTAATACTTCTTTATGCTCTTTTGGACATACAGCAATAACATCTTCATCAACTTCAACATACCAATTCTTATTTTTATATTTAATTTTAGTATCATACATTGTTTTTTCCATTAAATCATCAGCCTCAACATAGTCTAATCTTTTACCTTTATCGTCATACCCAAAGTCATCTATATCAAATATAAAATATTTACCTATAGAAAAATCATCAATTAAATTAAGTTCTATTTTATTATTTTCTAAAATATATTTTATAAGTTTATAATATTTTATCATTTCAACCTCTTTATATATTTATCAAGTTTCTTTATATCACCAAGATTTGAAGCTTTACGTTGAAGTTTTTTAATATCATATTTATTGGCATCTTTTTTATGGTAAAGGGACATATATATAGCAAGAGAACCTAAAATAACAGAATATTTTAAATGTGCATACATTCTCATATTTACTCTATCCCACTTAAAAGTGAAAAGTTTTGCAACCATTCGCTGCACAAAGGAGAATTCTTTATGTTTCAAGAGATTGGCTCGTTTATCTATATATTCATAAAACATCTCTTCTATAAATTTTTGTAAATCTGAACCTACTTGATTAACAAAAATTATTCTAGGTATATCTATTTTATATTTCCAATATAAAGTAGTTGGAGGCATAAAATGAGGTTTTCTACTGAAATTAGCTTTAATCCATTTTTTATGATTAAAACGATATTCAATCAAATATTCACTTATTTTAGTAATATCAATATAGGGCAAATCTTTTTTATCAGTATTTGCTTCTAAGTAATCTTTAGCATATTGTTTTATTTGTCTTAAGTCTGTAGTTTTCCTATTAAAAGAACTAAGAGGATAATTTATTTTATATTGAAGAGTCCAACCAAGTCTAGTTTTACCAAATTTGAATCGAGTTACATTTATAATTAATTCTGAATAGTTTATAGTGGGTTCATCTGAATAAGAACGTGTTTGCTGCTGTTGAGGCATTAAAGTTTGATAATCTTTTTTAGATGATTTAGGTTGGTTAACTATAGAAGCTGCGAGTGTGGATAAATCCATTTATTCTTCTTCTTCGTCTACTTCTTCAAGCCAAGCAGACATATTGTCTTTAGCAAATACATTTACCCATTTGTCAAACTCTTTATAATCAAATATTTCTTTATCTTCAGTTTGCATCTTCTCCATACCATTTAAATCATCGATTATATCATCAAGTACTTCTTCTTTATTCTCTTGAAGGTATTCAATTAAAGCGTCAAATTTGCGTTCTACAAAAAAACGTTTTTCGTTGCGCCAAGTTTTTTCATTTAATTCATTAAAAAATTTATCAACATTCATTTAATTGTTTTTACCTTTTACTTAGTTTTATTTATCTTATATAAATTAAGAGATATTAGTTAAATTTTTTATAATTTTCTCTTGATTGTGTTCTTTCTCTATCTAAATTGTATAATCGTTTATATTTAAATTCAGAGAACATACCTTCTTGGCTATAATCCTTAACACATTCTACTATTTTAGGGAATGCTCCAGTTAAGCCATGTATTTCAGCGATAAGCATTGCTGCAAATATTGGAAGTCCAGGAAGATTAACGATGAAGTCTTCAGAAAAATAATCTTTATTTTGTTCAACAAGATCGTGTACTTGAATAAACGTTGAGTGTTTTTTCAAGTTGAGAGATGTATTTTTTATATTTATCTGTTTTACAAAAATGGAGTGTTCTTCTCCTATTGCGTTTATTATGTCTTCTTTTAAAAAAGCTCCAAAATTAATTAAATTGACAGTTTTTAACATATTTTACTCCACTTATTTATTATATACTATTATCTTAATATAATTACCAAAATATAGTAAAAATGGAGTGAAATATATTTTATAGAAGATTCTTTAATAGTTTAGATGTAGTATCCAATCCATCAAGAAGTGATTTTAATTTTAAATCAAAGTAGTGTTTTTTAATTTTATCAATATCAAGAGTTATTTTCGTTCCTTTAATAATTTCACTTATATATGAATAATTATCTTTTTGATTAGGATTTTGTGCCATATCAATAATTAATAAATTATTTTTAATAAGAGGGTGAAATTCTTCTTTCATAGAATCAATACCAGCTATCGCTGCATTTGCTCCTTTCTTTTTTCCGTATCTTGGAACGCCAACAATATTATCGCTTTTATCACCAACTATAGATTTGTAAAGTACATAATTGTATTCTGGTATTACTTGATTTTTTTTAGTTATAGGGTTATAAATATCTACATTTGAAAATTGCTGTGCCAGCTGTATCATATCTGTATCTGTAGAAACTACGTTAATATATGATTTATCAATTAATTTATTTGTTGCTACTTCTGATTCAACGTTGTTACTTACATATTTAACTATAGAATAAATTAAATCGTCAGCTTCAGCTTCTTGCTTTGTAAATTGAACAACAGGATAAGATTTAAGAATTTCTTTTGATTTATTCATCATATTAATATATACAGGGTAGAAACTATCATTGCCATGTTTCCTATTTGCTTTATAGTCAGAATTAATTTTTTTTCTCCAATTAGAACCGCCTTTACCATCCCAAATAATATAAACTTTAGCACCTTTGTTTAACTTCATAATACTATGAAGTTTGTTAAAAAACATATGTGTAGAAAAACCTATAATATTTTTTTGAACTTCCGTAATTAATTCTTTTTCATTATCAATATCAATTTTAGAATTTATTTCTTTCATCATAATAGATTTAGCGCGGAAAAAGCTAAGTGATGCGATATTGTTAGCATCTATTAATAAATGTTTCATTTTCCATCCTTTTTTAAATATTTCATAGCTATAGATATTCTATCATGATCTGATAGGTATTCCTTTAATAAATCATTTAAAACTTGTTTGTCTTTACTACTTAAGATTACTTTCTGTAATATTCTTTTTTTTATTATATTAAAATTACTTTCATCTTTCCCACTCATAGATATATTATTTAATCTATTAACCATATCTATAAATTTTTGTTGAGAAGCTTTATCACTTTTCCCATCAGAGAAATATCCAATAATTTTCAATTTCCCTTGATTTTCTTGTGTAATAAAATTGGGATTAATAATTTCATTTACAAAATCTAATTCTATATTTCTAAACATTTCAATAATATAATTAGCTATATCTTCTACTTCTTTTTTACTCTCAAATTCAGTGAAGAGTACAACTTTTCTATTACCAGTTATTTCTAGATATTCATACTTTTCTTCAAAGACGGAAAATATTTCAGTTAAAAAAATATCATTTTTTGTAATATCAGCGTTGGGATGAATACCAAATTGAAGATGCCATTTGTCTGTATGATATATTTTCATAGCCCATGAAGTAGGTTTTTTTCCGTCATTAGCATACGAGGCAATTTCACGAAAAAGACCTTTCTTACCATTATTCATAATATAAACACCAACTGTACCGAATCGGTACCAATGTTCTATAATAGAAGAGTTTTGTGTGAAAGTATTTTTAGATTTATTAGTTTTTAAAATTTTTTTATCTTCAGTTTTTATATCATTAAATTTCATATTATTCCATTGATGTAAGTAGCGTTTTAATATCTTTTACACAATTTATTCTTATTAATTGTATATTGTTATCTTTTGCATATTTAGTTTTTATAACATCTTTTCGTTGTCTATCTTTAAACATTTTTTCTCCACCAAAAAATTTTATAGCTTTTCTATGTTGATCTCCGTCAAATTCAATAAGAATATTTAAATCTTTTATATAAAAATCAAAAGGTAAAACTCTTTTATCTTTACAATCATCAAATTTATATTCTCTTTCATAATTTATATTTTTATAATTTAAATAATTAATAATTTCTATTTCACCTTTGGAACTATTACAAGTAGGACAACCATTACCATTTAAATGACTTGATGCTTTTTGTTTAAATATCCCATGCTTCGGACATATTATTTTAATTTTAGTTGTGCTACCAATATAATCAACTAAAGAATAATCATACTTCCCACCATGTATTTCTTTTGCTTTTATTATAAATTCTTCAGTTGTATATTTAATTTTAAATTTGCCACAGTTATAACATTCTTTACCTAAAAAATGATTGCCTGGTGTTTGTTCAAATACCCCATGCTTCGGACATATTATTTTAATTTTAGTCGTGCTATCAATATAATCAACTAAAGAATAATCATACTTCCCACCATGTATTTCTTTTGCTTTTATTATAAATTCTTCAGTTGTTCGATTTCTACCCATACATTTTGGACAACCTTGTTTTTTGGATAAATGTAAATTAGGTCTTTTTTTAAATACTCCATGTTTTGGACATGTTATTTTAATTTTAGTTTTATTATCAATATAATCAACTAAAGAATAATCATACTTCCCACCATGTATTTCTTTTGCTTTTATTATAAATTCTTCAGTTGTATATTTAATTCCTTTATGTGAACATTTAGGACAGCCGCTACCGTTTAAATGACTATTTGGAATTTGTTCAAACGTTCCATGTTTTAAACATATTATTTTAATTTTAGTTATAGCTGTCTTATAATTAACTAAAGAATAATCATACTTCCCACCATGTATTTCTTTTGCTTCTTTTATAAATTCTTTAGTTGTTTTTTTTAAACTCATTTTACATCTTTGTTAATAATATTCTATTTCCAGAGATATCTAATACATATATAGGGAAATCGCTTTCTTCAAGTTTATCAAAACCTTCGAAGTTATAATACATAACAGGTTTTGCTTTTAAACGCATAGCATAATTCCATACTCTATCCCATTTTATTTCTTTACCTTTTTTGTTATCATACATTGTTTCAAGATAAATGCCAGTTTCATGTTTAATATTATTTTCAGATATTATAAAAACGTAAGTAAAAAAATATTCAATTCCCATGATGTTATAAAGTTTATTTCTTAAAATATCACCATAAGATTTATTTATGGCTTTATTCTCATCTGCAAATTGCCAATCTTCTTTCTCGTAATCCCAATACATATACATTTTTTTACCTTTAATTTTTTCAGCAAAAACTGTCTTGTCATTCCAAACTATTGTATCTTTCTCTTGAGCTTCTTTGAGAGACATTTCAGGTACTCTTGGTCCCTTAAAACACACCAATTCAGTTCCACGATATATTAAACCTTTGTAACAAACTTCAAAAAGTTCAGACTTATGACCATCATTTTCTGTTTTAAGAGAATAAAGATTTTCATCATCTATCAGAAGTGCAATACCTTTTTCATGAAGAAAAAATTGTGCATCAGATATGTCTCTATTTAATCTACCACGTATAAGGGTGGTAAGTGCCGGGTAACTTCTAACCATTTTCAACTCCTATCCTATAGTTATATTTTTTAAATTATGATTTTCATCTATATGTATATTTAATCTATATGTATATTTAATCTATAAGGATGAAAATCATCCGTTATTACTGTATCAATTTTTATAAATCGTACATCAAATCCATTATTTTCTGCTAATATGATGACTGCACCTTTCACTGGTAATGTTAATTTTCTATCACCTATTATCTCATAATAAGGAATATATTGGGGAGGAATATTGTTCTCCAATAATTTTTTTGCTAATTTGTCTTCATTCATATCTACTCCAATATTTACAAATATTTGCGCTAGGTAATTTGTCACCTTGCCCGTTAGCAAAAATACAAATATCTAAATCATGTGAACATTTACTTTTTTTAGTTTTATAATAATTACAATTAAAACAATTTCTACCAAGTAACAAATGTTTAGCAGCTAAAGCTAAATCCATTTTAAGGCTTTTGACCTTTAGAACAATGTTCAGTATCAAGGTAAGGACACCATCTACAATGGTAACCAGGTGAAGCAGGATAAACTTTTGTAGTTTCTATATCCACAATATCTTGCATGAGTTCTTGTTCAAATAATTTCATATCTATTGTAGTAAAATTATAATGATTGTAATCATCAATTCGAGGATAGTATATAACTGAATGTATTTTTTCAGCTGGGAGACTTTCAATTTTCATAAACATGTATGTATACATCTTCATTTGATATTCATGACGCCATGGATTAGCAGTTTTTGATGATTTATAATCGACAACAACTAAACCATTTTTCTGCTCCATTTTTAAGTCTACAATACCAGTGATTGTAATCTCATTCCCTTCATAAGTTATAGTTTGCTCATTCTCTCTAGGGTATTTCCAATTTTTCTTAGTATATGCTATAGCATTTCTAAGAGTTTGAGGGATGGCATTAATATAAGCTTTCCCTCTAATATCGAAATGTTTAAAAAGTTTAATAACTTCAATCTTGTTGTCTGCATCTGGGTTGTAAATTTCTAAACATTTATGAATCCAGGAGCCGAATTGAAGGTCATCAGAATGAGGCTGAGGCAATTTAATTTTCTCAATATACTTTTTTTTATATTGAAGTTTACATTTCTTGAACGTGTCTATCTTTGATTTCGAGTATTTATTCTTTCTCATATATTAAATTATGCTCTAAAGATGAAAATATTAAAGATAGAGAAAAAATTAAATTTATTATACTTAATTTCTGTGTTATCGTTCAAAATCATCTTTAGGTAAAATTTGAACTTCTTTTAAATTAAAAATGGCTTGTTTTACTTGTTGAGACTGATATATCTGAAAGTCATCTTTTATGCTTCTATATATTGGATTTAATACCTCATCAAACATTGCTTGTTTATCTTTTCTACTTTCGGTTAAAGTGTAGGCGATCAACCATTCTGGATCTATATGCAATTTTTCCATAATGAAGTCATCATTACTATAATTACGGCTTCCCCATGTATATTCAACATTTAAATCTAAATTTTTTAAATCTATTTGAATATCTTTCAAATAATATGTTATACCTTCTAAGATATCTGATAAACCAAGAGATACATCGCTGTAATCACTTGAATAATAATCATATATATAAAGAGTATTGTTTTTATACTCAAAATTTAAATTTGAATTCCAAAAATTTAACTCATCTATTAAATCTTCTTCTACAATTTGCTGAGAAAATACAAAAATAGGCAGTATGATTAACAATATAATAAATAGTATTCTCATTATCTCCTCCATAAATATTTTATATCATTTTTCAACTCTCGTATATCTAATTTCAAATCAGTTTTTACAGCAATCAAATCCTCATTTGCATTTTTAAAAGCATTAGAATTGGCTATCGCTGACGTTTTTTGTAAAGACTGCAAAGTTGTTACGTCGACAGTTAGTTGTTGAAGATCATCTTGCATTCCCAAGAATGATATACCAACAAATACAAGAGCAGCTGTTACAAGTAGGCCAACTACAGTTAAAACTATTTGAGATTGTAAATCAATTTTAGGCATTTAATTCTCCTAATATAGTGATTTTGAAAATTTATATTCTATATTATCTTTATAAAATGATCATAATATCAACACTTTACAAAGATAATATAGAATATAAATTTTTTGCGTATATTACTCTGCTGAAAAATTTAAAAGCAAAGATTGAAGTTGATAAGCCTGAAGCTTTCAGAAAAATAATAAGGTTGGTATTTGAATAATGGAAAAGTTTGTAATGTTCTTAGGTGAAGCTTATATTATCGAAACAGATGATAAGAAAATAGAGAGGTTTGGCCGTGTTGAAATAGAAGGAATAATAACTCATATTATACACGGGGACAATAATAAAGTTGGAGATGAGAAAATTCTATCTTACGAAACTACTTATCTTCCTGCAGATGGAATAAAATTTATATTTACAAGGTTTATAGAAGTAATAAGCTTCCATCCGTATTAGTGATTGGGAAGCACTTACTTTAGAAGTAGAAACATGACAATTTTAAAAATATATACAAGATAATTATATGATAAAAGTTTGTTTAGAATGTAATAAAGAGTTTAAAACATATTATAAAAATCAAAAATTTTGTAGTAAGTCTTGTGCAACAACACACAGAAATAAAGCTAAAGCTCATAGCCCTGTAAAAATAAAATGTAATTATTGTGGAATAATTTTTAGTGTAGAATACAAAAAAAGAGACCGTAAATATTGTAGTAAAAATTGTTTTAATGAATGGCAAAAAGATTTAGAAATGTCGGCGGAATCAAGAAAGGTGAGGAGTAAAAGTCATATTGGTAATATTCCTTGGAGTAAAGGTAAAACATTTGAAGAGTTGTATGGAGATAAAGCGCAGGAAATGCGTATAAAATGTAAATCAAATAAAAAGCCTAGTCCTGATGTTAAATTGATATGTAATTATTGCAAAAATGAATATGAAATATCATACAAAAAACGTAATGATAGTAAATATTGTTGTCATAAGTGCGCTATGGATGCAATGAAAGGAACAAAAAGAAAACCATTTTCTAAAGAAACAAGAATGAAAATGAGCAAAGCAAAAAAAGGAAAAGTTAGAATTCAATCTGCTGAAGAAATTAAAAATAGAAGGTTAAAAGCTATAAAAACAGTTGAGGAAAGATTGACACTAGGACAACAATTAGTACCAAATTGGAATCCCAAAGCTTGTAACCATTTCGAACAATTCGATAAAGATAATAATACGAATGGTCAACATGCTAGAAACGGTGGTGAGTATCATATAAAAGAATTAGGTTATTGGGTAGATTATATAAACCATGATATGAAATTGATTATGGAATATGATGAGAAAAAACATTTTGATATAAGTGGAAATCTTTGTGAAAAAGATATAGTAAGATAACATCAAATAGAAAAGTATTTACCTGAATATAAATTTATAAGGATAAAAGATGAGTAATATATATATGGGTATTGATCAAAGTCTTGTTGGTAGTGGCATAACAGTTTTTTCTGAAGGTGAAGAATATTATTATTTAATATCATCGTCTAAAACTAAAAATACAAAAACCCCAACTATTGATTATACGAAACGATTAATAAAAATAGTTGAAGATATAACTGAGATTATAAAGAAATATAAGCCAGACTATATTTGTATGGAGGGTATGTCATATGCGAGTCGCGGAAATACTTTATTTGAACTTGGAGGCTTGTCCCATATGCTCCGGGCCTTATACTTCACTAAAGATATTAAATTTATCATCATTCCGCCTAAGACTTTAAAAAAATATTATACAGGTAGTGGTAATGCAGACAAATTGGCTATGATAGAAGAAGCAAATAAGAGAGGTGCTAATATACCATTCTTTAAAAGAATTAAGAAACAAACAGTATTCGACGATAACGTAGTTGACAGTCACGCGCTTTGTTGTTTTGTTGAAGATTATTTACAAGGTAACTGTAAAGATTATGAAGATAAAATTGAGAAAAGTTGGGAACTATAAAGGAGAAAAAATATGAGATTTATATTAGACGATGGGAATTTAACAATAAAGTTTGAGACTGAATTTGAAGCGGCTTATGCTGATGATTTATTTTCATCTAAAATGCAAGGGAAGGTTATAAAAAAGGATGGTATTGTACAAGAAATATCCATCTTTGGAAAGGCCGAAGAAGAAAGAGAGATAATTGATAATATTATAGTCGAAGAAATTGAGATGCCAGAGATAGAAAAAGCTGATTTTGACGAGGTATCAGGTACTTTAAATATTGACGATGATTTAGATCTTGGTCTTGAAGATAATTTATTAGATGAAACTGATGAGGAGTTACTAAACATGTTGGATGATGATGATATAACCTTAGATGATGATATAACCTTAGATGATGATATAACCTTAGATGATGATATAACCTTAGATGATGATATAACCTTAGATGATGATATAACCTTAGATGAAAATATTATTGAAATAACAGATGATGAATTAAATTTTGAAGAATTAGAATCGTTAGAATAATATGGAAAAATTAATCCCACCACTATAAAAATAGTGGTGAGCCAAAAAGATTATACTTATTATTACGCATCTGCTATCTACCATATCTATGGTGACAGTGAAAATATAAAAAGATATAGTGGGAAGGGATTAAATGTAGGCTCACACGATTTTGTGGAATCTAAACTATTAACAGCCAACCAATTACCATACAATATTAAACACAGATATTTAAAAATTATTTTCCCATAAATGATATAATTCTTTTTACACTTGTAAGATAAGTATGAAAGTGTAAAAGAGGTATATATGACAGAGAAGGAAATTAAACACATATTTATGAAGAAGCACCTTTCCAACTTTGAGGAATTGATAAAAGCACCTAAAGGGAAGCTAAGAGTATACGGAATAGAACTTCCGGTTAAAACTGCTGATGGTGTAAAGTACGCAGATGTAGTTTGTGAAATTGAAGAAGAGCCATATTCTAAAGATAATAAAATGATTGTCCTGGAATTTAAAAGGCATAAGGTTGATGCTCTCAAATCAGCTGTTCATCAAAGTATGTTATATGCTAGATTCCTACAATTGCAATTATATCGAAGCAAAAAAATAACGCCATTCATAGTAGCTCCTAAGTTTTCAAACTTTGAAGTTGAAATGGCGTATAAAAATAATGTAATCCCTGTCCTATATCAACCTAAATTAGGTCATATGGAGATTATAAAAAAAGGAGCTTAATAGCTCTCTCTTTGTTCAAAAAGAATCAGAGCTGCGGGTACCTTCAGCAAATTCAACCCATATTTCTTCAACCAAATCTTTATGCCCATTCTTTTTAACCATGGGATATGATAGTTCTCTTATATCAATAACATCTATACCTAATGGCAAACATAATTTTTTAAAAGCGGCATATGCATTACTATCATCGTAAAATTTTTCAGAATCATCAAATTTAACACTAAGATAAGATTCATAACCTTCCATCCAAGCATCTATATCTTGTATGGTATTACCCAGCAATTTGTTTGCCACTGAGTTTATAAGCTTGCTTTCTAAATAATCTTTCACCTTTTGCTTCATTTAAGCCTTCATTTAAGCCTTCATTTAATTCATTTATATTAAAATCCATTTTTCCTTTCTTTATTTCTTTATTTATTAGGCACAATGATAAATAAATCATCATTCCACTTGTTAAGATATGGTCCAATTGTAACATCTTCAAGAATGAAAAGTTTATCAGCACGAGCTGTATCTTCAAATTCTGTAAAGTTTTTAATTGCTTCATCAATGTTTACTGAACGTAGGGAGTAAGTAACTGTATTAGTTTTAAACTTATCCATAGGGAGTGGGAGGTTTATAACTCTCCGTGTTTGAGCTTCAACAAGAATTTTACTTTCATTAACACCAACAAGTTTCATATAAGGAACTACTTCCTTTCTCTCTTTGATGAGATTAAAACCAGCACCATTTAATTCACCCTCATATAATTCTTTATTCCCTTCAGGTGTAATCTTCTCAAGGGAGGACTTTAACTCTTCTAATTTCCAAGCTTTAGCAAATATTGAACCTTCACCAGGTTCTCTAACTTGCTCTTTTATACTCTCTTCTACTCTCTTAACAAGGAGTATAGTTTTACCGCTCTCGGTAACAACATAATCAGCATTAGTATTTTCTTCCAACATATCTACAAAGGATTCTAAGGTATTTTCCACGATAATTCTCCTAATTTCGTTATATAAGGTTATCTTATTTAAATCTCAACAAATGTGTTATTTTATTCATAATTCTTCCCAATAGGCACATGTACCATAACCTTTGTTATGTACCCAAGCCCAACCTTTATCTTCACCCAACCACACACAGCAATCATCTTCATCTCTTTCTAAGCCACAGGTGTCGCAAGTTTTTCCTTCAAGGAGATTTTTAGCCATCTCAGGTCTAGTCATACTGTTTATCTTTGCTACAGGTGTTGGTTTCATCCAGCTCATATAATTGCTCCTTTATTTTTTTTAGATGTGGAAATTCTGATATGTGGAAATATTTTTGCCTCTCTAGTAGAAAGTTTTTAGCTACAGCGTGTTTTCTCGTTGTTTATCAATCCAGTCATCACATATACCTTCCTCCGCTTTACTCCACCATTGCCATCCATAAGCTTCACCCAGCCATCTAACGCATATATCTTCACTTTTTTGTCTTTTACAATTATCGCAACTTTTTCCCTCTAAAAGATTTTTAGCTGTTTCAACTTCTTCCATATTTTCTCCAATAATGTAAGTTTTGTTTCAGTAGTGTATGTTGGTGAAAAAACGCCATACTGTGGCCCTTCTATTTTTAAAGACCATTTACTACATGTTTTTTCTTTGGGGAACGTTTCGGTTTTTTTAAGTATACATCCTGTTACAGGATTATTATTTGGGCCACCAATGCCAAAAAAAGTGGTTTTATGAGTACAACTATCGCAAGTTTGTCCAATTAATAAACTTTTAGCAATATCAGACTGCCCCATTATCATTTCCCTTCTCAAGGAAGTCTGTGCAACTCTTTTTATGTCTTTTAAGGAATTTTTTATGAAATCTACATTTATCAGCACCGCTTTTAGATATCACAAGATAGGTACAAGCAGAACAAGCATCAAATTTAGGTCTCTCTCCTTCAACGTGATATTCTTGATCGTCAAGGTCTAGATCTATTTCATTATCTATTCGATAAGTTATTGTTTTGGTATTCTTGAAAGTCATAGTACTTTCATACATGATATTATCACCATCCCCAAGATATAATTCCTGGAAGAGGTCATGAACGATTCTGCCTATTTTATACTTTTCATACATGAAATATTTGAGGAAAATTGGTTTTTGTGGTACTATACGTATTTTTTGATAAATATGAGTTTTATCTCTATTGTGAGTTATATAAATGTTGGCATAAATTGATTCTGTTACATAATCCATAAAATAAAATATGCTTATCCGTCACGTAAATTCTCGTTATACATGACTTCTTCAATCTCATAACGTTTAAAAAGATTGATCATATCGGTCATAGTTTCGTTAATACCTTCGTTTGTTTTTATAAGTTTATTTAATAGTTTTATTATTTCTGCTCTTTGATTTTCAGCAGTTTCTTTTTTTGCTAATTCATCGGCGTCCATATTAATCCCTCATATTTGCTTTATCAGCTACTTCTTGCGCGACAGCTTGTTTTGCAGCATTCAGTTCTCTTGTTTTATTATCAGCTTCAGGACCAATCATTCCTGCTAAAATTTTCATTTCATTTATATCTGTTGCTGTAATACCAGAAAGATCTGCTTCTTGTTTACCATCTGCGCCAATTTTAAGTCCGAGATTTAAACTTGTTTTATAATTGCCTGTAGGTGCAGGTTGTGTTACTGTCTGGCCTGTTAAATCTCTCATGCCAGTACTATCCATAGGTGAACCCATTTTTTGCCATTCATTTTCGTTTATTACAGGAGCTGAACCAAACATAGGACTAGATTCCTGTACAGAAGCTACAGAATTATTAACTACAGTAGTGGAACTTCTACCCATATAATAATTGATAGCGTTAATAAGACTTTCAAACATGAGTGTTCTCTCTTCTACAGATTTAAAATTATCTCTCACTAATTTTATTACGCTTTGACTATAGTCGTAAGCTCTATCTCTAAATTCTTCATCAATACGATTCATAGGTTTCTCTCTTTTAGGAGTACGTATTTCTTCAGCTACAGGAGTTGAACGTACTTTTTCTTTTACTGGTTGTTGTCTTTCGGGAATATATGTTTCTTCAACAGGAACAGGACGTTTTTTCCTACTATTTGTTTCTCCGCTCATTTTGTTCAGGAAATCTCCAAATTCTAAACCGGCCATTTTATATTATCTCCTTTATTTATTACTTTTCCATTTCTTTAATGTATTTGTTTCAATCTTAAATTGTTCACCATGGGGATCTTGTAACAAAGCTTTATTTTCATTTATTTCAATTATTGTATAATTAACACCTTGAGGTGATATTACTTCTTCAGTAGGAAAAAGTTTAAGTATTTCAGGACCGTCCTCTTTAACTTCTTCTTCCTCTTTTTCTACTTCTTCAGCTTCTTCTTCTTCTTCTTCTTTCCATTCCTTCTTGGCAACTTCTTCCAACCGTTCAATCATTTTTAAAATAGAAATTTTCATAGCAGCTTTCATTTCATCACGAATATCATCATCTTCTTTACCTGCTTCTTTGTCATATACGTTATCATCTAATTTAAAGAGCATTGATTGTATATCATTGATAAGTTTTCTCATTCTCTCTACAACAGGATCACATTCAACTTCTATGTCATCTTTTGACATATATACTGGGTTCTCTACTAAAAATTGTTGATATACTTCACTTTCTTGAATTTTTCGTGGTTTATAGATTAATTTTTCTTCTTTTATCGACTTACTCTTAATTTCTTTAACTTCATTTAATTCTGTATAAGCTTCTTCTATAATACTAGGATCAATCATGATAATCCTCCAACTTTTTATATTTAAAATTATCTTTACAATATACAAAAAAAGCGCCCATTTTTAGGCGCTTAAATTTTTAAGTATTACTTTTACATATCATGAATCTTGTCAATAACATTATCATACTTCTTAGGATCAAATCCATCTTCCTGAAGTTTTAAAAGTTTGAAGATGTTATTGAGATCTTTAGGCTTGATGCCTGTATCTTTAATACATTTGGCCTTCTCTTCTTTAATGTCCTCTCCAATACTTTTTTTCTCTTCATCGAGTGTTCTTATCGCATTGTAAGTTGTTTGGATAATTTTTATGTCTGCGTCACTCATCTGATTAATATAAACTGCTTCTTCTGCCATGTTTTTCTCCTATATATTTATATTAAAATATGCTTCAATTTATCTAAAATTTCATTTATATTATTTATTCTTATTAATTTTATATTATGCCTTTTAGCATATTGTGTTTTGATTATATCTCGTCGTTTTATATTCTCGAGTCCTTCTTTACCCCCAAAATATTCTATAGCTTTTTTATGTTGACCTCCATCAAATTCTATTAACACATTTTTATTTTTAATATAAAAGTCAAATGGAAGAACACGTTTGTCTTTACAATCATTAAATCTATATTCTCTTATATATTTTATATTATTATCATCTAAATACTTAGCTACAGCTTTTTCGCCTTTGCTTTCATTACATATAGGGCAGCCTTGCCCATATAAATGATTTGCTGGTTTTTGTTTAAACACACCATGCTCTGGACATATTATATCAACTTTTGTTTTATTATTTATATAATTTGTTAAAGAGTAATTATATTTATCATCATGTACTTCTTTAGCTTTATCTATAAATTCTTCAGTCGTATATTGATATACTTGCGAACATTTTGAACAATTTCCGCCAAGTATGTGATCTATAGGCTTTTGTTTAAAAATTCCATGTTCAGGACATATTATTTTAACTTTAATTTTATTATTTTTATAATCAACTAAAGAATAATCATATTTATCACCATGTACTTGTTTAGCTTTTTGTGTAAATTCTTCTGTTGTATACCTAAGTCTATTTGAACACTTAGAGCATTGTCGTCCAGCTATATGTGCACTAGGTAATTGTTTAAAAATTCCATGTTCTGGACATATTATTTTAACTTTAATATTCATATTTTTATAATCAACTAAAGAATAATCATATTTATCACCATGTACTTGTTTAGCTTTTTGTGTAAATTCTTTAGTCGTATATTTAACCCCGCCATTACATCTAAAGCATCCTTGACTGGCTATGTGTGCACTAGGTAATTGTTTAAAAATTCCATGTTCTGGACATATTATTTTAACTTTAATATTCATATTTTTATAATCAACTAAAGAATAATCATATTTATTGCCATGCACTTGCTTAGCTTTTTGTATAAATTTTTTAATAGTTAAAGACTGCTTATTAGAACTATTAATATTACCGCATTTATTACATCCTCTACCTACTACATGGTTATCGGGTATTTGTTCAAATATACCATGTTTAGGACATATTATTTTAACTTTAATCTTGGCGCCTTTATAATCAACTAAAGAATAATCATACTTATCACCATGTACTTGTTTAGCTTTTTGTATGAATTCTTCAGTAGTTAATTTTTTACTCATCTATTAATTTTTTCTTAGCTGCAACAACTTCAATAGGTACGAAATCTTCTCCATCATCTAAACGGCCTATAACAATTGTTTTCCCATCTGCCATTCTTATTTTAATTTCATTACCCTCGATATATACAACACCTAGGGCATCAGGTACTATTGGCCATTCTTCAGTCCCTGGAGTACGATGTGCAGGATATTCATAAGTAGTATTTCCGGCTAAGAGCGGTATATTTATCATACCGCCGCTATAAGTATTATCACCTATTATAGGTAGACTTGTAGCTGTCCCATCTGAGTACCAACCATCGCCTGTAGTCAAAGGATTAATACTCCATATTCCACCACTTGTTGTTGCTGTTAACTCCGTTGTTGCTGTTAACTCCGTTGTTGCTGTTAACTCCGTTGTTGCTGTTAACTCCGTTGTTGTTGAACTCATAAAATCATCAAATTGTGTATTATTTATATACTTCTTATAATTTTTCTCATACTGATCTTTTATCATATTTTCCCCAACATTTTTAATTAATACTAAATATGCTTTTTAAGAGGATAATCTTTTACAACTTCATTGTTTTCATATATATAATGTGTAATGAGTAACCCTTCTTCATCCCATTCTTTATATTCACCCTCACGCAAATCGTCTTTATAATAAACTGTATATTGCTGCTGGCCGTCTTCGTAGAAGACTTTTATTTGACCATTTAATTTGTTATCTATATAGAAGCGTTTCTCCCATAATTGACCGTTTTGATACCAATCTGTATAATCACCATGTAAAACACCTTTTTTATAAAAACAGCAAATACTCATATTACCATTTTGATGCCAACTTTTGTATTCTCCGTCCATTTTATCATCTAACATATAATACTTTGCTTTTATTCTACCGTTAGTGTAATATTGCTTTTGTAAATCATGTAATAATAAAAATTTAGCTTCTTCATTTGTAGGTTTCAAGCACTTCTCCATGTCTATATAGTGTATGTTTTTTTAACAATCCGTTATAATACCATTTTTTGCTTTCACCATTCTTCTTATTATTTTTAAAATAACATATTTCGCTCAACATGCCGTTAGCATGCCACTGTTCAAATTTACCTTCTTTCTTTCCTTTAACCCAATTAGATTGGATTAAGAGTTTACCGTCTTCTCGCCATATCTTCTCTTCACCATCTATTAAATTATCAAACATATAATGTGTAGATTGTATATTACCGTTATCGTAGTATTTTATACATTTAGTGTGGGTGAGAAGAAATTTAGCTTCATCTATTTCAGTCATTCAATGCCTTTTTTGCTTCTTCTATTATTAATATTTCTTTCATGTCCAACTTTTTAAAATGTGAGCATATTGTACATTCGACAGGGATATCTACTGTTGAGGTTTTAATTCTCACTGCTTGCACGCTAATACATGAACTATCCCAAAAAATACTATGGTCATAAGAAGCCGGCGCCCATTGAGAACCATCTTCTATAGCAACAAGATGTCCTTTTGCTTGAGCTTCCCGTTTTGCTCTTTCCTCTTCTTTTTTAATATAGGTGGGATGGAGAAGGCAATCTTCTTGGTCACAAAAGTTATGTTGCATTGTTATCTAATACCTGCTTAGCATATTCAGCTACTATTAACTCGCCAATTTTAGTAGGATTATTAGTATTTAATTCAGCATCTTTATCTTTTGTCCTCAAATACAATTTTCCATCTTTTTGTACAAGAGTAGCAACATTACTTACACCACCTTTTATTTGTTTTGCCCAATCAGATATTACTGTATAGACACCAAGATTTTTATCATTATCATCCCACTTAAAACCTACTTTCATTAAATCATCCGGTTCCATATTATAGACACTCCAATACTTTTGCTAATGTCTCTTCGACTGAGGAGCCGGGAGTTATACGAAACCAATTATCTGCTTTCCCATACAAACTTTCATATGCATTGTGAACTCTATTTATGAATGAAGAACCGGCGTTATCAAATAAGTCGTCTTTGTTATTCTCTCTACCAACATTCAATTTCTCCGGGAAATAAAATACATGGTCGGGTTCTTTAGATGTTATTGCTGTAGTAAGAAGCCAATTTAATACATCTTCTGGCATATTATATTTTTCTATTAATTGTTTACCATACATTTGATATGCTATAGTAGAGTAATTCCATCTATCAGATATAACTGTTTTCCCAGCTGCGAGAGCAGGGACAATAATTTTCGAAGTTTGTTCTACTCGATCGAGCTGAAATGCGAAAAAGTTTGCAAGAGGATGAAAATTATGTCTTTTATCTTTACACCAAGAGCGAGTAATTGCAGCATTAGTACCCCAATTAATATCACCAGGCTGGAAGGTAAAAACTGTTTCTACACCTTTATTATTAAGATACTTTGTGAGTGCTTTAGCTACCGAAGATTTTCCACTTTGATCTCCACCTTCGAACACTATCAAACGATTTTTCCACTTCTCCAAATTCATATTATCCCCTATAGTATTGCTGGATTCAAATCACCCAATAATATATATTTAGCAACTTCATCATCAGTTAGAAGTTTATTTTTTTCTTCAAAACCTTTTATACTATCATTACTCAAAAAAACATTTTCATATAAAGATTGACGAGCCATCATAAGTCCTCGAAAACCAGAATTGTTATTTTTCTTCATAACAAAAAATCGTTCTCTTTCAGGCCTTTGTCTTCTTTTAAGCCAAACTTCTCCAACGTTCATTCTTCAACAGTATCACATTCTACGGCTAAAACTCCATCCTTATTTTTAACTGGGAGAGTATTTACTAAATAAATTTTATCACCCTTTTGAGGAACATCTTCAAGTAAGGTAATACCATCTTTTTCTACATCTGAAAGTCTAATTCTGTCACCGATTGTTATTTCTGAAAATCCATTTTCTCGTTCAACTTTTCTGTAACCGTCTTCCATCTTAGCTCCTTCCTAATATATTATTTGTTTTATCTATGACGTCAATTTGATAATTTCCGCCCAATTCATTGTATTCTTTTATAAATTGTTTGTGTATTTTCATTGCAGCAACAGCATTGTCGCCAACTAATTTATATTTTACTTTATATCTGTTAAGTGCTTCTTTTTTTTTATTATTTTTCTTAAGAACATAAATCAAATTTATTATATTGAAAACTATTAAAATAATAGTAATTAATATTAACCACATCATATATTTAACTATGCTCCTCATTAACCCATTTGTTAAAATCTTGGTTTAACATGTCTTCATACTCTAAAACCTTATCTACATACTTTTTAGTCATATTAGGGATAATGCCCTCCCCTCTAACGCGAGTAGGACCTGCGTTGTAACAGTAGAGGGCATAAATAATATCACCCTTATTAAGAGTAATCATTTCGCTCAAATATCTAGTTCCTTCGTGAGCATTTAGTTCTATATTATAATATTCATTTTTAGTCCAATTTCTATAAAGATCATTTAATTGGAAAAGACCTCTATCTGTTGTTGAACCATTATTATTATATGCATCAGGGTTAAATTTACTTTCAGCCCAAGCTACAGAGAAAGCTATATTTAGGGGAACATTGTGTTCTATTGCATTATTTATAATAGCTGATGTGATTATTTCATTATTAGTATACTCAGAGTAGAAGAGGATTACATTTTCTGGATTCTCCATAGCATGGGAGTTTATATCCCATCTCATCAAAAAAGTTGAATCATCTACTATTGGTGTATATAATTCAATCATATTTGATTCTTTAGTAATAACTAAAGATGAATTTACTGATATTAATAAAACACTTAGCGTAATAAAACACAGAAAAAGTATGAATATTAAAAATAATTTACTTAGAATATTCTTCGACCGAGAGTGCTTCAACATTTTTATTTCTCCCAACAACAATTATTTCTTCGTACTCTGGATTATATATGCGTACTTCTATAACTTTTCCTTCTTCATCTCTAAAAACTTCTGCAGGGATTGAAGCGCTTTCTTTTTCATCGTCATCGTTAAAGAAAGACGCAAGATTGTCAAATGCTACACCAACCTTCATTTATTAACTCCTATTTCATTATTATTTTTTTCTACTATTCTAAATGTTTTTAAACAGCCAGTACATTTAAAAGCACCAATTTTTGATATTTTTAAAGTTATGCCGCAGTTTGGGCATTTTATTTTCTGAGGGAAGATTGATCTAATAATTTTTTCCTCTTTAATGTCATTCAACTCTGTTATATAATTAAAAAACATTTTAAAACCCAGAAGGGAAAATACTTCGTCGACATTCTTTCGTATGCCCATTAAATATAACTTTATATTCCCAGCTTTGCAATCTTTATCTATTTGAAGAAATATCCCAATTCCAGTAGAAGACATATAACTTATTGAATTCATATCTAAAACTAAAACTAAACGCTCTTCTAAAGCTAAAAATTTCTTAATATTATCGTAGAATGGAATTGTATTATATGTATCTATTAAACCTTTTAAACCCAACATTACAAATCTGGTATCTTCATTAAAATACCTTTCTTCTATTATTAATTCTTTATCTGAATTATTAAACTTATCAAAATAATTTGTTATTTCCATAAAAATATCCTCCGTCTACTTATTATCTTTATAGACGGAAGAAAATATAGTTTAATTTACATCAATAAATATATTTTTGCCACGGGGTACAGTTGAATCTGCTTCAGTTACACACCAAATAGTTTTAATGCCATGGTTATCAAAGCCATAATCAAAGTAGCCATCTGTGAAGTTTATGAGTGGATATTTTTTATATCCGTTATCGCTCATCCAGTCGAATACACATTGTACATGTGTTCCACCACGACCTTTAACTTCAATGTTCTTCCAATCACCCTTTCTATAAGCGAGCGAGACATCTGCGATTTTAGTATCCCATTGAATAACTATCAACTGCGAAAAGTCTTTGACAATCTTCTCGATTTGAGCGAAGAATTGTTCAAGTTCATTACCACCGATAGAACCAGAAGTATCAATTGCAATAACAAGACGATTAGTAAGACGTCTAAGACCTGGAAGAGGAAGTCCTCTTCTGTTTCTACGAGACCATGTATTTTCAAAATGTGGTCCATAATCATAAATAAGAGGAGAAAGTGATTTTCTTAAAACCTGTCTCCAAGGAATTTTTGCTGGAGTCATCAATTCCTGAATTTTTGAGACAGCATCTCCTGCCATAGAGCCCCAGCCACGTATTTTTGCTGAGTCTAATACTTCCTGAATAGTTGCATCTGAAAGTTCATCACTCTGACCCATGATTTCATGAACATCAATATTTGAGCCGAAGAGTACGTCGAAGAGGGAGTTTTTCTTACCTTGACCACTTTGACCTGACTCTTTACCAGAACCACCACACTTCTCACAAGTTTCACCAGTAGGATTACCATTCTCATCTTTTTCCTGACCGTCACCACCACACGCAGAACATTCCTGTTGACCTTGACTACCTGATCCTTCACCGCCAGAACCACCCATTTGTTGCTGAATAAGTTTCTGCATCATATCTTCATATTTCTGTCTTACATCTTGTAACCAAATGTAAAGTTCTTCGGTCACTTTCTCACCGGTATAACCTTCATCAATTGCCATTTTATAAAAGACACCACCAGCAGGAAGATCCATACCTCTATTATTTATTTTGAGAGTAGAGATATCATCGTTAATGAGCATATCAGCAGCTACGTTAAAGAGCTGGTGATCCTCAAGACTTCTTTCGTGGTGGAGGCGGATAATGTGATAAATCTCATGTATAAGAAGGCCTTCAAGTTCTGAATTGGTTAATGCTTCACGAGGAACCATTTTAACCTGAACATTACCTTGAGCATCAAGCTCTGGGTCTCCAGCTTTATTTTTAATTATTACAGGATGTCCATCATCACCGATGTCAGGTCTCTCTCCACCACCATCAATAAATTCAGGGTTGAAGTAGAAATTGAGATTTCCTCTCATAACATTAACACCAGCTGTTGGGATATCTTTAGTTTTGAAGAAGTGAAAACGAAGCATAAATTCTGAGAAAAATGGTGCTTGTTTTACCCATCGGAGGGATATATCTTCAAATCTTTTTGGAATCCTTACTTTCTTTAGTCGAGGAGCAACTACACCAGCAGACACAAGAGCAGACCTAGCCTGTTCCTTTTGCTCATTAGTTAAACTAACTTTTGAAGTACTTACATCTTTTGTTTCTTTAGCCATCATCATCTCCTTATTATGCAATTAACTATGCATGAGAAACCGAAATTTTCAAAAAAAAAACTCCCTCAAAGAGGGAGCAAGCTAGTGATTAGCTTAATTTATTTTTAAAGATTTGAATAATCTCTTTTGATTCCTTGATGTACTTTTTGAGGTACTTATCAATGAAGTTATGTTCCTCATTAACGCATTTTTGAGCAAGATTTCTCATGAATGCAATATAGATATCTTTCTCAAGATTCTCTTTAGCGAAATTGTGTAGGTTCTCTAAATGAATATCTGTAGTTTTCTTGCTCTTAAGAATATAGTCTACAATATCGCCGTCTAGAGCATAAATCTGATCCCTCTGCATAGCTTTGATTTTCTTCTTAACCGCATCCTGATGATATTTAGTAATAACATCTTTACCAGAAACAATCTCTTTAGATTCAAGAAATTTCATGAAGTGACCAGCAGCTCCATTGATAATATCAGGACCAAGAATAGCAGTAATTTCCATAGGATCAACATCCGGATTCTGAGCAAGAATATCAGAAAACTTCTCCCATGAACGAGGAGTAACAAATATATTATCTTCTTCTTTAGCCGTATGATACAGATAAGCAGGTTTTGAAGTTAGAAAAGTTATAATATCAGAATTAATTTTGGTTTTGTTTGCCCAACGTAACCAAGAATCCAACTCAACATCTACACTAAAGTGAATAAATCTATTCTTAAGAGCAGAATCCATCTCGATAACATCTGTTCTATCCTCATCTCCAAGGTTACCAGCAGCTACAATAAACCATGAATCCATAATTTCATGAATACCAACCTGTCTATCTAACACAAGCTGGAATGCTGCCTGAAGAACATCGGGTCGTGCTCTATTAAACTCATCAAGAAGAATTATACCAGAAGTACCTTCAAATTTTTTAATGCCTTTAAAAGGAAGAAATTCTGGTGGCATCCATTTAGATATACCTTGTTCCATATCAGGTACAGGAATACCTCTAAGATCAGCGCTCTCCAACTGTGAAAGTCTAAGGTCAATAAACATAATTCCCATCTCATCAGCAATTTGTTTTACAGACTGAGATTTCCCAATTCCAGGTTTTCCCCAGATAAAGGGAGTTACTGGCTGAATTGTTCCTTCTTTTAAAACATAACGTAATTTTTTCTTCATCTCTTTAATTGTTGACATCAAACATCTCCTATCAAATCTTTATACATTTATATATGCATATGAATCATATATTTTTCAAATTTTTTAAATTCTTTTTCAACAAATTCTTTATTTTCTCGTCCTAAATCTTTAATGATATACAGTGTATATCCCGCATTTTTAATTTCTTTAGCTTTAATCAAATCTCTATTTTGTTTTTCATTAAGATTGTATGAATCAAATAATTTTTCGTAATGCCATATGCCATTCCATTCTATGGCAATATTAAAATCATTTAAAATAATATCAGCATCCCATCCATTAAATCTAACATCATTTGTCGAAATGTTATATTTATCTGCGCACAAAGAAGCAAAATAAATTTCATTCTTACTTCTTTTAAACGTCCAAGAACCAGCTTTAGCCCAATTTTCTCGTCCTATTTTTTTAGGTATATCAGATTTTTTATAACAATCATAACACATATTATATTTATTCTTATGATAAACTATTTTACCATAAACAATACAAGTAAATTGTTTTGGTGTATGACCTAATTCTTTTTCTTTGCACTTTCTACAAAGTTTTCCAATGTTATAAGTCGTAAAAAATCTTTTATTACATATCTCGCAATAAGCATAAGATTTAGCACTATCAAGTCTGTACTTATCCCAACAAATTTTACACATACCAGATTTTGTTTTTCTTGATAATTTTTTATTACAACTTATACAGTTTGTCACCTTTTTTGTTCAAAAACAACATTACCAGAACTTTTCTCAGTAATTTTATATATATACGAATTTTGTGCATACCCAGTCGGAGTGTATTCGATTGGATTCATCCAGTCAGCAGTAATATCATACTGATCTATAAATTGCTCACCAAGAGTAATTTCATTACCAATCATAGTACAAATATATGCTTCTTTAACATCACCTTTCTTATGACCACCAACATTGTCATCACGTTTATATTTAAAGAGTGCTATAACGTTAATTCCATCTTCTTGAATTTCTTTAAGAAGTAAACTATTACTCATATAATCTCCTTTGTTTAATATTAAGTATGCCTGCTTTAAGCATCTTCTCTAGAAATATCTTCTATTTGTTCACCTTTTTTATTCCACATCCTATAGTCTATAACTTCACCATTTTTATCAAATTTACATTCCGAAGATATTTGGTTATTATCATACCATGTAGTTATATTTCCTATTTCACAACCATTTTTGTAAAAGTTGTGAATTCGCAATTGTCCATTCTCATGCCATTCTTTATATTCACCATCTATAACATCATTTTTATAAAAACAACATTTTTTTATTTGGCCATCTATATACCATTCTCTATATTCACCTTCCCTTAAACCATCTAAAACATAATATGATTCATATTGCTGCCCATTAGAATAGAAGATTTTATATTCCTCTGCACCTCTTAATAGAAGCTTAGCCTCCGTATCATCCATTAAAACCACAAACTCCCCGTATCATCCCAACGAGTATATAATTTCCCATTAGGTCTTAAGATAAAGTACTTAATAGTATCTTTAAGTTCCTTGCTCATACAGTCGTCGTCGATAACAGTAGATACGCCATCAACCGAATATTTAAAAGGGCCAAAAGGAAGCTGTTCTAATTTATTACCATTTTCCTGAACATACGTAATAAAATTCTTTTGTAACTGGTTGCTAACTCTATGCTCATTAATCCAGATATCAACTTCATGCTCTGGATTTCCAGAATCGTAAAGAACACGGAATGTCAATTGATCAGCTCCTAAAATACTAGCTGTATTAAATATTTCTACCGGCAGCCACCTATTAAATGCATCAGTTGCATTAATAGAAAGTCTTAGATTAAAACCTTCCTTCTTAATTTGGTTACATCTTTCAGCTATATTAAATTGATTCTCGGGTTTGATACCATTATATTCGTTATTCTTTTCATCATTAAAAGATGAGATTGAGAGAGAGATTGTGTTAACACCAACTTTTTTAAGAAGTGAGAGTGTCTCACCATCAAGACCAATACCAGAAGTTTGAATCTCAATCCATCTGAAAGGTTTATCAAGAGCCTTATTCCATTGTCCGAAAGCTTTGAGAAATTTCTTATTCCAGACTGGTTCACCTTCACCAGTTAGAATTACAGTATTACAACCGTTATCTCTAGCAAACTCCATTCTATTGATATATTGTTCCATATCATAATTTGTGAAAGAAGCTTTATTTTGTATTCGCCTAACACATGGTGATATTGTATCTTTATATTTAATTTCTTTATGTGTTTTAGAAACACAATATAAACAACTATTAGGACATCCACCAGGAACTACTACAGATAGACTTTGTACATTCATTTGCTCACCTCTTGTTAATATTATTATTTCAATTACTAAAGTAATTATACCACATCTTCTGCGTTGTCCAAAAGAGTAAGCTTAGCAATTTTAACCTTGAAATCAGTGTTTATAGCCTTAAAACCCAATGTTATAATAAGACTAATAATTGAAATTATAGATAGATATTTATAATTGAAACGCCATGCAAGGTATATGATGACAAAACGTAATATAATATCAACAGCTTGTTTATAGAATGTATGTTTTATATCTGTAGAACTTCTAACAGTTTTGATAGTATCATTAAATTTATGCTTAATTTTGTTTGTATAGACAAATATATACGCAGCCCCTAAAGCTATTATCATGAATGGTAAAATAATAGTTAATCCAATGTTATATATACCAATAACAATTCCCATTATTAAAATTAAGAGGTGATTAACCATAAATATCTCAGGTAAAAGTAAAAGACTTATAAGCCATATAATTATTATATATTCTAAAAGTGTAAAACTAATTGTTACTTTCTTCCCCATATCAACCCCATATATATTAGAAATCCTAATCCTGCAATGGCATAAATCATAAAAGCTATATATGTACCACACAAAAATAAATATGCTAAAAAGCCATGCTTATTTGAATAAGATTCATCATCACTCTCGCCTATAATATCAATAAGTTTTGTATCTTTGAGCAGAGCACGTAAATTATTTCTGAAGACATGTACAAATAAACTTAATACCACTAGGATAAGAAAAGAATATAATATGTTAAAGAGGAGGAGACTCAACATTAATCTATAGCCAAATATATTTTAGCCAACATAATATCGCTAATATTACCTCGACGCATAGCATTTTTAACAATTTCTTTGAAAGTATCTGTTTTTAAATTTTTAAGTAAGAAGTTTACTGCCTCATCGCTTACTGTAGTTGCTTTGAAGACAGGGCTTAAAAATTTTGTAGTAAAACTATCGTCGTCTACATTAATTATAGTTTCAATGAGTGGAAGATGCATTTCAGGCACATATTTCATTATCTCAACGACTAAATAGTGAAGTCTTTTAAGAGCATATTGCGTTCTTACTTCATTATTAAGCATTATTTTATATAATGCTTCTTCACCACCTAATTCATAACATTTTCTAGGAACGATATTCCATAATTCTAATATCATTAGATTTGATCTATACGATGTTAAAAATTTTTTATATTCTTCATCTGTTGGAGAATGAAATTTAATAAAATTTCTTAATATAGTTGCCCAATTATAAGTAGAATATGACATTTGACAACTGTGTATTATATCTTCCCTTATAACGGTAGGGAGAGTTTGTTTTTTTATAATCTCATTCTTATATTTAGAATTACTCCAAATATATTCTATCACAGAGGGATTAAGTTTATTTTTTTTGATTAGCTTGATTATACCACGTTTATTATCTGGGTTATTTAAAAAATTGACATCTTGCTTTGTAGCATGAAATTGAAGAGTTTTTAGCTGTATGTCAAAGTTCCCACTCATAAGGTAATTCTTCTGCCTTTTTACGTATTATATCATTATTACTTGTGATGAAGGGTTTATATTCCTCACCTAATTTATCTTCAAGAAATTCAACGAAAGTATCAACTAACTCTTCTACAAACTCTTCTCTCAACTCATCCCAGAGGTCAGCCCATGTTTGCCATGTAAATTCCTTCTCAGTCCCGTCATCAGGATCTTTATATATTAATTCACTAATTTTAGTAAAACCCTCAGTTATATAAAATGCTTCAAAGTCTTCAAATACTTCATCATTATACATATTTGAAACTTTATCTTGTGTCGAAGATACCTCAAAAGAAAAATATTCATCATTATCGATATATTCTTGAAAAGTTCCATGTAAAAGGTTAAATTTAGCAGTTAAAGCGTTCATATACTTGTTTTTAAAAGAGTAAATGGTATAATTTTAGCTTGAGGGAGAACAGATTTAATATTCTGACTTCCAGCAGGATTCATAGAATGTATAAATATTTGATTAATTTTAATATTATTATCCCTAATATATTCAGCCACAACATAACCTGTATTTGGATCTGATGAGGGAACAAATACTTTTCCACCCAAATCATGATCTAGGAAGACAATATCCCAAGGTTTATCAGTCATAAGCTTAAGAGCATCAATGGAATCAGTAGCGTTATCAAAGAAATAGAGATCATGCCCTTTAAACCTATTTCTAAAAAATTGAATTCTTGAAGACATATCTTCAACAACGAGTATTTTAAGTTGATCAGCTTTTTTTATATATGCCATTTTTCATCCCATATTGTTGTTGATTTTATAATTTTATCTATTATATCATGTTTTGAATATTGTAAAAATGTTTTTCTAAAAGGGGATAATATTACATCCTCTGTATATGTTTTAACTATATCACGTTTTGAAAGTGATTTCAACATATAGCGTAGAAACTTCTTTTTTTTATCTACTGATACTTTTTTTGTGAGGTCCATAACATCAACTTCATGTATTACAAATTGTCTAAGACTTGTTAAGTTATGCCTGTCTTCAGTTAGGAAATATTTAGTCCATAATGTGTTTTTATCTATAATATTCATATAATAAAATATGCATAAAAAAAGAGGTTTTTCAACCTCTTTTTTTATTATCTCGGTCTTGCGTGTTCTTTTTGTAAGTCATGAAAAACAACATTTTTGGGCGATATATTATCCACCATATCAGGCATCGTAAGAATGTATAATATATTACCAGGATTATTCTTAAAAAGTTCAGAATTTTGATATTTAGCTGGACTAAAACAACCATCAGTATAAACTATTAAAAATGGAGTTGGATCACCAGAAACATGATTCTCGGTAAAATTTAATATACCATCGTTTAAATCTAATTCTTTTTGTTTTTTAGGATTTTTCCATTTCTTATTATTATTCTTCAATTCAGCCTTAAGATGGTCTTTTTTAAATTCTGTTTTTAAATCCTCTTGAGATTCAAATTTATCTGCATCAGTTGCAATGTAATCAGCAGAATCATCTAAGTCAAAATATTCTTTCCCGTTTTCAACTCTATGGAAAGCAACGTCAATATCACTAAAAAATCTATTAATATTAGTACCACCGCCACCTCTTACTTTGAATTCTTCTTTATATGCGTCTCTTCCACCAGCAGCGTCATACTTACCCTTCTTTAAATTTGGATTAGTGATAGCGGCAACAGTTCCATTTTTACCAACCTTAGTCCATTTTCTTATAGGAGTTTTAAGTTCAGTATCCCACTCTAAGAGATAAACTTCTCCACCCATATGACCAACAACTCTACCTTTATTATTTTTAACAGGGATTGTTTTAGCAAATCTATTTACAATCTCTCTTAAATAACCCTTAATAACTGCAAAATCTTGTGGTCCAATAGAACCAGAAGTATCTATAGAGAAAAAGAGAATTGCAGACCTTTTAAAGGGTTTTACATCTTTACCGATTTTAGCCATACCAGGCTGATTCATTCTTGACTTAGAACCAGGGGAGTGTTGATTTACTGGGTTGAACGCTGAAGCTTGGAAAGTTTCAGCTCTTACTGTTGAATATTCTTCAGCAGAGAGACGCTTAAATTTATTCAATTTCTTCATTATGCCATCAACATCAAAATGTGGTTCAAGGAAACCTTCAACTTGACGCATTAAACTACCTGAATTATCTCCATATCCGCCTGATTTACCAGCTTGCTTTTCGACTTCTTTTGCTGTTTTATATACTTTATCAAATATCTTTTTGAATGAACCAACGCCTTTACCTTTATCCATACCTTCGTGGTCATCCATTATTTTTGGGCCATTAGGATCATCATCACCTATATCAGTCGTTGTTTTTCCGCCACCAGGTTGCCCTTCTCCAGGCTGACCATCACCAGGTTGACCATCACCAGGCTGACCATCACCAGGTTGACCATCACCAGGCTGACCATCTCCAGGTTGACCATCACCAGGCTGACCATCTCCAGGTTGACCATCTCCAGGTTGACCATCACCAGGCTGACCATCACCAGGTTGACCATCACCAGGTTGACCATCTCCAGGTTGACCATCACCATTTTGGCTGTCACCTTTATCGTCATCTTTGTCTTTGTCTTTGTCTTTGTCTTTATTGGACTTAATTTTAGTAACAGTACGAATATCACCAATATTAGCAGTCATCTCTGTTACAAGTTGAATATCGTCTACTTCTTCAAATAATTTTTTAAGTATACTGCTCACTGCCTGGCCCCCAATTTACTGCATCATTAAAATCGTCATTACTAATTATGCTATTACGTTTTACGAATGTTTTGTATCCATCGCTTTTTAAATCAGCATCTGATACTGGTTCCATTTCTACTTTATCACCATAAATACCAGTAACTCTACCATATTTTCCAGTCTTCATATCTTGAACTATCTTGCCAATAGTAATTTCATCTGTGTCTGTTTCTTTGCTTTCACCAGGTTCTCCATCTTCGCCATCTTCGCCATCTTCTGGATCTGGAGGATCTATATCCTCTTCGTTACCTGGTGGAGGTGGAGGAGGAGGAGGTGGATCTTCACCATCTGGTGGTGGAGGCGGTGGATCGCCTTTTTTACCGCCAGAACTTTTAAGGATTGTAACATCATCAAAATCCCAATCAACAGTTCCATCGTTTATTTCTTCAAATATATTATCATTTTCTTCAATTAAATTTTCACAAAATTTGTTTAAATCCATAATCATTCCTTATTTTTTAGGAGGTTTCATAACACCATCTCGTATTCTTACTTCTTGATATGCTTCTGCTTTAGTCATTGGTGTAATTTTCGTGACCTTCTTAGTCTTCTCATCTATAGCTACGATTTTACCAAATACCTTCCCAGGTCCTCTAACAATATCGCCAATTTTAGGTGGTGCACCTTCTGGAGGAGGTGGAGGTGTTAACAAACCATGTTTGTCAAATATCTTAACGATCCAATCGTATAAAGGTTCTGTAGAATGAGGCCCATCATATTTATAATTGTGATTAGTACCTGTTGCTTTTTCTACAGATTCATTAACCCATTCCTCTACGGAGGAACATTCTTCGCCATAATCTTTAAAAGAAAATCCTGTCATAGGGGCTTTTACAGTAAATTGACCCATTTTACCATCAAGAATATCTTGATTAATCCAAGTATCCATTGCAATGTTTGCAATCTTATGATACATTTTACCGTTTGTTTCGCCTTGATATTTAGAACGAGCATGATGTTCTCTCAAAATATGTCCAATCTCATGAAGAAGAAGAAACATTAATTGGGCTGAAGTTAAAGAATTAAACCAAGCTGCATTATAGTGAAATACTATATGAGTATTATTTGGGTGTGGAGCTACACCAGCTGTAGGTTTTTGTAGGGAATCATCCCAGAATGTATGTTGAGAGTATAAAGAATATAAGAAAGCATCCACTTTTAATATAGCTGAAAGAATTCTAGATACCTTTTTAGGAGGATATCTAGAATAACTTTCATTTAGAATATTTTCTTGAATATCATTAAACTCAATTTGCATTTCATTCAATATATTCATTTATTTATCCCTTTAATTTTTCGAATAGCGCGTTCATTCCATCATCAATTATATTTTCATTCTTCTCATTATCAAGTTTATCCAATTCATCAAAATTGGCATTAGCTGAAATAATACGAGATTCTTGAAAGTTTTTATTTTTCTGTACAAGAGCACCGTATATATAACCAATTGTATTTTTTGCTTCTTTATTTATTTTTTCATCACTCTTGCCAGAAACAACCTTATTCTTTCCGCCATTTTCTTCAATAGTGAAACCGAAGTCTCTCATTCTTGTAACAAGAATAGCAATTCTGTCTAAACTTAAATCTATATTTGAAATAAAGAGATGCAAATTATATGCAACAAAATTTTTAGCATCTGGAATTGTTATCGGTTTACCACCAGCTTTTGCATGTTTAGAACTATCAGCTAAATCAGCCTTAACCTCAGCCCATGTGTGACCAGTTACTTTTTTAATCATTTTAGAAATTTTAGCCTCTGTGCTATTTTCGTTGATAGCATCAGCTAGAGAACGCATAACAGTATCACCAAGAGTTGGCATCATTTTGACTCGAGACATAAATTCTTCAGCTTCAATCTGTTGCTGTTTTTTACCGATCTTCATAGTATGTCCGTATAAAATACGTTTAGCAGCATAACCAAATATAATATCATAAGGTGTAACTTGGTTTGCTTCTTGAATCGCCACTTCAGCAGCAGATCTAATTTTTGAAATCAATTCACCAGGATTACCACCTAATGTTTGTTTAAGTACAGTTGGAAGGTACGTAAAATGCCATTGCATAATATGCATATATAATGCTGCTGGAGACGGAATGCCACGAGAAATATAAGTTTGTTTTTTATCTTTCCAAGCTTTCTCCCAGTCTTCAGGCTTAGTAAAATTTTTATATTTTTCACTACCCTTATTCCATGCACCAGTTATTTCTTTTGGATCTGCTAGTTCAGACATTCCTTCTTTAGCTTCAATCCAATCTCTTACAACTCTATTTTTAACACGTCTATTTATAGTTTCTAATTTACGTCCAGTAAGAAGATATTGATCATCAGGATCACGTTCATCTTCATCACCTACATACTCTGATTCAAGTGGATTAAGACCTAATTCGTCTTGCCAACCAGCACCGTTTAACTCAGCACCATATTTTTGTGTCATTTGACCAATAAATATATCCATAGACGATATAGCACCACCCATCTTTATATTATACTCAGCTTGTTTTTCAATAGGGACGAAAGCCGTATCTTCAATATTCTTCTCAATACTTCTTGATATACCTTTACTACTATAATCAGTTTGAGCACCAGCATATTCAGCACCAGCAATCATATCTTTCTTTAACATGATCGACGCATTGAACCTGTCGAAAGTAGCGTTATCCAATCTTTGAACGTCTACTTTATCAATATCTATACCTAAATTACCTGCTGCAACTACAATAGTTTTAAGAGGAAGTTGGTATTGATTACCAATAGAACCAGATAACATAAGGTTCATTGATGCAGCCATTTTTTCTGCATCTCTATTATATTCATCTAAAAAGAATACATGTATTTGACCGTCTTCTTCAGGGAATATATCAGCAGCTTTCATTCTTACTTTAGAACCTGAATCATCACCGTCAATGTCCCAAGACGCAATTGTTCTATCAGGATCTGCTTTTAATTTCTTTATTCTATCCTCAAGAGCTTGAGCACCACCACCATCTTCGATAGTTGGGAAACCACCTAGAATTTCTTTGTAGATTGATGCAATTTCAAGGATATGAATTTTAAATCTCTTCTTAGCAAAGGCTTTAATGATAGCAGTTTTACCACCACCAGGGAAACCCATAATAAGAAGAGAAGGGATGGCATCTGAATCCTTATCAGCACGGAAGGCGAGAGCAGTGAGGAATTCACTTAAAATATCCCCGACGGCTTCCGGTCCAACTTTTGCAGTATTCAAATACTCTTGCAATTCAACATTATCTGCCATATCTATGTCATTAGGCACAGGTACATCAACAGATTGGAAAGTCCCTTTCATAGCCATTGTTTCAGCACGATCTCTATCATACTCAGAACTTTGTCTATGCAGGAAACTTTTTGATAAAGGTGCCTCATTTAATATTTCACCAGACATTTTGCCTAAGAAACTTTCAGGTATATCTGCAAAATCTTGTTTCACAGGAGCAGCTTTAACATTTGTATTTGATTTGGTTACATTACCTTTAAATCTTTTATCGAAAGCTACAACTATTTGTTCTGGTTTTCTTGGGTTTTGACCTTTAAAATAAGCTTTTGCTAATGTAGTTTGATTAGCTCCACCTTTAGTACCAGTTACTGCTTTTTTAACAGCATCAGGATATAGGAAACCATACATACGACCTTTAGGTCCTTTTTGTTCATAAACAAAATATTCTGTTTTTCCTATTCTTTTTGTAAAAATGCGTTTTACTGGACCAACTATAGAAGCAATGCTTTTTGTCAAAACACCCGATATAGATTTAAGGAGCCCTGTGAATTTCGCAGTAGCTCCTCTAAAAAAATCTTTAATAATTCGTTCGTCTAATTGTTGTTCAGTTAAGTGCATTTTTTTATGATTTCTTCTCAATTCTTCATTAAGATCCATAATAAAATACTCCTTTCTTGAATTAACCTTTTTTAACGATTTCTACACATTCTTTAAGAACTGTTGCAAAGTCACCTTCAACTTTTCTTCTTACGATGAAACCAGTAAGGTCAACTCCGTTATCTTCACCTTGTGCTTCATTAAGAAGGAAGTTTCTAAGATTGTTTAAATCTTTTTCTTCGTTTCTGCTCATTTCGTATTCATCTCCCCAACCAGATACATCAGCAGCATCTTGACCAGCACCAGCAATTTGATCTAAATAATATACGCCCCATCCATTTCCATGCTCAACAACAATATGTCGAAATCCACCGTATTCTTTTGTAGGTACATAATACCATTTAGCATCTTCTTTGAGTGCTGAAGCAGATTCACCGTTTGCTTCTCTAAGTTGTTTACTTGATACTCTTCGTACAAGTTTATTGTCTTCATTCAATTCGTTTAGGAAATTTCCAAAATCCATAATAATCCTCCGTAAGATATAGTTTATTTACTTATTATATCTTTACACTTTTGCTAAAAAATATCAATTTTTAATTTTTTATTCACAACATCGTTATATTTTATTCTTATTAATTTTATATTATAATTTTTACAATATTCAGTCTTTATATTATCATTACGTATTCTATAATTTAAACCATTAACACCTCCAAAAAAAGTAAAAGGTTTAAAATGTTGTATTCCATCATATTCTATTAATATATTTTTATCAGGGAGATAAAAATCAAATGGTAATGGTCTCATGTTTTTACAATTATTAAATTTATATTCTTTTATATATTTTATATTATTTCTTTTTAGATAATTTATTATTTGTTGCTCACCTTTGGATGATTTACAGATAGGACAACCTACGCCATTTAAATGGCTATTTGGTGTTTGTTCAAATATACCATGCTCTAAACATATTATTTTAACTTTGGTTTGACTATTGATATAATCAACTAAAGAATAATCATACTTATTATCATGTTTTAATTTAGCTTTTTGTATAAATTCTTTAGTTGTTAATTTTTTAGTACCACCGCAGGTAGGACATCCTATGCCATTTAAATGGCTATTAGGCAATTGTTTAAATATACCATGTTCTAAACATATTATTTCAACTTTAGTTTGACTATTGATATAATCAACTAAAGAATAATCATATTTATTACCATGTTTCAACTTAGCTTTTTGTATAAATTCTTTAGTTGTTAATTTTTCATGGCCAGCACAAATTAAACAATTTTTACCATTTAAATGATTGTTTGGTGTTTGTTCAAATGTACCATGTTCTAGACATATTATTTTAACTTTGGTTTTTGAATCTTTATATTTTACTAAAGAATAATCATACTTATTATCATGTTTCAACTTAGCTTTTTGTATAAATTCTTTAGTTGTTTTTACTATATTTACACATTTGTAACATAATGTACCATTTAAATGATTGTTCGGTGTTTGTTCAAATATACCATGTTTAGGGCATATTATTTTTATTTTAATTTTATTATTTATGTAATCAACTAAAGAATAATCATATTTATTACCATGTTTTAATTTAGCTTTTTGTATAAATTCTTTAGTTGTTAATTTTCTCATTTACACTTCTAATTCATGATATGCTATATATTCTAATTCATCATCATTTAAATTATAATACAACTCATTTATTTCATCTTCATAATTATTTCTAAGTCGGTCTTCTAAATCATGTTGTTGTAATTCTTTAAACATGAAGACATATCTTTCAAGATTTTCAGACATATAACCCTCCCGGTTTTCTTAAGAGTATCTTATATATTTTTAATAAAATTAGTATTTTTAATAAAAATTAAATAAGTTTTGTAGTAAGAAATATTTTTGCAGCTTGTTCTTCAGTAAGAGTCGTTTTCCAACCCTTATCTCCATATCTATTTTTATAAATGTAATATTTATTATCATATTCAGTTTGTACTAATAAAAGATCTGTTTTAGTCCATACTTCATTTGAAACTTGGGGACAATATTTAAAATCTTTATCATCGTCATTAAATTCTTCAAAATTCCTACGAGGCCGTGCTATTACTATATTTTTATATGATGTTAAGTCAAGCATTATCAGCTATATGCTTTATTATAATAATATTCCTGTATTCACTCAGTTTCATCTTCAACCAACTTATTTTTAGCTGCTATAGCCATTATTTTACTCTCATCTATGGTTGTTAAACACCCTCTTGGTCCTTTGTTATTTTGAAGAATATAAAATTTATTAGGATCATTATAAGTTCTAACCAGCTCTAAATCAGGATACATATCATTTTCAAGAGTTGTATAACCCTCCCCATTAGTTATATAAGTCCAATCAAGATTAATCTTCCCTGTAGGCTCATGAACAGTTATTTTCTTATACTCCCTCAAATCTACTCCCACCTCTTTGTCGTTATAAAGGCCGAAACGATCATATATAAGACCATGTTTAATTGCTCTTTCATAAATATCTATTGCATTATCCTTCCATCTTTCATGATTACAATTATGATTACTCCAACTATGTATAGCTGTATATAAGGAAGTTGTTATATTATTCATATCCTTTAACTTCTTTATCAATTCTTCTTTCGTATATCTTTCCAACCTATCTTTTGCTATTTCAAATTCTAAATCCTCGATAGTTGGGTCCATAATTATAGCCTCAGCAACGAAAGTGGCGAAATCTAATTCTCTTCCTTTAAGTTTCTTCTTAAAATCTTCTTTAGTCATTACTTATTTCGTCCTCATACTCTTTATATTTAACCTTATAAATTTAATTAAATCTGTAACTTTATCTGAAGACAATAATATAAAAAATAATAACATTATACCTGCTATTGGAGAGTCTGCTATCAGCAGTAACAATATTACTGTTGCAAGTATAGATGCTAAAATATTTATAAACTTAATCATATTAACTGCAATAACCATCTTGGCTTTCGTTTTAATTTAATTCCTTTTATTGGTTGTAATATATTATCTAATAATTGTAATTTTGCCATCTCATTATCAGTTATTATTATTGTGTTATTTGCTGCTTCGTATCTATCTTTAACAACTTTAAAAACGTTATTACCAGTATCAATTAAAATTAAATCAGCTCTATATGTATTAAGAGCAGAACCTTTGTCATCAGGTATTTTTGCTCCAGTATAATTAATTTTATATTTAGTAATAAAAATACTTTTATATTGGCTTAAATCCATTATGTTCTCACTAATAACATTTTAGCTATTTCACTTACGTGAAGAGTGCTAGGCAGGTTTGCAAATATATTTTGCCTATCCTTTCCTACTTCATAAATTTCTTTATCTTTATGAACTAAAACTATATCTGCTCTCCGCCAGTTTATCGGCATAGACCCCATTTCAATTATCATACATCTCTTCCATTTTCAAATATAAACTTAACAGTTGGAAATCTTAAACTTTCCTTTCCATTCTTGTCTTTTGTTGTTTCAAAATAGCGTACAGTTATTTCCTTTCCGATAATTTCTTCAGGATGGAGAAAATAACGTTGCCTTTCACTAATAGAAAAACCACTTCCAACACCAACAACATTGCCTTTATGGAGAATATTAACCCTAGTAAGCATATCTTCTTCTCTCTCAAGTTTAGTAACTTTATCAATTATTCTAAAAAGTCCAGTTTCAATACCAACAACTGTATATTCAGCATCGTGGAATTTCTTAACTTTAAGCATATCATTACTTCTCTTTCCCTTGTAAACAACATCCTTTCTTATTATTAAGCCTTCCCACCCATTATCAGTTGCTTCATCCCTCAACTCTTGGAAATGGTCTTCATCTTTAATAAGAATCTGGTCTGTAACTACTATAAATCTAGGATTGAAGGGAAGAAGTTTGAGGGCTTCATATCTCTTAGAAAATATTATTTTCCCTTTTTTAGTTAGAAATTCATCCATTTTCAAATAATCAAAGAGGATGAGACGAGGATTGGGAATGGTAAAATTTTTCTTTTTAATAACATTCATAATAGATTTATAATTTTCATTACCATTCTCGTCTACTATACAAATCTCACCGTCAAAAACTTTATTTTTCCTTAATGCTAAAGGAAGATGCATAATATCTTCTTTAATATTATTAAGCGTCGTGAACTCTCTACCTTCCCTCGAAAAAAATGACGGTATTCCTCTATCGTTACATTTTACTATACACCTTACGCCATCTAATTTTCGACTCGATCTCCATTCATCTTTTACATAATCAACTTTATGTTTCTGCTTCTCATAATCAATTGCTAACTGTACGTCAAATGTAGGTATAAGACCCGGCCATACTTTATTGATAAGTGAGGTGTCTGTACGTGTTTTTAAATTCTTATCTATAATTAAATAAATGAGATCTTCAAATTCTGAGTTATGTTCTATGAAGGCATTAACTGCTGAAATGGCAGCATGGCCTGTAATATCTCTATTATTAAGGGCCGTTAAAAGTTCTATAATGTCTTCAAAAGCAGTTGCATCTTTTAAATCACTCCTTTTTTTTACATTCTTAGATGTGACATTAAAAAGCGTTTTATATGAATAAACCCATATAAGAAGTTCTTTACATTGAGGATACTTTATTAATATCTCTTTCTTCTTATTACTTGAGTTTGTAGTATTTAATTCTTTTACTAAATTGTATAAATCATTTAACATATTATTCTCCTAATGTTATTATACTACATTTATGTACATATCCAAAATTTAATTTTTCATTAATTTTTTATATGATTCCCACCGATCGTCCGCAGTAGTGCAAGGAGATGTCCTGTCAAATTTTATTTCCATCATTACGAAACTACTTTCATCTGAAGGAAAGTTAAAATTATATATTTTTCTACATGTATATAGCGACGAATATTTTTTTTGGGTTAGATATCTAAAAAGAGTTTTAAAGAAATATAAATCCTTTTTCTTAGTAGATGCACGCATCATAAATTTCATACTATAATTCTTTTTTACATACGTAATAGATGATCTACCAGTTAAGAGATCTTTGGCCAATTGGTTTTCTTCCATATTCATTTATTCTCAAAACATTTATCGCATTGGCATTTAATCCAACCATTATTTCTTATAGAACCAGGTGCACCGCAATCCTCACATATTTCAGTCGTGGCATCCTCAGCTTCTCGAATTCTTTTATACATCTTATCATTAGCGACGTTGGTATAAAATCTAAGAGAGCCAAATTTCTCTTTAACTTGTACAACTTTAAATTCATATGGATTGTACCCGTGGTCTAAAATGGCTTTAGCAATCTCATCTTGGGAGATGTTTTTCATCCTTTCTTTATTCATCTTATCTAAATCTTCGCAAAGGTCCCAGATGGTCTGAAACCAACCGTCATTACATGCGAAACCGAGAACCATTAAATCCTTCGTCGGATCACCACTAGTTCTAAGGAATGAAAATCGTTCTGTCAATTGTTTTTCTTTTTCATCTGTCATATAAACAACTATGCTACAATATAAATAAAAAAAGGAGTGATTTTATTCACTCCTTAATTTTATCTAACTTTCGTCTAATGTAACATTAAAATATGCGTCTGATAGGAAATGTTCCCAATCTTTATACTTTTTAGCTTTAGAACCCACACGGAAGGCGAAATTTTCATGTGGTTTAACTGGTTTCTTACGTAACTTCATACCAGCCTCTTTAAGAGTATGTGCCTTCTTCTTCCTGTTGCAGGAGATACAAGAACAAACAAGATTTGTCCAAGTATTCTTTCCGCCTTTAGAGCGAGGTGTAACATGGTCGAGATTTAAATCTTCAGTCGCATATTTATTTCCACAGTATTGGCAAGTATATCCGTCTCTCTCATAAATATTCTTACGAGTTAGACGTAATTGATACTTAGGCATTTTATCATATTTAGTAAGTCTAATCACACGAGGAACCACAAGTTTAGTATTCGGGGTATTAATCCAATCAACAAATTCTAGTTCAGTATCGTCCGCATCATAGAGCTGCTTAAACTCTGATAACTCTGACCATGAGCCAAAGTCGTAGTTCATATAAACTCCGTCTTCCACTGTTATAACTTCAGCAGCTTCTGAGAAGATTTTTGTAAAGGCTTCTCTAACTGAGGTAGTTCTTATTGGACTATAATTTTTGTTGAGTACTAACACTCTGCTGTCTAACACGTTTTGCATTCTAGGCTCCTCCTATATAAAAATATATTCCTCGCAAAAGGAACATCATCAATTATGCTTATCTTTAGATTCTTCCGCAAATAACATCATTTGCTGCTCTTTTGTAGCATCTATTGCGTAATGAAAAAGGTCCCAATTTTCAAGCGGACACCAAATTGGAATTGTGAAAGGGTATTTCATTTCATGTTCTCTTTGCCATTCGTCTAACTTTTCAAAATAGATAAGTATTTTATCTGTTAAACCACATTCATACCATTGTTCCGCATCAATTTCTACATCGTACGGAACATCATGCATATGAAAATATGGACATTTATCACATCTTGGTACTTTCTCAAAGATTACTTTCATTTAATCTATCTTCTACGCTTTCATCATATTTAATTCTTATCAATTGTATATCATTATCAATACAATATTGGTTTTTTATTTCATCTCGTATTTTTAATCTATTAAAGGCTTCAATGCCACCAAAATAATTCATAGCTTTAAAATGTTGTTCTCCATCATATTCTATTAAGATATTTTCAGTAGGAAGATAAAAATCAAATCTTAATGATTCTTTCGAAACACAATTTTTAAATTTATATTCTTGTATATAATTTATATTTTTCTTTTCTAAAAATAAACGAACTTTAGTTTCACCTTGACTTTCTTTACATTTGGGACAACCACTTCCGTGTAAATGCGAATAAGTGTCTTGTTCAAACATACCATGTTTTATACATATAATTTTAATTTTTGATATATAACCTTTATAATCAACTAAAGAATAATCATACTTTTCGCCATGTATTTTTTTGACTTCTTTTATAAAATCATTGGTAGTCATATACAAATTAGAATTTGCACATTTAGCGCATTTTGTGCCTCTAATATGATGTACCGGAAATTGTTCGAATATACCATGTTTAGGGCATATTATTTTAATTTTAGTTTTTATATTTTTATAATTAACTAATGAATAATCATACTTTTCGCCATGTATTTGTTTAGCTTTCTCTACAAATTCTTCAGTTGTATATTTAGTATTTTTGCATTTTGGACATTCAACTTTTTTACTTAAATGGTTATTAGGCGTTTGTTCAAATATACCATGTTCTGGACATATTATTTTAACTTTACCTTTATTACCTTTATATACAACCAAAGAGTAATCATATTTGTTACCATGTATTTGTTTAGCTTTCTCTATAAATTCTTTAGTTGTGTATTGAACACGATTTGCACAAATTGGACAAATCGAACCGTTCATATGATTCGATGCAACCTGTTCAAATATACCATGCTTAGAACATATTATTTTAACTTTAGTTTTATTATTTTTATAATCAACCAAAGAATAATCATATTTGTTGCCATGTATTTGTTTAGCTTTATTTATAAATTCTTTGGTTGTTAATTTAGAAGGCATTAATCTTCGTCATATTTTCCAATTAAATCCTTCTCACGAACAATTATCAATTCTTCACCTAAATGCCAAAAGGATGCAACACCGTATTCATCATAGCTAACTATATCGCCTTCCTTAACAAATTCGCATTTATCACCCGCCATAACTACTTCACCTTTGTAGTTACGTCTTTGAGCTTTCATATTTTCTCTGACTGCTTGGGGTATAATGATACCACCTGCTGATTTCTCTTCTATGACTTGGTCATCTGGAAGGGCTCTAAAAACAATTCTATCGCCGAATACTTTTAATTTCATATTTACTCCTACTTTTAGTTATATATTTAATTATGCTTTTATTAAGTTTGTTTTCTACTTATTCCTTATTTGATCACCTTCTTCCATTTCTATTTGCCATTATAATCCTTCGAATCTAAATACAAATTGAAAAAATTCATGACATATTTTATTGGAGGGGTCATAATCAATTTTATCGTGATCATCATAACGAAGACGAAGAAATTTATCAAATTCATGGCTTCTAATTATACGACCATTTTCATAAATTAAATAATACCAAACGTCAATACTCTCATCAAAGTGATAATAGTAACGAGTTTCATAATTAATTCCATATGAATAGAAAGTATACAACTCCGGTGTGAAATATATCATATACTATCTTTAGGGGGAGGAGGTATTTAATTACATTTTAACTATTAATTTCCATCTACCTTTTTTTTATTTAAAGAGCTTCGAATCCTTTAGCGTTCTTATTTCACCCACAGTTAATTTCTTCTTTCTCACACCTTTAACATAGTAAGTACCAGACCATTTTTCACCCCTCTGAATAATTTTCCAGCCTCCTTTTATCTTCAACATTATGTCATAAACAGAAGATTTCATAAATTGATCACTTAACCTGTCTCTATCTTTTACATATTCTTTGATTTTATCTTTAATATCTCTCTCGTGTTCACCATCATCTAAGTAAGTTAGATCAAATTTAACCTTATCTTCATTTCCTTTACTATTCCAAATCCATGTTTCTAGGTCTATAGAATCAATATCAATTTTATCACCTTCAGTGGAAATTACAAAATTACCATCCTCATCAAAATATCTATACATCCCGTCCCAATAACCAGGTTTCCTCTCAACATCTAAAACTGCACCACCACTTGCTCTTATATGATATTTACCTTCTGGATCTACTTCTTTCAATAATTCAATTAATTTTCCGCTTGTCATTTTATCCCCGCTAATAAATATTTAGCTGCTTCTATTTCATTTATTATTACAATATCGCCTGTGTCTAAATAACGTTCTATTTCATCTCTTGCTATTACTTCTTTATCTATTTCTGGCCAACTTTCTTTCGTATCATACCACATAACTTCAAGTTCATCTTTATCAATATATATAATTTCCATTAATATATTTATTTCATCTCCTCCTATATCATGTGCCTCAAAAAGCCAATCACCTACTTTCATGATAAAACAAATCCTCTTTACATTTATTACAAAGATATAATTCCTCACCTTCAAACTCTGTATTATGTGTCCAAGTATAAGTAGAACATAAATCACATTTCCCTCGTTTAGGATTATGTAGCGGCCTTACATATATTGTAGATCTTACTTCGTTTCTATACTTCATATATTTTTAAATCATTCATCTTTATATTCTTCTACTTTTTCTACAAAGTATTTCATATCATCAAATGTGACGTAATTCTTGCGAAGCATTATAGCACGCATAAAATCATTATTATTCTGTATAGTGCAAGAAGCATATGAGGTGCACAAATTATGACCTGGATAATCGTCTCCCCTTCCAGGATAATGTTCCAACATACAACGATCGCTCACAAGCTTTTCACGAGTAGTATAATATATACAGTTCTTACAATCCCTCCCTAATAAAAGTTGTTTAGCTAATTCCACGATATGTCTCCATTTCCTTAACAACATTCTCCAAATTTCCAAAATTTTTTAAATTAGAATATACCTTGCTATGGAAATTTTCATTTTTCATAAGTTTGTCTGAGAGATAAAAACTACAAAAATTTTCATGTATAAAAATACGATTTTTACCTATAGATGATTGAGAGAGAACACAACTAATTTTATTAGGCTCAGCACCACAATATATACAATTACTACATTTGCTTCCTAAAAGGAGATGTTTAGCTTTCACTTCCTCATTCATTTGGAACTCCAATGGAAACAATATGGTCTTAATAATAAAGCTTTAGCCTTTTCTGCATAATATAAATTATGCAACATGCTTTGAATGTTTACCATTTCCATATTTTAATGCCGTCCTATAAAGAGGATCAACTCTATCTTTAATATAATAAGAATATATATCCCAACTTTTCTTACGTGTTATTTCATACATTTGTTTTATAGCTTTAGATGTTATCTTAATAACAAAATCGTCCTTCTTCGTTTTAATTTTAAGTAATTCTTTTTTATTATATAAATAAACTAGTCCCTCTTTTTCACCGAAACTGTTATGTCGTGCATATAAACCTTCCGTACTATGAACTCTTAAAACATCATGTTTATCACGTTTTGCAATTATATAAATAAAGCCATTTTCCGGTACTCTTTTAATCTGTCTCATTATATTTTCCTTTTATAAAATAAGGGGGACAAGAGGCTATGAACCTCTCTCCTTTCTTTAATCACTTTAAGTACAAGAGTTGCAACTCCTATACTGTGTATAGCTTTTCTGTACCGCCCCTGCAGTGGTTTCCAGATACTGTTACACTCGATTAACGACTGTACTAGCTTATATACTAATCCCCATGTAGTGTCCCATAACAGAATCGAACTGTTGTTGACTGGTTTTAGAGACCAGTGCCTTACCACTAGACGAATAGGACATAAAAAGGTACCTTTAAGTACTTTTAAATATGCTTAATCAATCCACTCTTTTCCCATATCTTCTAAGATGGAGACAGCATCTCTACAACACCTCTCTCTTATTATTCTATAATCTTCAGTACCTCGAGTCTTAGACTCAATCTGGGAGATGCTTCTACCCTTACACATTGAATCAACAATGTGCTGAGTACGGAAATCTTCCTTCATAGTTTGAGGTTGGTATTGAGTATCTACCATTTTATTTAAGATTGGTTTAATTTGAAGATATTTCTCAGGTTGTTTGAGCCAAGTTTTTGAATTAAATTCGCCATTAAAATATATTTTTGAATATGCTCGTTGAGTTGCTTTGCGTTCTTCTTTCTTTTCTCGTAATAATGTTGCCATTGCTTTAATACTTATTTTTACCATTTTTATAGTCTCCTATAATTTAATTTATTTGTATTAAATTATAAGTTCATAATGAATTAATCTACAACATTATTGTCCTCCTTACTATATAATTAATTATGCTTTAAAGTATTAAGAATTACCGTATTTATAAAAGTTGTTTTAATTATTTATTATCTTAATCATGACTTCATACTTAACCAATCATTTGATTTTATAGTATTCCGTTTTATTAAACCTTAAATTCTATATAATTGTCTTTATGTAAAACAAAAGAACCTCTATATATATAGAGGTTCTTTATTAACTTACGAACATTTACTCCATCCACATGTGCATGCTAAACATCCCTCTTGATATCTTAATTCTTTGTTACCGCATTCCGGGCATATTTCATTTGTTTCAACAATTTCACCATCTTTAATATATTTCTTTAATACTCTACTTACGGCTCTTTCAAATCCCAAGAAATGTTTTGATCTATTTAATTGATCTACTATAAATTGAAGAGGAGTACCATGCCTTAAACCCATAGAGATGAAACGAGCTAAAACTCCATATGTTGCGTCAAAAGATGTGGCTAGGTTTTCTACAACTACTCTATCAACTCCGTTTTTAATTATTAAAGAATACTTTCCTTTACCGTTTTTCTTAATAGTACCTGTCTTGTGATTATTAACATCAATTGTACCATCATCATTTGAGTCGAGAAATATTTCATAAAGTGATCCATATAATTTACCTACAAGGATGATAAATTTTTTGCCTTGTACTGTAATTTCATGAATATCACATTCAAGTTCATCTGGTCTTGTAGGAGCTTCAGTTCTTTTAATATATTCTTTTTTTTCTTCTGTGTTTAATATACCGCGTACACTGCCTGAACTGTTAAATGTAGTAAAACCCTTTAATTCGCTATCGTATGCATACATAAATAATTTATTATAATTTTCATATGTTATATCTGTCGGTAAGTTTAATGTTTTACTTATACTATGATCTATATATTTTTGAAATATCGCCTGTATATCTATTGCATCATATTCATTTACATCAAATGTCGTAACAAAATAATCTGGTGTATCAGAAATAGCAAAATTATTTTTTTTCATATATTCTAAATATTGTAACCATGCGTAATCATATACTTTTTCTGTTTTAATTTCATCTCCAACTCCTGTCCTAATAGAACGATCGTAATATAGTGAAAATGTTGGTTCTATTCCACTAGAACAATTATTTCCTAACGATAATGATGTTGCACCTGTTGGAGCGGTTGTGTTTAATGCTATGTTTCTTAATCCATATTTTTTAATATCTTTAACGATATCTTTAGGTAATTGTTTAATAAAATTTGATTTTACTATTTTATTGGTATCACATTTATCAAACATACCTTTTTCTTTAGCTAACTCAATTGAAGCCTTATAAGAATAATCTCTTAAAGTTTTTCCCAATAAATGTGATAATTTTTTAGATTCTTCACTTCCATATTTAATTTTCAACATAGTAAATACATTGCCTAAGCCTGTGAATCCTAGCCCTACTCTTCTCCATTTCTTTGATAAAGTTTCAATTTTCTCTAACGGGTATTTGGTTACATCTAATACATTATCTAAAAATCTTATACCAATATTAATCGTCTCTTTATATAAATCGAAGTCAAATTTTGCCTGGTCTGTAAATGGATTAGAAATAAATTTTGTTAAATTTACAGATGATAAGCAACATAGACTATATGGAGGCATAACAATTTCACCACATGGGTTAACAGATTCTATATTAAAATCATAATAACCATTATTATATTTATTAATAATATCTAAATTTAGAATTCCAGGTTCATTATGTTCAAATGCATTTTTGGTCATTAATTCATATAAATCTTTTGCTTTGACTGTTTTATAAACTTTACCATTAAATTTCAAATCCCAATCTTTGTCACCTTTCACGCAATTAATGAATTCATCCGTAATTCCAACACTAATATTGAATTGTGTTAAAGCTTTATTTATATCACCCTGCTTGGCGACTATAAAATCTTCAATTTCTGGATGATCAATATTTAATATACCAATATGAGCGGCTCTTCGCGATCCCCCAGTTTCAATGACCTTAGCATATTGATTGAAACCCTTCATAAAAGATATAACACCAGAACTTTTACCACCTTTAGATAGTGAAGCACCTTTAGGTCTTAATTTAGAAAAATTAATTCCTACTCCTCCACCGGTAGCAGAAATTATTAAATCTTCTTGTTGTGATTGCCCTATACCTTCTATAGTATCTTCTATATCTATAGTATAGCAATTGTTATAATATGGCATTTTGGTATTTGGTCTAGCATTAGCTAAAATCCTTCCTGCTGGTATTAATCTTCCTGTAGAAATTTCATCATAAAATTTTTGTTGCCACTCATTTACTTTTTGTTTTGTTTTTTCGGCCGAAGCAACTTCTTTAGCAACTCCGCTAAATACATCTTGTTCACTTTTTTCATCATTAATCATATATTTATCATGAAATATTTCTTCAGATAATTTTTGTTTCCATTTCCACTGACTCACTCTTGTAGCCCCCTTGAATATATTATTGTCGATACAGTGGTATCTTTAGGAATGTTTTCTAAATGTGTGGTTAAGTTTTTTTATTAAAAGTTTTATTTTTGTACTTAAATGTAATTAGATGTTTTATACGTTTTTTATATTATTAAATATGCGATCAATGGATAAAAAAGAGGTCCGAAGACCTCATTTTATTTATTTTGTCTTTGCCATACTTGCTGTTATGTCTAACATAGCCTGAAGACCAACCGCTGTAAATGGGTCAGCCGTAGTACCACCGTCACTACCACCAGCTATAAATATCTGGGGAACATTCATCTTAGCTAACTCTCTTGCAACTCCAATAGCTGTTTCTTTCTGAATATTGGCAGCATCAAGTGGAGTAAGTCCAGCTTTCACCAACAATGCAGCACCTTCAGCATCTGCTTTCTTAAGTTCTAGTTCTTTAGCTGCATTTTCAGCAGCAGCTAATCTACCAAGACGAGCAACTTCAAGCTCCTGCTGTCCTTTCAACTCTGCAACTTCTTTATTTTTCTGTGCTGTAGTGGTTGCGCGGATTTTACTTACTAATTCCTCAGCTTCAGCTTGGGCTACATCAGCTTTACCTTTTTCAACTGCTGTAATAGCATCCTGTCGAGCTTTTTCAGCATTTGTAATAGCTACCGCTTTTTCCTGTTCTGCTTTTTTCTTCTGTGAAATAAGAGCATCAATAGTTTCATCATACCTTTATACCCTCTCTTTCGAGATATTTAAAATAGGGAGTAGACTATACCATTATCCTTTCGGATAGCCGTATGGTAGTCGTTGAGAGTTTACCGTAAACCTGTAATAAATAAATTATATTTTCTATCTAAATAAATAGTAGAGTTTGAATAGATTTTAGACAAAAAATCATTCATATTTTTTTGTTTATTTATTTGCAACTCGAAACAACCTTGACGCTCTTTCATAGTATATTCTTTAATGTTAAGTTTTTCAACTATAACATCAAGGAATACTTTTTGTCCAGCAAGAATTACTCTGAAGCAATTTGATTTATCTAAATGTATACAACCATCTCCGTCAAAATAACCACGAATAAAATGACTTATTAAATTACTCGAAATTATTGTATCATTTGGAAACGTTAAAAATTTAGTTTTATTAGGAATGACACCAAGTTTTTTTACTTGATTTTTTACTTCTTCACCCATTAAATGTACTCTGCAGAAATTCACAAAACCAGATTTTGAATAAGCCGATTTTCCTCTGTATTCTTTTACAGGATGATTTGATGATAAACTTTCATTAAATTTTACTAAATGATTTTTATCTTTTATTCCTAAAGTTATACCTAAACCATTATGTTGATTTTCAATTAAATAACCATCAGCATAAATAAAACCCAACCAATACGCTTTTTCTTCATTATCAATTTTATTAAAAAATGAAGTGTTAAAACTATATCGTCTCGAAGTTTCTTTTGTTGTTCTCAAAACTACACCTTCTCTTTTTAAAAAACGGTTTATTGTTTGAAAACTTACACCAACATTTTCTGCTATAACTCTTGTTGATTTCCCTTCTCTATAGCTATCAAAGATCAATTGTCTAACTGTATCGTCGTAGTCTATTCTTTTCATATAATTATCTTACATGAAATTTTATTTTATTACAGGTTTTTACGGTAATTTCTCTGCTGATTTCCCATTATACTTTATCAGTATTTTTTAACTCCGATAAAATCCTTAAACTTTTTTCTGCTCTCGCTCCTCTCAGCTTATCGTTTCCAATTACTGTTTCGGCATTAAGGCTTTAGGGGGTTCCAGCATATAAACAGCTTTTCATTCACATATTTCTATGCAACGCGACCCTGAAGTTGATCGATATCTTTTAAAGTATGGTTTACCAATTCAAGGCCGTACTCTTTAAATATACCAATTTTTACAATAAAAGGTGTACCGTCTTTGTCTCTTTTAATAACTGTTCTATTAGACATAGACATAATTACTATACCATCTTCATCAACTTCATTAGTTGCAACTTCAACTTGAACAGTTTCAGTCTGATAAAGACCATTTACAATTTGGTCAGATATAAGCTGTGCAAACTCACCACGTCTTGTTGAGTATGTTTCATCTGCTTTAAAAATAGAAGCAGTCTGCTTTTCAACATCTATAATCCACTGTCGTACCTGAGCCTGAAGGGCAATAGATGAACGAAAGTTTCTATGTATTTTAGTTACAGGCTCATCAATAAGAGGTAATCTCCACTGAGTTACGGAACCAATTTCTGCTGTACCACCATCTCCAAATCTTACAGTAGTTGGCATAGTTTCCATACCTTTACCACCATCAAGAGGGTCTTTAGAAAGATAGGTATCATAAGTTCTGTAATATCTAGTCAACTTACCAAACATCCTCATAAATAAACCTTCATCGGTATAGATGGTTAAATCACCAGTAACTGCCGCCTGTTTAACAATAACTTCTCCACCGTCTACGGTGGAGAAAATACTTCCACCAATTGATATCACAAGTATAATCGCAATAATTGCTCCAGCCAGGATAATAATTTTCTTCACTCTTCACTCCTAAATATTTCTTTGTATATTTAATTATGCACCTTTTTATGAATTTTTGTACTTTTTTACTTTCTCTTTACGTTTTTTAACTTCATTTAAATCGATGTCTTTAATTCTATTGTAATTCTCCATATCAATAGTATCATCTTCAAGCTTCTGCTCTACAGATGCTCTCTTCCACATCCTCCTTGCGACCGTTACTATTCCTAAAACTAAAACTGCAAGTCCTAAAAAAATCCATATTCTAATCATTCTACTCTCCTTAAATATTTACCCAATTTCTCTTTCAGACAATGCTGGCACATATGCAATTCATAATTTTCACCATCTTCAAAGATTGTACCGTATCCAGCTTCAAATTCTATATATACAAATTCTTGAGCTTCCAAATTATCATCTGTAAGAAGACTATACTCCTTCCCACAAATATCACATTTAATCTTAAGCGCTATTGTTCTTTCTACCTTCTGTTTTTCTCTAATAATCACATCAACTCCTCAACTTTATATTTTTTATTTCAAATTTCCAATCTTTCACTCAAGAGCATAGTGACATATTGGTTACCAACTACCTTTTTTACCAACTGATATCACTTTAACTATTCTATTTAAAAAATTCGCCCTTAGATTGATACCAGAAAACAAAATCTAAAGCATCAACAGGTATCTCCTGTTCCAAAGCAAAATGCTTCATATCAACTTCAATCTCCAGATAAGCATTTTTAGTTAAGACTTTAGGAATTGCTGTAATAACACCATACTCTTTTAACCGCCTCATAACATGACGATCAAGAATGCATACCTCAGAACCGAAACCTATATTTCTTAAGAAATGAGATGCTTCCTTCATACCCCACCCCGTCACATCATCTACCAAATTATTTCTGGCATTTAATATATTTCCATTTATATATTTAAGAATAATTGATTTAGTAGAGGGTATAAATTTATTTCTATTTGAGAGAACGTACTTAGCCTTATTTTTATGAAAACGTATGCCAGCATCTTTTATAGTGCAAGCAATTTCCTCAAAATGACCGTTATAGAAGTAATTTAATTCTTCTAATTGCGTAGCAGCTTCCCACCCCTTACGAGCACTAGTCTGTGGAGTACACATACAGAAAACCATTTCCTTGAAAATATCATCATCCGTCCCTTCATCCCATAACCTGCTAAACTCATCTAATTTTATATCAATATCTACTTTAATGCTTTTATACAGTTGGTACAAATCCATGTAGTACTCCTTTAGTTGCGTTTAGTCATTCTCTCCTTCGTCACAAGTGCTTTGTCCATGTCCTCTTGCATATCTAATTGAAAAATTAATTCAATATCCTCTTCTGTAAGAATGGAATTGTTATAAGCAACATTAGCTAAAAGTTCTTTAGTTTGAAGAATAAGATATTCATTCACGACCAATTCCTGTTTAACCTTTCTATCCAATTTTTTATAAGCTTCTTTACCAAGTTCATCAGCTTTATCTCTAATATCCCAGGGTTTTACAGTAGCTTTTTCTTTTTCTGGAAGGGAGTAGAAAGCTTCATAACCTAACTTTCGCTTTAAATCACGACGAGCTTTATTGGATGCAGATATTACTCTCCGCATAAGGCCTTGCGCAATATCTATATCGACACCTTTATCAGAAAAATGTTGTATACACTCAGAACCTACCTTAATTATTTTATTTGTTTTGAGATTTTTTACTTCAAAAGCATTCATAACATTTTTATGTCCGCATAATTCACAATCAAAACAATTAATATCATAGTATGCCTTTATTAATTGAAATTTATCTGTAGGTTTAACAGATATATTCGCTAAATTCATTTCAATTTTATGAACAAATTTATTTGATTTATAATTTTTCACCATTTTATCACCTCTCTATTTAAGTATGCTAAGCTAGGAGATCATTTTCAAAATAAGGAGCATAATATTCGCCCAACCATTTTATACTTTCTGCTTCATAATAAGGTACTAAGTACTTAGAATAAGGTTTCCCCGGGTATAGCCACTCCCAAACAAGAAGGCTTATATTGCAAGCATCTTGTTCCTGTCTCACTGTTTGTGAGAAAAGAGTATTGCCTCTATTATAATCTTTATAGAAATCACTTTCATCTGCTACATCTTGGAGAAGGTGGGAGAATTCATGGCAGAAGGTACTCTCATTATATTCTTCCCAATAATCGACTATATTTATAACTTTATTTCTAAAATCGTATGAACCGCCAACCTTGCTTTTTTCTTTATCCAACATCTTCAGTTCAAAACCAAACTCTGCAACAAGCTGTTCATGTGGAATATCATAAGGGTATTTTTTTATTATATCAATAAGAAGACGTTCTATATTAGAACTAACATTATTAGTATTTGGTACCTTCCATGGCTTTATAAATGGTTTAGGCTTATACAACTTTTATACCGTAATCACGCATAATACTAATTGCTTGACCAACAGTTTTACCATTTTTAATAAGCCCATTATAAAGTATTTCTGGAGTATAATTAATTTTTTTAGTTAGAGATTTGTTTATTACGACAAATTTTGGTCGTTTTTTAAAAACTTGTTTAGATGACGTACTAGAAATAGGGACAGGAGTAGAAATAGGGGCAGGAGTAGAAACAGACCCATAATCATATGAAACTTTAATACCAAAACTTGTCAACATAGCTAGATGTCGTTCTTTTGTGTTCATATGACTATATTTTTTATTCTGTTTTTCGTTATAATCATCATTAAATTTCAACTGGTTATAGAAGCCTTTTATATCATTGCCAACAACGCTAGCTTTTACATTATCAATTACGGTGAATGTTACCGTAGGCACTTTCTCATAAAATTTATATTCATATATTTCATTCTTAACATCAAACCCCATGACATAATCAGTAATAACTACATTAGGCCATAAATTTTTTTCAGCCAACGTTTCAAGATGTTTCTGTTTATAATTCATGATACCATTAATAGATGTTTTAACATCAATAGTTTGACCATTATAAATAACATCCATATACGGTCTAGGGTCATCATCAAAATCATATTTCTCTATAAGGTGTTTCTCAGCTATATGTGACTGTAATGAAACTCTATATATTTCATCAAAAGTTCTACCCTTCCGAGTAGACGGATTATCATATATTTTTTGCGATTCAGTAGTAGCATTTTCCACTACTATATCCATATCAACAATATCCGCTGCTGTAAAATCTTTAATGTCTAAGTCTAATTTTTCTATGTACATCTTATCTCCTATGTATATAAATCTATTTTTCTGCCGCAGTGTTCTGGAAGTATTGGTCTTTGAGCTCTGGTAATGGCATTAACATATTCCACTTCAACCTCACCTTCCTTTTTAGGAAGGGTCAACTCCTGTATATGTTCATCACGTGTAAACCATAACATGACTTCTTTATACACTCTAATTTTTTCTTCCATATATGTAAATATGCACAAAAAAAAGGAGCTTTTCAGCTCCTTTTAATAAATTTTTCTTATACTTAGAATCTTATAACTAAGTCAGCCATAATACCAAAATTAGAAACATCATTGTAATTTAATGCATCAAACTTAGCAGCTATGTTAGCTTCAAATATCAATATATCAAATCCTGTACCGAGAGTATAATAACCACCAGCATACCCAGCTCTTAAATTTAAGAAATTTAAAAGTTTCATATCCAAGCCTATAGAAACTAAATCTTTAGCAGCTTCAGGATCATCATTCATAGCATCGATAACTCCACCCAAATTTTGAAAATCTATATAAAGAGTTGGATCAATTATTCTTTTAATTATTGGAATACTAGGGTTAAACGCAAGACCAAGGTTGTAAGTTGGATCTATAATATATTCACCATCAGTACCAGATGCAAATATATCATCTAGAGCTTCACCCATCGTAGTATTACGATATGTTATTTTTGTACCAAAAAAGTCAAATACTGAAAAGCCAATATCAAACCACCAGATGTCTACAATAACTCCAACATCTAATGCTATAGCATTTCCCTGCCTTGTACTAAGAGACATTATTGTATTAACCATATCATTACCATTCATAACGGCAGTCATAAGTGATACATCAATTGGTGCAAATAAAGAAGTGAACGGCCTAGCTTGTATTCCAGGTATAACTTTAAAGAGGCCAAAATTAAATTCATGGGCGTAACCTAAATTAAGTTGAAGTTTAGCTTCAGCAGCACCTTCAATAGCAAGGATGTTATCGCCTTCAATATTGAAGTCTGCTATTGTAAAGAAACCTAAACCCAAACCGCCAGCTGTAAAAGCAAAACCAGCTGAAGTACCTAATCTCATTGCTCCTGATGGGAGACCTAATTCTTCAGCTGAGAGTGGAAAGTCATCCTCAGCTATAACTAAACCTATAATTGAGATAATTTCGTCATCTGTTAAAGAGTTAAAAAATTCTAATGTATCGTCTAAATGATTTCCATTTGTGTCTGAGTTCGCAATATCTTGTTCTGTATAACCTGCATCTTGAATAATAGCAGTAAGTTCTTCATCGCTTTTGTCATCAAACCAAGCTTCGATTTCAGCTGTATTATCTGTTATTACTGCATCTGTATTTGCTGAAGCTGTTTCCGGATTTCTAATTAAATCCATAGTTGCTTGATCTGAATAAGCCCAGCCATTTACACCTAATATAGTTAGACCACTATCAAGTGCAAACCCTGCTGGATTCATAAAGAAGGAAGGATAGTGACCGGGATTTGCAACTCCTGTTCCGCCTCTCCCTTCAGCAACAGTTAACACTGATTGTGAGAATAGAGCTGTTACTGATATTAAAATCAATAACGTTATAAATAAAATTTTTTTCATTAGCTTCTCCTTATATTATTTTTTAATATAGTATTAAAGAATCAATTTTATATATAATTAAATATGCTTTATTAAGAAAGTCTCCATGCAATTTCTAAGTTTATAATTAATCCGTAAGTCATTTCATATTGTGAGGATACTAATATCTGAAGTAAATCGTTTTCGTTAAATGAGATATCCATATTTCCGTTCGAGTAGTAATGGTCAAAGAGGTCGAAGCCGAAAAGATTATTTTCGTCACCTTTAATTTTTATGTCAATATGTTTCCTCGAATAGCCACCGGAAGCTTGAGCTGTTATGCCGACAATCATACCTTTTCTTAAAGCTGGCCAGCCAGACATATTAGATGTGAAGTTTGATAGATTCATAAATACACCATCAGCTCTCTTAGCACCAAAAGCTATAGCTTGTCTAATCATAGAAATCCAGGTAGCTCTTGACTCATCGTAGATGTATAATATACCTTCCCTATTTACTATTTGTCCAGGAGCTAAATTATTAACAGGTGTATAATTTATAGGATCGACCTGTAAAGATGACGAACCATTGGACGCAGTTATTCGTATGGGTCCTTCGTCAGCTTCAATTGTTCTTCCGCCATCATAAGCTTCGTCAAGTGTCGTAGCACCAGTTTCACCGGAAGCAGAACCACCACTTAAATCGTCTAGTGAACCATAACGACCAACATATCTGTATCCATATAAATGGAAGGGTTGAACATATTTATTAAGAGGATCTTCTTTAAAAAAAACAATACCGCTTAAATAATCAAATTCCCATTCTAGTTCTTCACCGATATAAACTTGTTTACCAGAATTATCATACAATTTAACATGATACTTAATATCATAACCCTTAGAAGGTTGAATAAAATCTTGTAGACGTGTATTGAGGAGACCGGGTGTTTCACATGTAAACCATGTTTTATGTTCTAAAACTGTTCTATCCTCTGTCAATATTAAATCTTGTACCATCTCCACAACTTCAGTTGTTATAGGCGGAGGTACTGAAGGTATATCATCAATCCAAACATTAGATAATTTTACAGGTACTTCTTTGCTAGGAGTTTCTTCATACCACTCTTTACTCGTGGACGTGAATTCTCGATTGAGAGCTGCCTTATATACTTTATCTAATTTATATTCTTCATCATTCATAATTACTAATTATCTTTAGTATATATATCAATAATCTTCTGTTGTTGAATTTTAATTATATTAATTTCTTGATTCATTTGCGTTATATTCGAGTTTATCTCGCCGAATGTTTTTTTTAAATAAGCAAACATTAATCTTAATATTTCTGTTGTTTCATCAACTTGCGAGGGTCGTTCCTCTTCCGTCATAGGACGACCCTGTTGTATTTCTCGAGCTTTAATTATATTTTGTAAATTTTGTATAGACATTAGAATATATTAATTTCTAACAAATTACTAATTTTTTTTAATTTATCGAATTTTTCTTCATCTTTAATTTCTTCAAAAAGAATAGTTTCAATACTATCTATATTACTATTATAATTGGTTTCTATTTCATTATAAAAGTAAACGATATCTTCTCGAGGTATAAATTTAGGACGATTTAAATTATGTAATAAATTATCTATTGCCCTTACTGCGTCATCCTGCTTTTTCGTTGCCATATTTTTCTCCTTACAAATCGTCTAAAGTTAATTTTTTACTCTCACTATTAGACTCTAATATATCTACCTGCATTGATAACAAAATTTCTATTCTATTAATTATGTTTTCACTCATTATTGCCTTGTATATTTTAAATCTATCGAAATCATTAATTAAATCTTTTATTGCTTCTGTTGTTGATGAAGGATGTAAATCATTTTCATCATCTTGACCTTCCAACATGTTTAATTCTTTATAAAAATTTTTTATAGCACTTACAAATCCATATATTTTACCTGTTGTATATTCTCTTTCTACATAGTTCCAGCTTTGAACTGAAAGTTCAATCTTATTATTTAAATTATCAACAGCTGGAAGAAAGTGTTTATTTGTATAATCAAATAAACTATCATTCATAACAATTTTATCTTTATCTGCTCTTACATTTGTTAATTCAGTATACTCATCACGAACTTCTTCTATTATAAATTTTTCTAATTTTATAATAACATCAAAAAAATCACCTACTCTATTTAAACGAGATATTATAGAAGATAAAACCATTTTCTGTTCATTTTCGTAATTTTTGCTTAATTCAAATTTATTTGTTAATTTTTTAAGTCTCAATGTAAACTCCTTACCATCTTAATTCTAAATACGTCATAGTCGGTGCTGTTTCATCTGGAAGTGTAACTTTAAATATCAACAAAAAACCACTATAAACTGTAGAAAAGATTCCTGATGAATAATAAAATTTATTGTCAACAATATCAATTAAACATCCATCACCATCTTCGCCATTAAAACTAGATACTTCATAATATGTATTTAAAGAAAGCCAACCAGTTTGTGTTGGAAGCTTAATATCTATTATTATCTTATTATCTAACAAATCATTTTTAATGATTCCATCTATAATAAAATAACCATTATTTTTCGGTTGCATTTTGTAAAATGCGCGGTAATAAGTTTGTGGTCCTGTAAAGTTAGAATAATCTACAGTTTGTGCTGGCATATAATCTATAAAACTCATATTAGCATATCTCAAGCCTCTATCAAATAAAAGAGCTTGATTTTCTTCTAATGGGAGAACAGAATTCCAAATATGATTTCGTTGTACAGGAACGGTATCGTATTCCCCTTCATAGAGACGAAAAATTTCATCTCTAAAAAATTCAACCAAATTAGATGAACCGTTAGTATATGTGTTTACTAAACGATTTTTAGTAATAAATACATATTCATTTCCTGGGCCAAATGGCGTATTAGTTTTTACTGTTAATGTTGCATCAATAGAATATTCATTAAATTCGTTCAAAACAAATACACCACGATATTCTACATTACCGTCGTTTCTATGTGGTGGATTACTTACTCCTAAAAGACGTGAATCATTATATTCTATATGCGTAGGTTTTAGTCCTGGCATATCTAACATTAATGGCTCCGCTGAATATACAGTATAGCTCATATTGATAAAACTTAATGTAGTTTTAAATGAGTCTCCAATAGAATAATATTTAACGCCAGAAGTAAATTTATTTGATTGTATATTTTGAGGAAAAAAAGTTTGAGTCCCAGAAAATTCGGGAAATGCATGCTGAGTATCCATAAAAAATTTAAATTGTTTAGTGGTGTTAACAACACTCCCATATTGATGAATAACATAAATATAATTATATCCATGTCGAAGAAGACCATTAAAAAATTTAAATCTAACAAATCCTTTTTGTATTTTTTTATAATTATATTTATTTATAGACATTATTTGAATAAAACCATTGGATGAATTTCTTATAGCACCTCCAGTACCTGCAACACCAACATTGGCGTTAGCGCCAGCATTTACTTGACCATAATGTGCAGCTGTTTGATTCCCATTTCTATCACTATCCACAAATGCGTCTTCTAGACTAAAATTATCAACTTCAATTCCATTAACAAAAAGACGAAGTGTACCTTGATCAGCTTTAGCAAAAGAATTATCAAAAGGTGTCAAAAGATAGAATTCTCTATTTTTAGTTAAATAATTGAAATAGTCTCCAGGTTGTCCTTCAATATATGCATTACCATCTGCAACAAAACCAGATACTAAATCTATTCCTTCAGATTCAAGATTTATATCTTCTAATGATATTAATTCTGATGGTATTAATTCTAAAACAGCTTCATTTAATTCGTCGATGGCATCAGCGACATTCATGGTAGGAACTAGTTCTACATAGCCATCAGACCATGAATTATCTGTTGGCCAACCAAGTAATAAGTCAGATGCGTAATTAATAATACTGCCGCCAGTACCGCCAACCGCTAAACCTTTAAGAATAATAAATGTTACAAAATCATCAAGTTCCAACAATCTATTTTCAAATCTTATAGTTGTCGTATCAAGTTCGGTATAATCATCACCTTCAAGCTGAAGCTGACCGTTGTAATAAACCAAGAGCTGTTGGGTACCCATAGCATATTCATTTATCATACTCATTGTTTGATTAAGTTCGCTAACTACGTAATCTTCTCTGCTATAACTTTCACTTCCACTAGTTGAACCTAAAATTATAATTAAAATACGGTCGCCTATATCTAACATTCGTGTGAAAAGAAATTGTGTAGATGATAATTCAGTATAATCTTCACCAACTCTCTGTAATACACCGTTAACCCAAAGAATTAAATCTTTTTGACCTGGATGATAGGGGTTTGGAATAGTAAATAAAGAAGTTTGAACTGAAAGTTCTAATTCTTGTCTATAAAAAGTTGTAGAGAGGTTAATTTCAATTTGGCCTTCAGCCTCACCTCTAAAATTATATCTTGTTACCTCGTCACCTATAACTAATATTGATATTATATCTAATGGGCCAACATCAGCTAATATTCGTATAGATGTTGAAGTGGGACGTTCCCAATCTTCATCTTCGAAACCTTGTAAACCATTTATGTAAACTTGAATCTCCATGGTACCAATTCCAGTACCATCATCATTACCTGGAGGAGGACAATCACATTCTGCTGTACCACCAATCATAGGTTCCCATGTTGAAGTTAAAAGTACCCATCTATATAAAGTACCTTCATCCATTACAAGACGAATATCTCCATCTGAATTGCCGCCATAAGGTAATTCAGATGCCAATTCTACTGGAGCTTCCCAATGATCAATAGAAGGACCGGCCCAATGTCCTACAATAATCCAGTCTGAACCGTCATATCTCCATACGTCAGAAGTATCTAATACAAGACGTAAATCACCAGTGTTATTATTTATAAGTGGAAGATTTGATTCTGATTGAACTGGTGTTTGCCATGAATCAGTTATCGAAAGAGGTTTATTAGTTATATTGTCCCAATGAACTGTTCCACCACCTGCTGTTTGTAAATCTATTTTTTTGTAATACCTATCATCGTGAAGATGCGTATCTGAAGCATAGGGGTGAGAATGTATTCTATCAGCTTTATCTGCAAGAGCAATATCCATTTCAAGTTCAGTATAATACCTATCATCATGTGTATGTGTTACATCAGATTTATCATTTAATTGAATTAAGATATTTGTAGTAGCTGCATCAATTAGAGCAGTTACTTCTGCTTCGGTATAGTATCTGTCATCGTGGTCATGTTCTGCAACAATAGTACCATTAGATACAAGTTGCCACTGATTACCGTCCCACACATATATGGATTTTGCATCAACAACTATTCTTGCATCTCCTATCTCATTATCAACAATAGGAAGTTCAGATTCAAATACTACTGGATTTTTCCAATAGAAAGTCGGTATATTAAGGAGATTATTGTAATTAATTTTTTGTGTGTTTATACCATCATGTGTATGATTGTCAAAATCAACTGTTATAACATTTATAATATTATCTATTTCAGATTTTGAATAATATAAATCATCATGATCATGACCTGAACCTACAGATTCTATTTGTTTCCATGTGTCAACATCATATACATAAAGTTTATTATATTCTTTAATGTATACCACATCATTATCTTTAGCTGTTAATGGAAGTTGAGCGAATGTTGTAATTGGAGGAAGCCATGATATGTCTGCTATTACCTGTAACCACTCAGAAGTTGCGTTATGCCATCTATAGATTATAGATGTATCAAGTGTAAGGCGAATATCACCATCATTATTATTTATTGATGGTAAATCCCCTTCACTGTTAACAGGTTGTTTCCAGTTGAGAGACGTTTTAAGTAAATATCTATCATCATGATAGTGTGGTGCCGCATCAGCTACTATTGCGTACCAGTTTACTCCGTCCCAAAAATATATTTTCTGCTCTTCAGTCACCAATCTGCATTCACCAGGCGCGTTACCTACAGTAGGTAAATCTATAGCCATGGTAACTGGTGTTTTCCAAGAAAAATTAGATTGGAAAATAGCTTCCCAATGGCCTTGGGACAGATTAGGATTATCATCATACCATCTATAAATAGTATTATCATCTCGCGTAAGAATTACATCACCATCTCTATTTTCTGTATAAGGAGGTAAATCATTAAAATCAGCTCTCGATGGTCTCCATCTAACTAAATTTTTAACTTCCTCATCTCTTAAGTAAATAGTATCATGAGTGTGACCTGTATTAGATTTTAAATTGAGAAGAGCATCTGTTTGCTCTTTATCATAGAAGTTAGATGGATTAAAACCATGACCAGTTAACAAAACCCATCCACCGTTTAAACCCATAGCATCGTCAAAAACGTAAAGATTAGATTCCTCCATAACAAGACGTATATCGCCACGCATATTATTTACATCCGGAAGATCCATATTACTTAATACGGGGTCTTTAAACGCTTGAGAACCATAGGAAAGAGGTTCCCATCCTGGTAGAAGACTATCAAACCTATATAATTTGTTTTCAGTTAAAATAAGACGGACATCGCCATCATCATTGTGGTAAAGAGGAAGATCCGCAATTGAAAAAACTGGTTCTTTCCAATTTTTAAGTGAACCTATACCAAAACGACCATTATAAGAAGCACCTGTTATCTTAAATGGTGTTGGGAAATCAAAATCATTTTGTATTGTTAAATAACCAGATTGATAATCCCAGTACCAATTCATACCATCTGATGATGGTATTTCATTGTCATTAAAGTCATATAGTCTTACAATATAAGATTTACCAAAATCTCCAGGAACCCAATTTGTTATTCTACCTTCAAGTGTATTATCTGTTGTAGCATACCACCCTTTTTGATTAGCTACTGTTGTGTCTTCTTTTAAGAATAATTTGGTATGGAAATTTATTGCTTGTTCTTGAAGAGCAGTAGAAATATCTGAAGAAATAGTAGTAGTCCAAACATCATCAGAGTGAATTATAAATTTAGATGGTATTGTTTCTTCAGTTACTCTTTTTTCTATTGATGTTTGAGCTTTTCCTGCTGTTTTTTTATTTAATCTGTCTAATTGCTGTACTCTATCATCATAAGATAAAAGTTCCGAAGGATCATCCAACTGGGTAATCACAAACTTTATATTATCTGCTGCCTTGGCACTTGCTGCTAATTCAATATTTTGAAAATCGTTAACTGAATAATCTGTACCGTTAATGAGTATTTTGTCATTTTTAAAAAGGATGAGATTAGCACCGCCTTCAATCCAAGAAGATGGAGACATAAATAGAGTATTATTTGAATTTTCAGCCTCATCGCCCTGTTTCGTTATAACAATATTTTTTATCACTCAACAACCTTCTTGCTTAATATTTCGTAAAGTTTTAATATTCTTAATTTAAAAGTTTCTATAATTATAGAGTCAATAATATCTACAATTAGAACTTGTATCATGTTCGATTGATCATTAGAAAAATTTATCCCAGCAGTTATTCTATTGTATTCAACCATTTTCTGTATTAAACTTTGTCTTAATGATTTTAATCTAGCAAGAGATGTTATCATATTTATACGGTTATCTTCGAACTCAATTACATCTCCAATTGCATTTAAAGCGTCTATGAACCCGTCTATTAGCAAAATAATTTCTCTAATAAACTCCTCAACACGAATTTTATTATAAAAATCTAATTTTTGTAAATCACATATTTTAGTACCAATATCTTCAACTATATCTTTTATATTACTTATATACTTTTTAAAAAGTTTAAGAATTTCTAACTCATCTTTACTAAGGTTTTCATTATTTAAAATTGTTACAAGTTCATCAAAATTATATTTATCGTGAAAATTTCCACTTTTATATATTCTATTTTTCATATTATTAAATGATTCCGTTATTCTTTTATCAAAAGCCATATCAGCCTCCTAACATTATATCTATTATTAAATAAATAACAGAACCTGAACCTAATAATAAACCTGCAATTTTTGCTGTAAGAGAAATCTTGGCTTTAAATTTTTCTTCATCAGTTTTAATTTCTTGTATATGAACAGTTTCTTTCGCTATTGTTGCTCTTGTATTTGAATCCAATAAATTATCTATAACTGAAACAAAATCACCTTGACTAGCTTTTAAATTATCTTTGGTATCTTTAACTTCATTAGTTATAATTTTTAACAAAGTTTTAATTTCATTCATATTTTCTATCGTTGTATTTAATACAATATCTTGTGATTGCAAAGATTTTCCTATTTTATTAGTAATAACAATTATCTGTTTCATTATTTTGTTATTACTAAGTCCAACTTGTTTAACTAAGGATAAAATCTTTTTCGTATTTTCAATTTCTAAATCTAACAATTTATCATGGTAAAGTTTTACTTTATCAGATATCATTTTTATTTCAATTTCAATACTTTTATTTTTATTTGCTTTTTCATCATCTGTAAAAACTAATATTTTCTCTAAATTTTTAGATGTAGCATCTAAATATATCAATAGCTCTTTTAATATTACTTCAATATTTCTATTAGAATCAGAAATTACAGTAACAATATTAGTCTCCATTGCACGAGTGGTTTTAAGAAAATCTTTTATTGCTAAATCGTAATCGCTCATCTTCATTCCTCTTTAGTATGTATAATAATATTTGAAATATTTTTAATAAAATTATCAAATATTATTTTTTGTTTATTCAATATTATCAATTTATCTTGTACATCTTCCATATTTCTTTGCTGTTCGTCCCACCAATATATCCAACCATCTATAAATGAGAAATCATAACCGTAGAGATGTATTTCCTTATAATTCATTTCCTTACCTAAAAGTATTGCAATTTGAAAAGCTAAATTTTCAATTCCCGGAAACGGAGCTATATGAGACCATTCTGGATAGTCATGTATTGAAAATTTTTTCACTCTTTGAAATGCATTCATTTTTGAGTAATGTTCTCTTTCCTTTGCAACAGGTTCACAATATACATGGTAATCTGGTTTAATTGGAAGATGGTAAATTGAACTATTAAGTGTCATAACGGCTTCTTGTTTCAAAGAGTTAAAGTCAAAACCTCTTAAAGATGGACCAGCACCTATAATATGCAAGGTCTTTTGCCAACCTACTTTAAAAAATTTTAATTTATTATGCTCAATCATTACTTTACCTTTACTATACAACCGTTTTGTAGATTATCAATTATACCTATTATTCTGTCTCTCATAAATATATGTTCAAACCAGTTGGCTTTAATTACTTTACCGTTTTTATATGATACGACTTCATCGCCAATTTTTGCTCTACCACTTAAAATACATTTTACAGTACCAGATAAAGCTATAGGAACAGATTTAGAACCCTTAAAATCTTTAGGGTTAAATTCGTCCGACTTCAGTAAATAACCGTATGTGTCTGAAATTACACCAATAGTTGCTTTTTCTGCTCTTTTATTAGAAGGCCTTACACCATTTTCTGTTCGTACTACAACTTGATGATAATCAAATTCATAACCATTTAATTTAATCCAGCACTCAGCAATATCACCCCAAACTGCGTTGTGTACTTTTTCGGCATATAATTCATGTAATATTGTCACGTCACCGGAAGGAACTATATGAAAACTATTTTCACCATTAACAGATAGCACAATTTCATCATCAGATAATACATATCCGTGAGGAGTCGTTGCACCTGAACCCATAAACAAACCGGTACTTGCAACTCCCCCTTCTCCATATACTTCAACAGCAGAAGTTCTAATCCACGGTGTTTTAAAGTATCCTAAATCTGATTGAGTAGATAATCCTTGTGCAACACTTTGATTATTTAATTTAAGTGATGCCATCTCTTTTTCAACTGATGAGTTAACGTCTTCCCACATCCACTTAAAACTTCTTTCACTCAATTTTGTATTGATTGATATCCACGCTCCTACAGATTCTGCTTCGTAACCTAATTTGTTTTGTATGAAGCCTTCTGCTTTATTCATATGAAGACCTAAATTTAATATACCTTCCCCAGGATTTGTATTTGTTAAATCAGGATTAAGAAGTTCTATACCTGCAATTGCATGGTCATTTTCAAGTTTAAAACCTGCTGGAGCTGAAGTCACTATATTTATATTATCTTCAAATTGTTCATTATATCCATCAAAAATAATATTATGTTGAATTCCGTCTCCCATATCTAACTTCCAATAATCTTCACTTTCATTCCACAGAAGTTTAGCATTATTTACCGCTCTTTGAACTTCATAAGAAGCATCTCCGTCTATAGGAGACGCTGCAGTTTTAATCGTGAAAGTAGAATCTGCAATATCTGTATTTACGGAATTAACAGTTGATTGAGTACCGGTTACTGTTAAATTACCATTTATAGTCAAACCATTTTGATTTATTATTAACGTACCGTCTGTACCATTTTCAATTATAATTTCATCATTCAACTGATTAGTTCTCATATGAAGAGTTGATACTCCTCCAGTTGTTGCTGTAAAAAGTGAAATAGTATCTGCGATCTCAGTATCCGTAAATATAACATTTTTAACATTTAAATCTTTAGTAAAAGTTGATTCTATTTTAGATATAAAAAGAGCAACGGCCGAATCTTCGAACTCGATAATATTTTCTGTTTGTAACGCTATATTTGATTCAGAGCGTAACCGTAAACTAGTTGCACCAGTTGTATATACTTCATTTTGTCTAATTTTGATATTATCGAATACTATAAAATCGCCTAAATCAACATTTGTAAACATAACGTTATTACTTTCAACTATAAAGTTTTCAGATCTTATATAAACATTGTCAGCATCTTCACCGTCTTTACCAATGTAAATGCTGTCTGGTGTTTCAATATGAATATCACCTGTATCTCTATATATATAATTATCTTTTATTATTATATCATCAAGTTGAATAGTTCCACTAGTACCGGAATCAATATCTACATTATCGTCTTCAGAGTAGATGTGTATATCAGTTTGATTGTATAAATGATGATTGTCAATATGAAGATCATCAAGAGTAATAATTCCAGTAGTTGAAGTTAAAGTTATATGTCTTCCAGCAGTAACTATAAAATCGGCATTTACGTTAAACGCCAAATCATTAGTAGGCTCAATGTGAATATCTCTTGCAATCATATATATATCATTACTATGAGTAGTAGCAACATAATTTGCATTTATATACAAATCTGTAAAATCTTTAGAATATAAAATATTTTCATCTATTCTTAGAGAATCAAGTTTAATATCACTATTACCAGAATCTATATCAATTTCAGATGCATGTATCCATACTCTAGTCGCCTCGTTTATATCATATACTGTTAATTCTAAATCATTACTATATATGTTACCAGACCCTTCAACGTAATTTCTTGTTGATATGGTATTACCATCAATTTTTATATTATCTAAACCCAACCAGCCTTCTGTGTTAACCTCAAAGTATTGAACATTGTGTGAACCACTAACAGTATTAGTAACATTATCAGTTATATGACGACCATAAAGATTATCTGAAAAATGTATTGGAATAGTAGAACGTATATCATTTTCTTCAGCATATGGTATTGTTCTTATATCAAAATTATATACGTCCGTGTTTGTGCCGGCTACAATAAATCTTTCAGTATTAATACGAACATCTTCTTTTGTAGTTGTATCCCAAAGAGAAGACATTATTGGCATTGCCGCTTGATCTGTTTTGAAACCTGCAAACAATCTTGCATCTTCTGGCAATATATCAATTGGGCTATTTTCACTTGTAGATATAACAACAGAACCAGTATCTTGGTTATAATCATCTACAATCCATAAAAAATAATCTGTATTTATTTGAAACTCCGCACCAGTGTCTAGCATTGATGCATCTATTATTATAGCCTCTTCTTTAACTTCGAACATTTTAAATATGTCTTTATCGACAGAAACAGTTGTAGCTTGAAAATCTTTATAAATATCGACGTCTTTTTTCGAAGTAACATTTATTTTAAATCCATCAATATATCCATTAAATATTTCGTTTTCACGGTTAGAAGCAATAGCAAAATTTTGTATTCTACTTATTTCCATTGGAGTAAAGGTTGTTAATTTGGCTTGTATAGTTGGTGCAGAAGTTGTTATTATTTTTAACCCTTCATCTTTATTCCAAGAACAAATAATTCTCATCCAATTATCTATTCTTTCATTAAGACGAGCAGCTGATATTATTTCTATGTAATCTTCTTCTACTATATCATATATTCGAAAACGAAATTCATCTGATGCTTCAATATAATTTAACTCTATTGCATTTTCTGGCAAATTACTTTCGGCAGAAAAGATGGTAAAATCTGCTTTATTTTTTGGAAAAACCGCGATGTCTATTAATCCTTTATTTATATTAATAATATTAGATGTATATTTAAGCAATGCATCTGTTCGTATACCATCAACATATGGAGAAGCAAAATCATGATCTTCAAGTTGAAATGAATCAATATAATTTTCGGCGTATTGATTATCAGAATATATTGTCATTTCAACTATATATGCAAATGCAGCTATAGATGCAGTCGTTATATTTTTAATTTCATATCTTTTCCATTCGCCTTCAGTTGATGGAAGAGTATAATAATAAGAGGATGTTGGATTCCACATACCGTTTTTCCAGTAAAGACTACCACTTTTGATAAGAATATTTAAATTTCCTTCTGACTTGTAATAAAAAGATAATGACACTCGTGTGTATCCAGTCAGATCAAATGTTCTAGAAATTTGTGTCGCTCCAAAAGCCCCATTAAACATATATAAACAATTATTAGATTCAAAACCAGGAGTTATAACTTCAACTTTAGCTCCATATTCAGAACCCCATATTATATCATTATAACCTGGAGGAGGATTTCCCTGGTCTTGTTCAAGTGGAACTATCCAATCATTTAACCCGTTTTCAAATCCAGGATTTGAAAACATATTCGTAGTACCTTCACCAATATACGCAGACATACTTTCGTCAAGTGAATCTTTTAGGAAGACTACATTATCTGGAGTTATAGAACCAAATTGAGAATTATGACTTACTACTGAATCATTAAGAGTAAAAAATATTGCACGTGTTTGAGGACTTTTCATTATTATTTTAGAATTTGTTCTAAGTTTTAATCTTCCATCACTATAAGTACCATTGGGTATAAGTTCAGGAATATCATTATATAATATACCACCTTTCTCTGAATACGAATCCACAAATTTAGATAACGAAGACGCGTCTATTGGTGTATCTGGATTATTTTCCCACATCAATTTGAATTTTTTATTCATTTTAAAACCTCTTATTTTTTAAGCTCTAATGTTCCAATCTCTATTGATTCATCTATTAAATATTGTAATAATTGTCGACATATATAATCGTATGCTCCTAAATCTGAACTACCCGTTAATATTTTATTCACTATTTTTTTATCAGATATAGAAACATGTTTTTCTTCATATTTAATATATTTATCTTTTTCCATTTTACATATTTGATATTTAAAACCAAAAGCTTTTTTTATATTTATTTCATTTGTATCAAAAAAATGTATTTCTTTAATTCTTACTATATTAAAATTTCTTATTGGCCTAGCCATTTGTATATAAACCATATTTACTCCTATACTTTCTTAATACAAATCATTGCTTCTCTATAAGGCGCCCAAGAAGATTCAGCATCAGTCGTTGCGGCACTACCACTCAAGGAATCAGTATTACCAGAAAAGCTATCATCCTGGTGAGAATGATTACCACCTGTAATTGTTATATTATGCTCATGATTTTCTATAGCTACATGTACACCGCCCTCAGTTGTAGTATTAACATTAACGTACTCAACGCCACTATTAAAATCAACATCATGTGCTCCAGGATGCGCCCCTGATTCAAGAATATTTAATACTCCGGGATCATGAGAATGTGGATGTTCATGCGTATGAGCATTCGAACCACCAAGAGTAGTATAATCATCTGCCCCTCCTGCATTTGTTAAGGGATTATAAGGTCCGCCAACTCCATCAAAAGAAGTCATACCTTTTATTGTTCTTCCTATATAATTAGGAGTTTCTTCATACCATGAATCTCCCCAGTTAGCTGCAAGAGGCAATTCTTCAAACAGGTAAGTGCTAGGGTCTATTCCATTAACATCATGCCATTTACCATCACAAGGTAAAAGTCCATCTGGACACAAGGTGCCATAATGAATATGAATTGAATTAGTTGCTGCATTTATATCAAAAGTATCTGTAACAGAAAATTTTTGTATATAGTTGCCACCATCAGCTACAACTCTAAACTTACCAATACTTCTTTTGGTTGAACTATCAAACCAACCAAAATAATTAGATTTCCATCTAGCTCTACCGCCTTCTTCAATTTCATGCTTTATATGGAACTGGCCATTAAAATCTATAAATATAGACCATACACCAGGGTATAATACCTCACCACTCCCATCGTCTTCAGATATAAGACGAGCATTATATACAAGACTAGCACCATCATTAATTATAAAACCAACATCAGGATCAGCTAGAAAAATGGCGTCGTCTATAGTTATTTGTGTTTCAAGAACATCTATAATTCCAGGTGTTATTTTTATACTTACATCATTTAATTCATTTAATTTATATCCATTTATATCAGATTTAACATGTGTAAACTGTACATTTACACCAATTTTTCTATTTGTATAAAATTTATTATTAAGGTTGTTTATCAATGCTTTAGTTTGAAAAAGCGCTTCTTCTACTGTTAATTCTTGACCTGAGAACAAATTTTGAGAATCCATAACATTAAAATCTGAAGCAGAGAGTGCCCGTACTTCATCGCCGTCTAACACCTTAATTTTATCAGCTATCATTTCTTTATGATATGTTGAGAGGTCCCATAAAGAAGAAACATCAATTTCAGCTGTTGCAGAAGTTTTAAATCCACCTAATTTTCTATAAGCAATTATATTATCCCCTGTTGGAGAATTTTCAACGGGATAATCACTCTTCCAATATTCTAATTCTTCTTCAGATGCTTTTAAAATTTTTATATATGCAGAATCGTTATCTGAATATCGAGTAAATATATATAAAAAATAATTTTCATTCGCTACAAAATCTTGTGTTTCACCATCTTGAAAAATTAAGTCATCTATCGAAAAAATCTGGTCCTCGTCTCCGAAATCAAAGTTTAATGTTCTACTTTTTTGTAAAACAACATCGATATAATCCATAGATATTTTAGTCTTAGCTTTAATTTTTAATATTTTATGGAATGGAGTGGGTAAATCTTCTTCCCATTCATTAACATTTAAATCTGAATTATATATAAGACGTCTAACCGAGGCATCCTGATAATTGTATGTTAATTTATTTAAATACTCAGTCCCTACTGTAAGGGGATCTGGCCATGTATAATTTATTGTATAATCAGCCCAAGACTCATAATCTGATAATAAATCTGTATATTCTATAAATTTACTCTGAGATTGGAAGTCCAGTGTCTCACTTAAATTTTGAGCGTTAAGTGGTGTATCTGGATTATTTTCCCACATCAATGTGGATTTACTATTATTAGACATATATGTTTCCTCCATTTATATCTTTTACGTTTAACATAAATCGTTACATTTCAGACATATTTAAAAATAATGTTTAAATATTTTATGTTTATATTACAGAAATTATATATTGCTATCGGCTCGCGCACTTTTGAGTATAGGGTAGATGATTTTGGATAAGATCATGAATATGGTATAATTAAACATAACAAAGCACGGATGGTGCTTAATAAGAATAAGAGGTGATAAGATGAAAAAAATTATAAGTTTAGTTATTTTGGTGATGGTGATATTTATGAGTTGTGCTATGGAACCTCCTGAAGACGTTATTATTTCTGGTTATATAGAAGAAACTGTTTTAACTGTTGGAACAAAAGTTCAACTTACTGCTAATGTTCCCGTCACATGGTCTAATAATGCTCCCAACGGCTTAGTAACTATTACAGAAGCTGGCTCAATTGAAGTAATAGCTACAGACTATAACAATTATAAAGATACCATAACTGTTACAGCTGAAAATTTGACTATTTCTGGTTATACAGAAGGAACTGTATTATATACGTCAACTGTTCAGCTCACTTCTAATTTTGATGTCACATGGTCTGATAATGCTCCTAACGGTTTAGTAACCGAACCTGTTAATGGCTATGGATATGTTATTGTAACAGCTACAGATACTATTGGAAATGTAGAAGAGATAGTTGTTACTTTTGGTATAGATGCAGAGCATGATTTCAGATTGGTTGGAGAATGGCAAAGTACATTTAGCATTGAATTTTATGCCAATGGCACTTATGAAATAGATAACAGTGAATTATATAATTTTTGGAATACAGCGAATAATATAGTTACCCTTGAAAATCAAGCATATGCTGATAAAACTTATAGCTTTAATATTTCTGAGGATATATTGACAATTGCGACATCAGTTTTTAATCGCCAATAAAAATATTATTACTAAAGAAAGGAACTAGTTCCTTTCTTTAGTTTGTTATTTGTTTCCAAGAATCGCCTATATACATAGATGCTGCCGCACTAAAATGATCTATATATATATCACCGTTATTAGGTGAACTTGGCATTGCAGCAAATACCCTCCCATAAACAAATCCATCTTCTTTAGCTTGATATTGAGTATTATGGGTATGTTTAGTACCATCAATAGTAGTAGCTATAACTACGTCATTTGCGCCATTAAAATTAACGTTACCAGTAACATCACCAGACAGTGAAATATTTCTTAAATAAGTTAACTTAGCAGCACTACCACTTATAGAAGTATGATCATGATCACCAGCAGCTATTTGAGTAGATGAAGTTCCAATATCTAAATTAAGTGCTATATCTAACGTTGAATCATCTCCATTACCTATGGCACCACTACCGCCACCGGAGCCAGTGATTGTCGCACCACTTACACCATTAGACGAGGATAAAAAGTTGAGACTTACTGGGGATGAAAAACGTGCAGCATAAGGAGCAACATTACCAGTACCATCAGAAGTTACTATTCTATATTGAGTTGATGGGTTGGTACTTAAATCTCTTATATAAGGAATATGATTTGTTCCAATCTCTAAAACTGTTGAATTAGTAGTGGTTATTGCATCACCAAATAGAATGCCTACCATGGCAAGAGGATCATAGGTACCAGCTTTAGTAGCCAACATATTACTAAATATATAATTTGTTCTGTTCATATTCTCACCAATACCAGTTGTTAAAATTCCACCAGTAAAAGTTGGTACAGTATCTACTGATACAGAACCGCCGTCAATAGGAATATAGTTTGCAAGTTCACCGTCTAAACGATTAAGTTCAGTATCAACATCACTTGCACCAAAACTTACGTCTGTTGCGTCAACTTCCTCTAAGTAAACTCCAGAATGAGTGTGATCACCTATAGCGAATTGATCACTTCCAGGACCCATTAGGGTTAAATTATTAAAATTTAAAAACGTTATATCAGCCCATGTGAGATAAGTTTCACTATGTGCTCCGTTATCATGCTCGGCAGGAGTCCAAGTAGAAGGAAGATTAGATAACCGATCCCAATGAACAACTACATCACCTCCGTTTATAGTACTATCGAAATTACTAGCTTCAAGATAATTCGTATGGTTATGACTATTATCATACACCTCAAGAGTTACATCAATAGAACCTTCACTTCCATCAAACTCAACAGCACCAACTGAAGCGATATGAGTTCCAACAAAATTAAGAGTTAAAGGATTTGACCATTGGCCAGATGTTGTAGCCCCACCACTTATATTTGCATCTAAAATACCACTTATAGTTACATCGCCTTGAAAGTCCGAGTTACCATTTACATAGAGTGCATTATCTGCAGTTCCTGTATTACTAATTTCAAGAACATCATTTATTGTCACTCTTCTTTCAGTTGGCGAATTTTGCTCTGCACCAAGTATAGGTAAATTATTATGATCCTGTATTAAGAAAATTTCATTTTGCGGAATAGTTGTCGTTACTATACCAGTTATATCTATAGTATTTGGTTGAGTTGCTCCTCCCACGGGAGTTATTACTATACTAGGATTTCCATCGTTTTGTTGTACAGTAAATACACCGTTGTTTACTGTAAAATCACCTAAATGTTCCCAAACTCCTCTTGGAATTCCAGTTCCAACAGAAGAAGATATGCTGCCGGTTGTATTAAAAATAATGGGCTGATTACCAGCATTCATAGCTAATTCACCATCAAGCGTCAATGGCCCTGTAATTGTAGTGCCGCTTAAAGCGTTTAATGCAATCGTTTGCGTATCAGGATTTACTATAAAATATTCGTAAGGATTAAGTTCGTCTCCGTTATTAACAGTAAATGAACCACTATATATTGCAGTTCCATCGTGTGTTAAATTTCCAAATAAATTGATATTACTATCACCGCTTATGGGATTGCCTAAACTTACATTACCTTGTTGTATAATATTACCTATATGTGAAAAATCAGCATTAAGATTAAAAACTTCTTCTTGTGTGAAGGGAAAATTTGATTCAATTGTTGAAAGTAATGGGTTAACCACAAAATTATCATCTATGTTAAATATACCATCGACATTGACAATATTTAAAGTCGAAACGCCTTGCACATCAAAATCATTAGTTATGTCAGTATCACCGTCAATGCTAGTATCTCCAACAATGTTAACATTACCAGTTTGATTTATCGTTCCGACAGATGTTATATTTTGAACAGCTATATCCCTACCAGTTATATCTGAAACATCTAAATTGCCATTAATAGTTAGAGAAGAATTAAAGGTATTTGGTACAGTTGTATTCACGTCCTGAAGTTCAATCTGTCTATAAACTGTGCCATTTACATTATATTCATCTAATATATAAAAGGCTTTTGCTTTAGCTATTTGACTTTTACCAGCTATATCCCACACTGAATCTGTTATAATAACGTCACCATTAGTTTTAAAACCACCAATTAAACGAACATCTTTTTCTGTATATCTTTCAGCTATTCCTGTTCCAACTCTACCAGGTACATCACCAAGAGGATAAGTATTTCTTTTAGATATAAGAATTTGTGCACCACCGCCATAATCACTTGGGACTGTTTTACTATATATAGTACTGTCATCTGTATCGCAAAGATAAACAAACCAATCATTTAACCCTCCACCCCATGTAGTACCGCTTTGTTCAGTTTCATCGGTTAAAGAATAAGTAAGATAAATATCTTCTAAACCAACATCAAATACTCTATATTGTTGATTAATAGGAATAATAGCATCACCGCTCATATCAGTAGCTTCATTTATTATTTGAATTATTGTACCTCTCTTCAATACTAATTGTGAAGAATTTTCTGGGTTTGCGTACAAAATACTTCCTTCAACATGGATACCAGGAAATAAAACCGGATCATCAGAGTTGAGATAGGAAGCAGTCAAATCTTGAAGCCGTGAAAGATTCGCTGCTGTTAAAGGTGTGTCGGGATTATTTTCCCACAGTGTTCTTATTGAAGACTCACTACTATTTCTAGGCATTTATTTTCTCCTTTATACTAATGTTGTAAAAACCCATGTTGTTCCATTGTATATATATAATGTATTCGTACTTTCATCAAATTCCGTAGTACCTATAGCTGGTGACGTTAACGGAACTCCAGACGTTAAAGGAAGAATATTCCTATTGACATGTACTTCATCAATAGCATTTTCGACATTAATTGCTGCCAGCCCAGAAGTTGAATTATCATAAGTTATATCTAATGCAGTATGTACATGGCTGTCTAAAGAATAACTAGTTAAAATATTATTTATTTCAGTCTCTGTATAGTATCTGCCATCCAATTGTCCAGCACTAAATTCTAATTTTGTATAATAATCTGTATCATGATTGTGGTCACCACGTGCAACTTGATCTGCGAGAGTACCAATGTCACCTACTGCGTCTAAAGCTTCAAATGTAGCGGCTTCAGCATTTACTGCAGTAATATTGGCCTGTACTTCGTCAATAGCATCTTGTATATTATCAGCCGCTATTCCTGACGATGTGTTATTATAATCTATTGCATAAGCTTCATCCAATCTCATAAATGTTGCTGAGTTTAATGCTATTAAATCTGCTCTGTTTGCAGGTGTAGAACTATTATCATAATTAACAATTGTATCCGCACCGTTAGCTGTTATAGTATTATATACCCCGCAGTTATAAAGCGAAGCAGTGACTTTACCTTCAAATAATAATTTATTTTCAATTTCAATATCTCTCAATGTGCATGTACATGCTTGACCTGATAATGTGTCCCAAGCTTCGGCTCCGTCATCATCAACTTCAATTTGTATATCACCACTACCAAGTGTTACTTGGCTCTCGCCATTAAACCATGTAAGATGAGCTGAGTGAACTGTTAATTTATCATATAAGTATATTGAACCTCTAAATTGTATATAATCATTCCAACCTAAACCATTTACAGTAATTTCACCGGCAGAGCAATCTTCAAACCACACCGATATCGAGCCACCAGCACCTGGAGCATGTGTAATATTAAACGTATTTAATCTAAAATTAACACCACTATAAAAAGTTCTACCATTACCAGAAAATATAAGTGTATGTGTTCCAGAATTTGTGCCAATTCTTGTAGGTTCTTTTCCGAAGGCATATATACAAACGTATGGCAAAAGAGTTAAATCCTCCTCATACGTACCTGGGTAAACAAATACAACGGCATAAGTACCTAGAGCTCCAGCAGCTGTTACTGCTGCCTGTACTGTTAAAAAAGGATTATCCATTGATCCATCATTTGAATCATTACCATTTTTTGCTACAAACAGTGTATCCGTAAACTCAACGCCCTTTTCAACACTTAATTCATCTATAGCACTTTTAACATCAGTAGCTGTAAGACTTGAAACTGTATTGTCATAAGTTATTGCTGCAGCTGTATGAATGTGATTTCCTGGCGCTAATTGATCAGCTCCAGATCCGACATCGCCTCCACTATCTAATTTCTCAAAAGTAGCTGCATCAATATCTATCGCGCTTATTAAACTATCAACTTCAGTCTCAGTATAATATAAGTCATTATGATTATGAGCCTCAGGTGGAAATGTTGTAGGTTTGTTTTGTACGTTAGTATAATTAATAGTTTTCTTTCCACCGTTTTCACCGTCAAAAAAACCATCTATTTCTGTTTCTGTATAATACCGGTCATCATGATCATGAGTACCAATACCACCTGGTGTTAATTCTACCCACTCGGTTGAAGTACCAAACCATAAAATCCCGGTATCTTCTGCGTGTACTACCCTGCCATTATCACCACTTGTCCATGCAGGTAATGTATTTTCATGTTCAACACCATGTGGTTTGTCGTTAATCGTAATAGGTTTGTGAAAGTTTATTTTTCCTTGCCAATCCATACTTAATCTCCTTTTATTGGAATATATCCATTGAGTTAAAACTCATTAAAATTTATAAATCTCTTTACTAGTAAATAATAAATCAATTACTATTTTTTCTTTGTCGAAGTCTTTTTCTTCATATACATATTCTTTATGAAATTGACCTTGAGTATTTTCAGCAGCTTCACTGTTGCCAATTATCCAATCAATATCTATTTGATAAACATCTCCGTTCTTTTCAACTACATTACCTTTACCAAATAACCATCTATTACTGCCAAATACTTTACTGTTCATAAATAATATCATTATCTCAGCACTACCATTCTTAATGGTGTATTGTTAGTTTTTACAATTTTCAACATTCCACTTTCAAACTTAACCGTGTCAACACCAACCGTTTTGTTTGTTATTGGGTCAAAAAAGGAGTATACAGCGTCATAATCAACTGCGAGCGGTAAAATACATTCATACATACCGTTATTTGGTACCCAGTATTCTAAATCTTTAGTTTTAGCATCACTTGTTTTGTTTAAAATGAATACGTTAATAACATCTGAATTATTATCCGTCATAATACGTATAGCATTATCATCAATTATTTCAACACTATTCATTCCTATTAGTTCACCAGTCATGATGTTAAATGCTGATATCATGATTTGTTGCGTACCGAAGTTATGAACGATATCCTTTAAATACATTCCACCAGAGAGAGTCCAAGAGCCAATTAATTTTGAGTATGAATTGTTTGCGCCGAAGATGGTAAATGTTGTATCCGTTGGAGCTGGTACCCACACTCTTACTGTATCGTTATTTAATCTTTCATACTCTTCAACACCAACTTCCATGCCAGATGCATCAACAGCTCTTATAGATATATTTGTTGTTCCAAGTTCATGTAATATATCTACATAATAATTACCAGAATCTGGAATCCAATCTACTGTTGTAACTTCTACTTCTGAATTGTTAGGTGCGGCAGAACGAGCATACAACTCATCAATAGCACCTTTAACTGTTGTTGCTAAAAGACCTGAATTTACTGGGTCATGACTTATATCTGAGGATGAACCCCAATCTATATCTGCTACTTTAATCCAAGAAGAGCCATCCCATATATATTGTGCAGCTTTACCGTCGCCATCATCCATAACAGTTCTTGCATCACCTAAGTTATTATCAACTGTAGGAAGAGAGACAACATCGGCCACCGAAGCTTTCCAAGAAAGGGAACCAACAAGTGCTTGAAGCTTGGAATCAATTTCAGCGAGAGCATCTTCAACATTTATAGCAACATAACTACCGGCAACATCTTCAATACCTATAAGCGAAGCACCGAGAGCGTTCGCTGATGAAGCAAGGTCACTTCGAATAAGTGTGTCAGCGTTTCCTCTGTCAATCACTTCCTGCCCTAAGTTAGTTTCCAATGTTGTTGCTCTGCCTTCTAACAAATCTATATCATCCGCATTAGTACTTATATCAGTTGCGTTAATACCTATATTAGTAGTGTTAGTACCAGTTGCGCTTTCAGTCGCATCAAGTCTATTATTATGAGCAAAGAGATTCATTGTGTCAACCCAAGTTGTACCATCTAGACCATCTTTGATTTTATTTTGTTCTGCCAACAAAGTACCAGATGCAGTTGTTAAATCTGAAATTGCAATTATATTTGTTTGAATGAGGTCCCAATTACTTTTTATTGTTTGTGCTATTCTACCAGTACCAGCTAAATCATCAATAGCATTATCGGTATAAAGAGTTAAATCATTTCGGATAAGAGTATCTGCATTAGCTCTATCTATTAATTCTTGATTAATATCAGTTCTTATAGAACCAATATTCCAACCATTATTTATTGCTTTAGCGGCAGTCCACTCATAAGTAGAACCATCACCTTCCTGCATCTGATTGATTTCCGTTTGAAGACCTAATACACCATTATTGATGTTTGCTATACCGTTTTCATTAGTAGAAACACGATCCTCTATCTCTAACAATACCGCCTCGACATCAGTGGAAGTAAATTTATTATTTGGATCATGTACACCAATTGTTGAGGCACCATCACCTAAATTGGTTGATGCTAATTTAACAATAAGATCATTTATTAAATTTATTCTATCAGATACTTCTTGCGCAATAAGATTTGTATTTTCAATTATTAAAATATTATTAGCAGCTATACTATCACTATTTGTACTTATTCTAATATTATGTGCGGCTCTCGCTGTATCTAAATCTGTTATATTTGTTAATATACTTGATGTCGACCCAAACACTTCATCTCTTAACTCATCTTGCCTAACTTTTAAGAGTTGAATATCTGTAGCAGAATCAACTATACTGTCTAGTGAAGTTATTCTAGAATTTAAAAGATTTATATTTTGTTCTATGTCATAAGTATTAACTGAAATATTTTCTATGCTTTTGATAACATCGAGCATATCATGTTGGTAGGAATCAAGTAAATTATTAAATAACGTTTCTTTATAAAATTCATGAGCATTAATCCAATTTTTTAATTCTTGATCAGATGTTGTATAGTTAGTTATTAATACGTCTTTCACCATAATATCTGCTGAAGCTGAAAATTCAGGTATCGTAGCACCATTAGTTTCGTAACCTCTTATATCACTACCAATATTTAAATTTGTAAAAAATTCATATTGATTTACACCAGTATCTACCGCATTTTTAAAATAATCAAAAAAGTATAAAAATCTTTTAGTATTAAAATCATATGATAATATAATAGTATGCCAATTAGTGAAAAATTGTTCTAATACAACAACTTCCCAGGCAGCATCATCAGGTAAATCTCCGTCGTCTTCTATTTTTACAGTTCTAAATTGTATAGTTCCTTTTTGTATTTCTTCATTATATTTATACCAAATTCTAAATCCTTTTGTTTTATCTATAACATCTACACCGTTCACTTCTTCCGAAGAGAGCATTTCTAACAATACCTTTTTTTCTGTGGTATAATAGTCAAAAAGTGGTTTAAATCTAAAAAATATAACACCTCTATCTGGTTTAAGAAGTGCTTTGTCCAATTCAAGCATACCATGATTTGAGTTATTGTCTACAACAAAAGGAGAAGCAAATGTACCTTTTTCTAATTGGAAAGCATCTATATAAAAACTTAATTCACCTTTAACTATTATCCCTATGTCTGGAGACTGATCAGATAATATTCTGATTCTTTTTGTGGCTTTCCACCAGTAACCATATATATTTTCTATAGTATCAAATTCATATTCTACTTGGTAATCTGGTTCAATGATACCTTCAATTAACGTATCTCCTATAATTACGACTTTAACATCATCTTGGCTAAATTCGTTACTTCTTCTATACATGTATATTGAATAAGTATATTCTATAGGTTCTATACTTGTCTCATCGTATAAGCTTAATATTTCATATGAAGATTTTCTATGAGTTAAAATAGTAATATACTTATCTTCATTATTATCGTTGGCTTCAATAGTATCATCATTATTAGATGTTATTATTCTGCTTATACCTAATGATGTCGGGGATAGATTAGTATATTGTTCTCCATATTCTAACCAAGCATTATGTTCCATAGATAACGTGTCAACAATCCCTGTTGTTATAACTATAGAATTAATATTTTTAAAACCTGTAATAATGGTAGAAACCCCAACACCATCATAACCTATACCCTGTGTAACTATATAATCGTCATCAGGGTCTGGAGGATTACCTGTAAAAGGAGTTATAAAACCAAATTCTTCTGCGTCACCATCGTTTTTAAATTCTATAGATATTGATTCCGCTGAATAATCATTTGTTGATATTCTAAATCTTTTATCGGTTAATAGTTCAATTTGAATTTTGGAAGCAACATTTACTGGATCATTTAATACATTTTGTAAAAAAACATATAATTCTTCATGGGAGTAAAATTGTGTTCCACCGTCTAGAAAGTCTACAACAATACCAGTAGTTGAATCAAAATTAGTATTACCAGAAGTTTTTATAATCATTTCATGGTCAAATACAATTGGGAAAAGGTCTTCTGTATCGTTATTTGGTGGTATATCAGTTACTACTGACGCAAATATAGATTCATTTAAATCAGCATTATTAAGATAATTTTCAGTAGGTCCAGTTAATACCCAAATTAATTCACCTTCATCATATGTAAATCGTTTATTAGTAAGTTCATTAAAATGGTGGCCTTTAGCACCAACATCAAATTTTGTTTTGAGTGTCCACAGTTCATTTATAATAGATGAATCAAATGTCCGTGCAAGATTGTTCTGATCAATATAAGTTATTGGATCATTAAACGGTACAACTTTATTATTCCAAGCTTCAAGCTCTTTACGATTTATAAATTTATTATCAATTCTTAATTCTGAATAATAACCAGTTAAAATATATTTATTATCAAATGAAGAACTTATTGTTATAAATTTACTTATATTATTATAATTCCAAGCATTTGTATTATCGTTATTATAACCTTCAAGTATAGTATTATGGTCATCATAACTTAAGTCATTTTTTAAAAAAGATTCTACAGCTAATTCTTCATTATGAAAAAATGTTATAATATTTTGATACTTATCTTTTTCATCAAATGTAGATTTTTCATTGAAAGTTTTTTCATAATTTGCTGTAAAAGATATAGTATTCCATACTTGATAATCTGCATCAGAATACATATTAATAGGGGATACAACAACATATTTAGTTTCTTCATTTACTAATATAATTTTAAATGTATATGGATCTGTTATTTCTGCTGTAGGATCTGGCTCTATATCAGTAATTTTATCGCCAGAATTATTGTTATATACAACCATTATATAATCTTTATCGTCAGCAGACGAACGAGTATCAAATAATACAGATGGAGTATTAAATGAATTTGATGGTTTAAATTCAAGAGTAAATGTAATTTTTTCTGAATTAAGAATTATAGGGTAATGAATACCTTCATCAATGAAAGCAAAATATGATTTTAACTTTTTAGGTACTTCAACATCTAATCTTTCTCTTAATTCATCGTAACAACCAAGGTCACGACCATCTGTTGCTTTACCTATATTTATTGAGTCTGTTAAATAACCCATAGCTTCAGACCGAAGACGATAATTTTCAAATCTTGCTTGTGTACTTATAAATCCAGGCTCTATGTTAAAAGAACCGTCAATACATGTTTCTCTACCATAAACATCACCATTGAAATTATAATTTATTGTGTCACTACTTTCGTCTGAATTAAAATCTATAAAACAATTTTGAAGTGTTATATTTGAACGTGAATCAAATATCTTAGATTCAGTACCACGTATTTCTTTATTTTCCCACAAAATACACTCATTATAAATTATATTTTGAGAAGATTTATTGGTATAAAATATATTTGCATTTTTTACTATTGTTGATCTTTCAAATGTAAAACTACTAATCCATGGCTCTTCGTCAGTTAAATCATATCTAACAAAATCATCTCTTAAACCATTAACTAAACATCTTTCAAATCTATAGTCACCTGAAGGGTTACCAACAAGTAATTTATTATATGAATCTACATTAGGATAAATAGATTCTAAATCCTCTGTTGCTACAGAAATAGGATCTCCTTCTACGTTATCGTTTGCATTTAAATTCCTCTGATAAGGATGTAAAAAAGGTGATGGAAATAAAATATTTTTAATATAAAGAAATGTATTGTTTCCACTATCAATTTCACAATTATAAAAATGAATATGAGTTGGAATATAATTATTTACTGTACAATTTTTAAATGTATTATAATATAAATCTAATTCATGCACAACATAAAAATTATGATTTTCAAATATAAAACCTTGCATCTTTAAAGGAGTTATATTTTGTATATTACCTTTCCATCTTGCGTATGTTTCAGCAAATATATTTATTGTTTCTATATGATTAATTTCAATATCTTCTATTATAAGACTTTGACTTACTACAATGATATTTGGTGGAGCGCTTTCTTCTTTAATTCTTCTCACTGCTTCTTTTATTGTTTTAAGAGGATTAAATTTATCTACACCACTATTAGTATCAGATCCTTTATTAGTACCATCAGAATAAACGTCTGTATCTACAAAAATAGATAATGCTGTAGCTGGATATTGTAATTTATTTCTTAAAACTAATTGATAATTAGAACCCCAAGCACCAATTTCTTCTAATTGTTTAATATCAAAATTTTTAATAATATCTACAATTTTAGAATTATTAAGCTTGTTGATTGGATTCATACCTGACGTAGACATAAAATCTTTTGTGAAGGGCATATACCCAACAGTTTGATCATAAAGAGATATATTAAAATATCTATGATCTCTAGATTCTATAAAAATACGTCTGTCATAAATATCATTATTATTATAATCGTTATCTAAAACGTTTATTTCATATAACATTTCATTTGATTTCGTATTTTCTATTTCATTTCTATCAACTTCTTGAACATGAGTTAAACGTTGAGTTCCTTTGTCATAAGGACCATATGGATTTATACTGTCTTGTTTACCTTTAACTATATAAATATAATTACCATATATATCAGGTATATTTCTTATTTTAATTTTATCAATACGTGGATAGTGATAATTATAATTAATAATAAGCGGGTTATCTTCGTCTTGAGAGAGAAGAGCTAATACTAAATTTATTGCCCATATTCTGCCTTCATACAAATAAAGAAAATAGTCATCTCTATCATCATAAGTTATTTCAAATTTAGGAATTGATGTACCATAGATTTTTGGATTAAATATTTTTTCGTATTTATAATCAAAATAAAGTTGAGTATCTTCAAGTGGTTCGTTATATAATATAACTTTTCTATTTTCAATATCAAACGAATAATCACTACCAACAGTTAAAGTTCTTGTTTCTGTATAATCAACCCAAACCGGAGCACCAGCGTCTAATCTTGAATTTATATTTGTTCTAACATATGGAGTAACAATTTGGTTTCTTTCAAGTTGTGCTTCTTTTATAAAAAGTTGTTCAATACTATCAGTGTCGGTATGTATTTCAACACGTAATTTGGTTGATGTTACATCAGTTATAGTATGTGATATTACGTAACGTTTCCAGGTATTATATGGATCAGCATCTTCATCAAATATTCTATATTCTAATTCAGAGCCTGGAAGAGTATTAGTAAAATCATCGGTATTACTATTAGTACATTCTGATATTCTAATTTTACTTTCTTTAAATTTATTGGTTTTTAATGATACTGAAAAAGTATATGTGTCACCTACATTCAATGATGTTGGAGTTACTATTTGATAAATTGCTCCGTTGTCAGTACTTGAAGACGTAATAAAAAGTGAAGCATATGAACCTAATACATTTTCTTCGTTTTCAAAAGATGTAAAAGATTCAATTCTTTTCTCTAAATTTATTTCACCAGAACTTGATGTATTTATATACTTTTGCCAATCTGTCAATATATCCACAAATTCAAAATTTGAGTCTTTTAGATAATTAACTAATGTTGAACGTATTATCTTCCCATTTTCATAATCTACAAAGTAATCTTCATTTTCTGAAAAACCAATTTCAGTATCAACATTTGTTTTAACCCGTAAAGAACCCGGAGTAAGTTTGTAACCAGAAGTAATAGACAAATCAACCCAGTTTTTATTTAATGCATCATCAGAAAAAGTTATAAGTTGATTATATTTATTTTTAAACTCTCTTAATTCATAATCTGTATCATATAAAGTCCATTTATAAATATATTGTGTATCAATCCAGCTATTACCGTCCCACTTATAATAGCCAAAGTCTAAAACGTGTATAACATCATTTATATTTGCCGATATAGGAAGTAAAGTTATATTTTCAACTTCTCCTACAATTGTAGGAAGAGTCGCATAATCATCGCCAATTTTTTTAACATTAGTATCATATTTAGAACGAAGTATTGAATCTTCACGTATAATATAAAAACCTTTATCATAATGACTTTGTTTATCAATATTTAATTGCTTAAATATTTTATTTATATTACCACGGATATAACGAGTGAGACTATTTTTACCAATAGAATATAAACCTTCAACTTTTTTATTTGAATAGGCTATATTAAAAACTATAACTGAATCTGTATATGCATCTATTATTTTATTGTATATTTCTTGGACACTTATAGGGCCTTCATTTTGCGGAGGCATTTCAATAATAATTATTATAGGTTCGTTATTATCAATTTGTATAGCAAGTAAATAATTTGCTCCTGGCACGTATACACCAGTAGTATTTATAGCGTTTTCATCTATTTCATAGATTTCTTCTATTCTAGGGAACTCAATCATAGAAGCAACTTCTTCATGCTGTTTTATATATGTTGGTTCTCCTAATATATTTGTTATATTATAATATACACCATTTATTTCTAATTCACCTGTTCCCAAAACTCTAGAATCAGTTGGGTCTAATATAGTTATTTCATGGTTTTCTGTAAAGTCCTCTGTATGAAATGATATACTTTTATTTAATATATTACCACCGAAGAAAATTCTATTATCAAAAGTTGTAATAGTATTAAGTTTTTCTATTTTAGTTTTTAAATTTAAATCTTCGTATTCATCAGATATATTTTTTATAGATATTCTAGAATATTCATCCTCATCGTTGAGAACAATAAGTGAATAAATACTATTATTATCAATAAAATATATTTCATTGTTACCCATAGCAGTAATATCATTAATTGTTTTTATTTCACCATAAATTCCAGTTGGATAATTTATTGCATCTATTCTTTTGCTATCTATAAAAGCAAATGGAGGATTTGATACATCGCTTAAATTTTTTTCAAAACCAATCATAAGATATTCAAATCCATTTACAAATTGATTAGATATATCACCAAATTCAAATTGAGCAGCATCAACCTGAATAGTTCCGACCGATTCTAATATAATTGAAACTTTTACCGTTTTAATACCTTCAGCTGCTATGTACGGAATATTATTAAATCGAGTCCAATCTTCACCACCAGTAATAGTTACTGTTGTATAAATAGAATTAATTAATATTCCATCAAGATCAAACCCTTCAGTTTTTAGTATAACATCAATATCATTAACGGATTTTAAATATACAGAAAAAATAAACTTTTGGTCGGTTTCGCAATTAATATCAAAAGTTTGAAAAGTCTCTAAAAGTGTGTCAGTGTTTTCCAATACTGCTTTATATTCACCATATTTGGCATCTAAAGAAGAAGAAACAACAAAAGTACCAGTTCCCACGACGTCCCAATAAGTTGGAGTAAGACCTAATCCACCTTTTTCAAATGATGGATTTTTTATATAATTTTTAATATCATTTTTTAATGATGAGTCAACAAAGAAATTACCCTCAACAATATTTAATTTATTAATTTTATTTAATAGATTTGTAGTGTTAGATATTGTATCTAATTCAGTCCCAACATTAATTATTTCGCAAAGATTAAATGCGTCTTCTGCTCCCGAATTATCACCATCTAAAATATAAAGATTTTTATCTGTAGAAATCCAGATTTTATATTTCCATTGTATTATATCAGTAAAATTTTCACTTATAGTAGAAAAATAATCATATTTTTTTATATCGTCTGGTTGAATTATTAAATCAAATGTAGCAAAATAACCATTAGTACCTAATATATAAATAAAATTATTTATTTCTATAATTTTAGTGATATATTGATTACTTGTGTTTGACAAATATTTATTTGATACTTGTATTGAACCTTTTGGAAGGTAATAAAGATAATCATTACCTGTACCATCAGATTTATAAATAAAATATATATCTCCGTTATCTGTTACATAAAGATCTTGTACTTCTTTGTTTTCTTGTATTTCAGTTTTCCAAGGCACATTGTCGAAGAAAATACCATCTGTTATAATATATTGTTCATATGTTCCGCCATTTTCAATAAACTTATCTAATGGAAGAAATTTATCTTTTACTGTAATATTTTTTTTAACAACTACATCACTGACCTTAACATTATCAATACTACCGCCTTCTGGCAATATACCTTCAAGCCAAAGACCTTCTGAATTTTGACCAAAATTTTCATCATAAATGAAATTTATTTCACCTTCAACATTACTTGATTGTGGCGGAAAAGGAATTATATCTTCCCAATTTCTATAAACTTTAAAATATTGTATTCTTGTTGGATCTGTATCATATTCATTAGTAATTTTAATTTCATAATCTTCAAAATTAGTTGGCAAACCATCTGATACAATATCATATACTGGTTTATATACACCCCTATACAAATCATCTGTAACAGATATTACTGTATTACCTTCGTAATCTTCATATTTAGGAAAAAGATAAGAGCCATCATCTTTAAGAAAATAAATAATTTTTTGATTACCAACACCAACAACTTGTCCGTCAATGATTGATTGTCCTGCTGTAATTCTGAGAGGTGTTATTTCAATTAGATCATCCCCGCCATCTGGGTCGGAATAAAAACCTTTTTGGTTAAATACTTCAACTTTAAATTCTTCGTTAGCACCCCTTAAAACACCATAATCTACTTCAGATGCTACTGACGCAAGATTGGATTCTAGAACTTGATCGTTTTGTGATAGATTAATTAAAGGACGATTATCTTCATAAGCAATAACACGGTCTTCTTCTATATATCCTTCAATGCCTGGAATACCTTCTATGGTCAAACCACTAGTATTTGGATTACCTCTTTCACTATGGTCGGGATATTCATTACCGATTGTTCCACTAGACCATTTTTTAACACGTGCCAATTTATGCCCCCTTCACTGCAATTATATCTTTTAACAATATTTTAATAATAATATTGTTTCTTTCAACCTTGCATTTATTATCTTTTATAATTTCTAAATCTTTTATCACTTCTACTACATCTTCTTTATCTTCGTCATAAAGACGACTTTTTAATATTATAAGAAGAGCAAACCAATTGCCACTTTTTTTCTTATATAAATAATTTTCTCTACGAACAGAATCTATTCTCTTCCTCATTTTAGGATAAAGTTCCATAAATCCACCATTATCAAAATACTCTTCCATTTTATTTAGGAGGGTTACAGTCTCTTGAGTAGCTTCGTTTATAGAATTTAATACTCCATCAAATATCATTTATACTCCTTAAGACTTCTGCTGATTCCTTATTAAATATTGTTTCTATTACACTATATTTCTTCCAATTGTCTAACCTATTTATATGATAAAATATTTTATTAAATGTTTCCTTGCTATAAACTTTTGAACTATTTCTTGCTAAAGTCTTCTCACCTGGGAAGTTTATACTAATAGTGAATTTTACTGTAACCGTATCGTCAAAGCCATCAACATAAAATATATTACCATCATAAATGTAGTCTGATGAGTGAGAACGATATTTTTCCAACTTTTTAATAAAGAAATTCGGTAATTTATATTTATTTATGTTCATTTCAATTCCTTTATTTTCTTTTCACTTTTATCATTAAATATTGATCTTACAATATAGTGTTGAACATCTTTATGCAAGTATGTATTAACATCTTTATATTTAGTAAATGTTGACCTACTTATTGGGATGTTAGATAGTCCATTCGGTGTATAAAAAACGCCTTTATCGCTATAACCATAAGCTACTCTTAATAAAACAACAAATTGATCCTTTCCATATCTATCTATAAAATCTATACATGACCAATTCTTTTTGCTTACCTTGAAACCGAAAATTGGAAAATTTGTTCCCCTTACTTTCATCTATTTCCCATCATACTTAAATATATTTTTTATAAATTCTCTATTTTTATTATCATTTTTTTCAATTGCAACTAGCATTCTCTTCATCAAATCATCATCTACATATATATTTTGCCATGAATATGTATTACCATTATCATTTGGCCATCTACTTCCACGAGTAACTTTAATTGTGGAAGTATCAATATTTATTATCCATTGCTCTGCCCAAGTAAATGTCCCACCACCATTAGTTATACTACTTACCTCCCCGGCATCAAAATAGATGTGACAATTATTCTTCGAATAAAAGCGAATATATATATATTTACATCGTTTATCTCTTGCAGCGTTGTCATTTCTTAAATCTCCGGTTCTTACTCTGGATACCAGTACCTTTAGGTCCGCTATATTTATACCTTCTAATATATTTCTTAAGGAAAGGAAATTGTGCTATTAATTCGTTATAACGTTTTTTTCTTTTCCTAACCTCATACTCTTCTACATTTTTCTGTTTGAGAAATTTTTTAACGCTCAATTTCCCTTCAAAACCTTTAAACCCCGAAGCGTTATCAAATGCATTTATTTGGTCTATCAGGTCTTCGACGTTTCCGTCGTGGTAATTTAGGTTTAAAGCTAGAATGGAGGAACCCTTATCGTCAGTGTTATACTTCTGATCAAGAGCAATTATGTAAGGTTTACTATCATGCAATTCATATCCTGGATTGACGCTTTTATAGCGTAGAGTATATCTGGGATACGATTCATTCAGTACTTTTTTGAACTCCATTCTCAATTCCTTAAGATTTGCTTTGCAGCAATTTGAGTATTTAAAGTTATCTTGTAAGATTATATGTTATTGTTATAGTTTTTCCCAATCAATAAATAAACCACTTGAAGATATTCTATTGAGCCATATCAAATCATGTTGACTTGTAACTTCGTGATCAATATCATCATCTGGGATGAATTCATCTTTATTATATTGGAAGGTTCTAACACTGTAAGGATTTACTGTTATTATGAAAACTTTGCCATAGAGGTCGAGAAATATAGAATAACTCCAATCTGTAACAGCTTTAGTTTTTTCTTTATACCATGTATCATATTTCCAATTCATTGAAGTCCTCTACTCACGCTATAATTATATTTATCCATGAATATTCTTTCAATAACTGTATGTGAGAGATTATCTCTCCGTGATTTATACACTTTAGTTTGTTTACCCATAGATACTTCCATTGCACCCCCCATCGTTGAGTAAAGTGTATTACTCTACAATTATTCTTATCATGTTCACCCATTTTAAAAAATATGTCTCTAGTGCTACAAACGGCACCAAATTTAATTCTTGCTTTCTCAATGTCATAATCAAAGAACGTACCATCCGGGATGTCTTTTATTTTTACATATACCATATACTATCTTCCTTCCCGGAAATCAATTTCTTCATCTTTTACATAATAATCTGTGTATAAACCTGACTTAAATAATATATCAATTAATTTCTGAACATAATGTTCTTTCAATATCTCTTTTACTAAAGTATTGTTGCCAAGTGAAAGTCTATGAACTTTTTGACTACTATTAGCCACCCATATCCACACTATAGATTTTGTACCTATATTTCTCTCATATAGACAACGAGAAAGTGCAAACTTATTTAACCTGTTATAAGTGTTAACAGTTAACATAAATACAGTACCAGGCTTTAAATCTCTTAATTTCATTTAACTCTCGTTGGTTCAAATATTTTCATAACAGCTATATGTAATTTTCGCTTAGTCACTTTCTCTACTGTTCCTTTCTCTATACTATGAGACGTAGTTAACTGATCCCATACATAAGAAAAATTACTAAGCATTTCATGCCAATCTTCATAAGCATCAATACTAGCCACATGAAGAAACTTTTCGTTATAAAGATGTATATAGGCATGACCCGCTATACCACTTTGTGGTTTAGAATATTTAGTAATTATTATATCACCTATTTCTATATTACTCAACTTCATTTTTTAGCCTCAAATGCATAAAAATCATTTATCAATCGCTGCATATCATCTTGCTCGAATAACTCTACTAATGCTGCTTTTAGAAAATTAGGATCAACTTCGTCTTCGCTATACTTTTCGCCGCCGACACCTAAACCAGTATAAGACCACATATGACTTGAACCAAACCAAAAACCATGGCCATGCACATCACTTTGCGGTAACAAATTATACAGTTTAATTACTAAATCTCCATATACCTCACATATTTCAAAAATCATATTATACTCTTCAACAATTTTCTTTGGGCTTTAGATTTCCGTTTACTTTCAATAGATTTCTCAAAATTAATATAAAAGTCGTCAAAAGAAACATTCAAATCACACAAATAACTTTGTCCTTCTGTATATCCAAAAACGCCCCATTTATTAAAAAAGAAACCGTAATCATTATTAAAGTCATATAAAAGATATTGATCTTCTTCTGAATATGTTTTATAATATTTAACCATTATCCCCAACCTTTATCTCGTAAAAAACGTTCATATTTCTTAATACTATTATCTTTTTTCTTAAGATTATTATTTAATGATTCCACCTTATATTTTAACTTTTCTATTTCATAGTATTTAGCCTCATTATCTTTTATAAGCGTTTCATTCTCTTTTTTGAGACGTTTAACACTTTTAATATCAACTCTGAATTTCTCAATTCTTATTATTGCTTCACGTATTTTAGCTGTTGGTGCAGCTTCCAACTCTTCTAAGAGATCTGCATATTCTTGCTGCAATTTGTCTACAGGGTCCGCACCATACTTTTTAGCCTCAAGAAATATATTTTTCATTTCCAATTGGAAAGTATCAAAATCTCTTAAACAATGTTGTAGTTCCACCCTATCCTTAAAGGTTTTAAAATCATTAAGAAGGATATTACCAAGCATTCTAGGCGTATCACTCATATGTTCAATCTTCTGAATTTCTAACGCTTTTTCTAAAATAGCTGGTGATGTTTTTTTATTATCTATTAAAAATTGACCAAATAAAAGTCGATCCGGAAGAGTCATTGTATAAAACTTGTAAACTTACTTTCGAATATATACGTAATAACTTTATTATCTTCTATAATATCATTAGAATCCCAAGGTTCATCTAAATTTGAACGTCTAACATGAATATTATGTTTATCTAACATATAATAAATAATATAATTATTCTCCTGTCTCACTGGAATGTTTATAAAATCATCTTCCGCATAACAATTCCAAAACATTAAATTATTCTGTGTCATATGTCCTCACTGCATTACCATTTTTATATATTTGATGAATAGTTAATCTACCTTTATTATCCCAAGCTTTATACTCTCCTACTAAATTACCTAGGTAATCATATTCACATTCTTTTCTTAATATACCACCACCATAATATAAATATTTTCCATGATCAATTTCATCAAGCCAAAAACCTCTGGTAAGACCTAATGTATATGAAGCAAATATATCTGCAATAGCCTCTTGTCTATATGTCATATTAAAAACTCCTCAACTATTTCGCCTTCGTTATATGTACCGTATGCTCTTAATTTACCACTCCTATTCCACTCTTTATAAGGACCATGCTCTCTACCATCTTTGTAGAAATAGTGCATTCTAAGATTACCATTATTCCACCAGAGTTTGAATTCACCTTCCTTCTCCACACCAGAAAACCATAAACCACTTCTCATAGCTTCTTTAGGGTGAGAGAATAAATATTTTATTTGTTTTCTAACTATCATTTTTCACCCTTTGAAATATTTACAAATTCTTCTAAATACTCTTCACTATTACCCCAATGCATATTCAGTATATCTTTAATATCCATGCGGAGACCCTGTATTTTATATTCAGAGCAATCAAAACCATTATTCATATTTATAAATTCTAAATTAAAAGTTTTAATATCATTTAATAATTCTGAATTATCTGGTTCACATGATTCTACCATAACATATCCGTATTGTTCAAATGTTTGTGTTATCCTTTTTCTCATTTCCATCTTAAACTCCCGAATACTGCTTCTATTACTTTAATTCTTTGGCCATTTGTAAGTTTATCAAATGATGTCTCATAGATACTAACATCATCTGTGTATGGAGGACGTCTAATAACCTTCTCTTTCAAGGCTAAATCTACACTCCCTGGTACCTCAATTATATAAATATAAAAATTTTCAGTATATATAGGGATTGTATAATTTTTACTCTGTATTCTATATATCTTAAACATCTCAACCACTATTCTTCTTCCTTTATTTGTTCATCTTTATCTAAAAGGTAGTGTTCTGGGAAAATTACCTTCCTTCCATGAAATTCAACACCTATACTTTTTAAGTACAATTTTGTATGTTTTTTCCCTATTTCTCCCACAACTCGTGTGATCCATTTAGTTGCTACCTTCCTATTGGTACATTTCTTTATGGTTCTTGGCTCTTCATTAAGGAGTCCCCATTCCGGGGGTACTTCATCTTCTTCAACTAATTCATCGGGAGCTATAATATAACATTCGTTAGCTAATTTAAATACAGCTTTATTATAAAATTTAGTACTCTTCCTTTTCTCCTTAGCTATTAGGTCTATATATTTAGTATCTCCACTCTCTCTTAAAAGTTTCTTAAAATCATTAACATTCTTTCTTATATCTTGCGGAGAATTGCAATCTCTTTTAAAATCCGCTTTAGCCTGTTTAGCTTCTATTATATAAATACGTTTGAAGTCAGTTCCAATAACATCGTAGATATACTGTCCAAAAGAAAATTCTGTTGCAACGAGTTTGCACTTTTTCACTTGGTACAAAAATTCAATTGCTTTGAGTTTAAGTACTTCATGATTATGAGATTCTGACATTTAATCTCCCGTCCTATCTATTACTACATCTATATTTGATATACCGTCAAGGTCTTCAAATTTAATATAAGTAAATTTTGGCGCATCAAATAGAATGGCAAAAGCATCTCTAAAACCACCCCTTCTATCAACTGATTTATCAATTACTCTATCTATCATACTCTCACTGTATATCGTATGTATGGCATGTATATTACCCTTACTTATTTTATATTCATATACCTCATATCCATCACTATCCATACCTACAATTTCAGTATATATATAATTAGAAAATTGCATATCATACCAGTATATATTACCTTTCATATATAGTCTCCGAGTACACACCTTTCGCTTCATCTGTATCATTGAGAATAGTATATTTAAACTTTCCATCGCCAAATAAATTACCTATAACAGCTTTAATAAATCCAATGTTTTCAATCTTTAGGGCCTTTTGCCTCTCAATAGCATTGATTGCGTATGTTGTATGATTTTCATATATTACATCGCCATAAATTATAAATTCTAAAACTCTAAATATATTGGTATCAACTTCTTCTATTATTTGAGTATAGTGATATGTTTTCGTTTTTTGATTATACCAAAAGAAGGATTCAATCATTTTTTATTCACCTTATCAACAAATTTACCATAGTCAAATAGGAATGTTAATAAAATCGAAGCGTATTTGCTTGGTATATTAAACGGAAGTTTATCCCACCCGTATTCCTTCCAACCGAAACCTGGTCTGTCATGATTGACACTTTGGAGAGTTAATTCTTTAGCTGCATATGGTCCACCTCTATCCATACCTGGTATTTGTTCCATAGATGGATCATATCCAATAACTAAACCAAATTCGCCATCTTGAGGAGTTACAACTAATCTTGTACCATAAGCCCATAATTCGCAATGCATTATATACTTCCTTTGTATCTTTTTCCATATTTTGTTCCTGTTGAATTAGGACCTGTGGGAATAGATTTTGTATTAACGGATGCAATTAATTTATCATTATCAATCATTAACAATTCAAAATCCTCAGGGAGATCTTCATGACCTCCCATATTTGCTCCAGATACATCATATACTTTAAAATTTTTAGTATCAATGAATAAAGCTATAGGATCATCAAAACCTCTAAGATATACTGCACCAGTGAAATGCATAGAACCATCAAGCAATTCTATCATTGCATCAACTTCTAACATTTGGAGATCAAATCTTTTAGGTATATAATTCTTACCATTAACACGTATAGGATTGCCTAATAGAATGCGTTTTACTTCAAACCAATTTTCAACCATATCAAGATAAGGTTTAATATTCTCACCTTCAAGATTTACATAATCATATAGATCATATGTAAAGCAGTCTGATATTAATTTTTCTTCTTTTCTCATAATGTAAACTCCTATAATAATGTAAAATCCTATAGTAGTATTATGTTTATATAAGATCTATTTATTATATATTTATCGGTTCATCCCGTGAACGCCAGCGTTCATATGATGAAGACACTCTTCATAGAATGAATATGCGTTCACCATATGAATGCAGCATCTATAAATATACGCTCTATAACCTTTTTTTCGTCAAAATTATTTGATATATCGTTCTCTACGATAACATCATCGAAACTTTTTACATCTCTTATATATATAGCTATATTTGATGACCAAGCGTTGTCTTTAATAATACTTATTACTTCCCCGCCGATTACACCTAATATGTAATATACTGTAGTCGAAGACTTTTTACGTATCCACTTACCTATATATTCTTTCATTTTCACTCCGTAAAGTAATTATACACTTCAAAGATGTATATTAGATATTTTTTACATCTTCAAGAGATAGTATATCCATATTATAATTTTATATATGTGATCAGGCTGTCTTGGTCACATTTACGTAACTCAACAGTTAATAATTTCATACTATTATCTTAATATAATTTTGGATAATTGATTAAATATGGTATAATTATATTATCAAGGAGTAGAAATGAAAAAAATTATAATTATTTTGTTACTTTTAATGAGTATTAATCTTAGTGCGCAAATAATTGTTAAATGATTCTATATTGTTATTTATATAATTATTTAAAATATTATACGTTTTTAAAACATCAATATTGTTTCTATATTCTAACTTCATTTTATAAAAATAATAACTTAACAATATTTTATGTATTATTTCTATATCTGTATATCCTATATCAATCATTTTTTGTACTTGGTGATCCGGAGTTTTCATCAGTTCAAGAGCTTTTTTATAATTGCCTTTTTCAGCGTAAGGTATTGCATCTCTCATTATAACTCTAAACTCTGGTTCTGGATCTCTTATTATCAATTCTTTCCATAATTTATCAAAAGTTGTATATTTATTATAAAAGCTTTTCTGTATAAAATCAATTATAAGATATAATGAAGCGTACTCTTTTAACAAATTTATATCATTAATTATTGTATCGAAATTTTTATATATTTCAAAATTATTTAATCATTGAATCTATTTTACATTATTCCTATTATAGGCTTAATTATTTCATAATGATTATTTTCTATCTTTACATTTATATAATTTACTAAAACAACCAAAAAGAATGATTATATTAATTCCATTTATTAATTACTTTATTTATTTTGTCTACATTATCAAAAATATATTTAATAAAAGAGTATTTAATTTTATCATCTAATACTGAAGAAGATATTTTTGTTGATGATAAAAAGGTATCTATAGCGTCTAGATATGGACCAACACATAAATTATCATCTAAATCATAAACTATATAAATGTAATGTTTTATAATTTTATTTTTTTTAGGTGCTTCTGATATAACATAATCAATTTGATTATATAAATATTTATCACTATCTATAGATTTATCATACGAATGAAAAAATTTATTTAATATATTATCTTCCATATGATAAGCTCCATTTGCACTTATTAGGCGATACTATGCTAGGTTCATATTTGTTTGTTTTGGGATTATAAATATTGCCTTTTATCCAAATACCATTAATCCAAGTTCCATCATGCCAACTACCATTCATCCATGTGCCATCTTCCCAACTACCATTCATCCATTTACCATCATACCATGCACCATCCTGCCAAGTGCCATATTTCCAAACTCCATTCTTCCATGTACCATTATACCAAAAACCATTTTCCCAAGTACCATCTTGCCATGTACCATTCATCCAATAACCATCATACCAATTACCATTATGCCAAATACCATCACCCCAGTCACCATCATACCATGTACCACCATGCCAAGTGCCAAAATACCAATAACCATCTTGCCATGTACCATTATTCCATATACCATTATTCCATACTATATATTTATTATCATCTTTATCTATTTCAACTTCAGTCTTATTCCAATCAGTATTAGCTTTAAATATCCATAATTTTTTATCTATATATGGATGAACGAAAATATCAATAATTAATTTATGTTTATTGTCCATAACTTAAGCTCCATTTACATTCATTAGGTGGTAAATTACTAAGTTCATGTTTACCAGTTTTTGGATTATAAATTTTACTTTTTAACCAAGTTCCTTCATGCCATGTACCATTTAACCAAGTACCATTTTCCCAAATACCATCATACCAACTACCAGATTTCCAAACTCCATCATGCCATGTACCATTATTCCAACTACCATTTTGCCAATTACCATTTTGCCATGTACCATTCATCCAATAACCATCATACCATTCACCATCTTGCCAAGTACCATCATACCAATAACCATTATACCAAACTCCATCGTTCCAAGTACCATTATTCCATTGACCATTTTTCCATTTTATATAATTATCATCATCTTTATCTATTTCAACCTCAGTTTTACTCCAATCTACATCAGCTTTGAATATCCATAATTTTTTGTTTATATAAGGATGAGTAAATATAGTTTTTATTAAATCTTTATTGTTCATATGATAAGCTCCATTTACATTTGTTAGGTGGTAATTTACTAAATTCATGTTTACCAGTTTTTGGATTATAAATATAACCTTTTTCCCAATTGCCTTTATTCCATATTATAATTTTATATATTTAGAATAGCACCAACCTTTCTCTTTACCAAATTCAACTTTATACCATCCGTTATAGATGCCTAATAATGTAATTTTGTTTCCTTTTTTTAAACTGCCTAACTTTTTACCGCCTATTCCATCTCTAACGTTTAAAAATGTAGCAGTTACTTCACCCTTAATACCTTGAACTAAAAGTTTTCTAACTTCCCCTTTAAATCTATCTAATTCTTCTGGGAATATCTTAAACCATCTGGGACAATCTTTCCAACCTACAATTTTCATATGGGTTGTTATATCTTCCGCTGTTAAATTATGTTGCATCAACAGAAGAGCTGTTAATTTTTTAGTTGATTCCCAAGTTTCATCGGTGAATTCGCCCTCCCAGTTTAAGTGTGACATTTCAATACCTATAGTACAATTATTAGGGTATGATGAGAGTGAGAGTCCAAAATCTGTATATACCTTACTACCTACATGATAAGCCATTTCATTGTCTGGAATATATTGAAGACCATCACCATCCATACCAATACAATAATGAGCAGAACCATAACCAGATTTACCTTTCTTTCTAGTTTCAAAGAATTTGTAAACACCAGTAGGTGTACCACGAGGCATAGCTAGCCAATGTAAAACTATAGCTTTTATAGGTTTAATGTCTTCCACTCTTCCAGGGCGAGACCAAACATTCTTAGTTAGAAGTTTTTGTATTATTTTCATAATTTTACATTCTCCTTTACCCATTTCTTTAGTTGTTTTTCAACATGAGGATTATCAGATATTATTGTTATTGTTTTTTTATTAAGAGCATCCATTTCAATATGATATTCGAAATCTATTTTGATTTGTGACCCGTCTTCATTAATAAAGTGAGATGTGGCTATACATTGCTTTCTGTATGAGATGAGATTGTCTTGATTACAATTGCGTAATTCTACAGTTAATAATTTCATATAATTATCTTTAATTAGTTTAAAGATAATTACATATAATTCATACTTTTTATTCTTTACAAAATATT